TGGAACCTAGTGTCTCACTTTTATATCTTACCAAATCACCGACTTTCATTGATAGCCTCCGCGTTTCTTTTGAGCATCTTCATGCTCATCCAAGTAGGGTTTTTAAAAGGAACGTCTCCGTGAACGAGAATCTCACATCGATTTTCATCAATGCAGATAATAGTACCTAGATACTTCGTCTCTGTAAAATTTACCAAATCACCGACTTTCATCATGCCCTCATTATAGTCGCGCAAGAGCGAAAGTAAAGATTTATTCTACCGCACTGACAACTATCATGCATACCGCTGGTAGCCATGAATTCCGTCCGCCAGAAAGTTTGACAAACTCATTTTTTGTCTCGCTGAGTTTCTGCGCCGTTACCACTAGGATTTCCCCAAATGGTTCTCCGTTTCTTGTATGCCTTACCAGATCACCGACTTTCATTGACAAACTCCAGCATACTGTTTCTTTCCAGTGTTGGGCCGGGATTCTTGCGGTCGCCACCGGCTGGGTATGTCCACTGCACCATGCAGTGAACGCCTAGACTCTTCGTCACAAGGCCAACACCTAGTGAGGGGATTTCTGAGTGCTTCACCAAATCAGCTACTTTAACTTGCATTTACCATCTCCACCAGAGAAGTGTGAGTTGAGGTCTTAGAGCCTGTTTTACACCACACTAGATAGACCCAAGAGCCATCTTCTTTTGGCACATCTAAAACATACGCAAGGTCTTCCGAACTTCGCACAACCTTGCATCTAACTAAATCACCGACTTTTATCATGCTAGGTTTATAACCTCGAAAACTTAAAAGTAAAGTTTTACTTTGGGGAGAGGAAGTCACCATAAACCTGCTTTGTTTGACCCGAGTGATTTCCGCTCAAACATATGACATCATACAACCCTCCCCATGAATGGTAATCTGAGCGAGGGCCTGACAGAATATGAAAGAGTAGCCCTGTTGTCCAATCGGTTCTGGGGCGTTCTCCCGCCCAACGGGGGGGTGCGGGACAGCCGATTGCCAACGACCCCACAGAAAACTTCTGCGGGAATCTATGAACTTCAAACATTTTAGCATCCCGCTTCTTTACCGGGCATGTTCTCCTGTTATGGTTCGCTTGCCTTTGGCAATAGCTACATTTCATCTCCACCTCCTCATGTGAGGATTATAATCACTGTTCTTGGGAAGTCAAAACTTCCTCGATACCCAAATAGCGCTGGGTGCGTTGAATCGTCCTATCACAGTAGTTCTCTTTCCATTCTCGGTATGTAATAAGCTTCTTAGCAAGGTCTTGACAGGACTGTTGATTTAGTGAGGATTCGCCCTCATCTTGCGCGGCCACAGCGTTATGCACTAGAAGTTCATCCCTCATCCTCCATTCTGGAAATGATTTTCTTTCTTCTGGCCCCAAGTAGCTGACTTCAAAAGGGAAATCAAACCTTCTTGCAGGATTTTGTGGCACGTCAAAAAATTCAACAGTCACAGGAGACGGCCACGCAGAGGAGCCAGAACTGTCCCATTCTGAATGGATGTCTACTGTCTCCCAATCAATCTTCTTAATGATTCCAAACGCGCTCTTGGGTTGGTACTCACGCTCTTCCTCGTTCCATCTACTAAAGCGAGCAGAGACAAGAGTACCCACGCCAAAATTAAGGTCTTGAGCCTTTTTTTGGATTCTCTTCCGAATCTCTAGATTACAAGACGCCAAGCGCTCTATATCTCTCTTGAGATATTTACAAGTCCTCCTATCGTGTCCTTGTCTAGCGCAATAACCACAAGTCCGAACAATCTTTTTATTTAGTTCGGCCTTCGCGTATAGATTGCCATCTTCCGCAGCCTTCTTCAAAGCCTTCTTGAGATGAGGGCACGTTCTGCGGTTATGTCCTACTTCATAGCAATAGCTACACCTAACACTCATGATTCCCCTCCTGGGTATTACAACAACATTGTAGTCGCGGTACCGTTAAAGTAAAACTTTTAATAATCGTTTAGCTCATCAAGATGTGCCCAAGGGACTCTCAGTTTTGTCCCGTCGCATTTTTGCACGTAGCACCATTCGCCAAAAGGATGGTCAAAAGCAAGAAAAATACCAATGTCACCCTTGTTCGCGCTGCGAGAGCTAAGCCTAACTTGTACCAAGTCACCAATCTTCATTTATGATTTCACAGCGTTAGCTAAAATCTTATCGCTATGCCATCGGACGCTTCCGGGCTTCACCACCACCTCATGAAACTTATTATCCATCCAGACGGTGAGACAATTTTGTCCCGTCTCCGTAACAATGGCGTGTCGCTTATTTAGCGTGACCAGACTGCCAACAGGAGGCATCCCCTCTCCGGCGACTTGAGATGTCTGCACATGGTAGAAGGGTTTTTTTTCGCCTGCTACCTCGTAAGAACTAAAAATCTTTCCGGCCTGCATGTGTTGCTTTTGGTCAAGAATAATCTTGACTCGCTTAGGAGGCTTTGTTAGAGACGTGTACTTATCTGCTTCCACCTCCCACTTATTATCAGGCAGCTTCTTAGCGGACGCCACCTTCATCACAATGGTGCGGTAACGCGGAAAAGAGCGCACAATCTCTGCCTCTCCCTCGCTGTTTGTTTCTACAGTCTTTCGGACTCGACCGATTCCAAAACACCACTTCTTCATTAAAATATCATTCTGCTGCATCTACCATCTCCAGGTTATCTTTTCTAATCCATGAGGGAGAGTGTCCAGGCCAAAGAACCTTTGCGGTTCCTACCACTGTTCTCACATCCATTATAATACCAATCTCTCGTTGGTCAATCTTTCTCTCATCGAAAATATTATAAACGAGCGAGCCAACCTTCATGATGGGTTCAGCATCTTAAATGCGGGCCGCTCACCGTATTGATAAGTGATCCGTTTGCCCGTATTCGAGCCAGTGACCCATTGAACTGTAAAGGTATTCACGGTTCCTCCGTCCACTACAAGTGCCAAGTTACGGTCACGGGAGAGTAAGTCCCCCGGAGAATAAGCATAAAAATTCACAATGGCTCCTAAGTAAAATATTTGGTGCGCCCGATGGGACTTGAACCCACGACAACCACTTTATAAGAATGGCGCTCTAACCTACTGAGCTACGGGCGCATACTGTTTGCTTTCATTGGCATTGTAACAACAACACAGCAAAAGTAAAACTTTTTATAATCATCCAATTCATCGGTCGGGTCGATGACTTTCGTTTCTAACCGTCTCCATGTAAGGGGGGAGCAAAACACACGCTGCCATCGCACAATACATAAATAGAAATATTGCCGCATCACTCGGAGACTGATAAGCGACTTCGGATAACTCTGAATAAAAAACCCACATCAAATAACCTCCAGATGTTCAGGATTAAACCACCATCGATGCTCATAATGAGGTTTATCTAGGTTGCCTAGTGCCTGCACTATGACTGAGTTGCCGGATCTTTTAACAATTAGCGCCAGCACTCCTGCGGCCTCTGTGTTTTGATAGTCCCGCTTAACCCTAACAAGATCGCCGACTTTCATTTACAATCTCCCACTCTTCTTTCAAACCGACCCTGGCGCGGTCTTCGCCAACCAAAAGCACTTTAATTGCATTATGGTCAGCCGACGTCACCACACCAACTTTTTCGGTGTATTTTCTGCTGGCGGCTCTCTCTCCGCGCAGACGCCACCACATGGCATACTTCATTTTTACTAAATCGCCAACTTTCATCATGTCACAATTATAACTACAAAGTGCAATAGGTCAAATTTTAAGGCCAACCAATTTTGGTGACTGGCATTAAATCCCAGAATCCGGTACCAATGACATCCACATCGCCATGGTCCTCACCAATACGAATGAACTTAAACAATTCCTCCTCCCACTGTATGTCTCCATTCTTAGCGCCGTAGTCACTAAGGTCATGGTTCTCCAGGTCGAAGACAAAATTAATAATAGCCTCCACCTCATCATAAGATGGATACCACTTTACACCGTTCCAGGCGACTACAAAATCGCCCTCTTCAATCTTTGAAGAAGCGAACACATCAGCTTCTTCAATAAACTTCTTTGCTTTGGGGTTCGTCGCCATCAAGGTTAAAAAATAAGGCTTGATAGGTTCACTCATCGCCAAAACTACATTTGATCGGTATCCCATATTAATCTACTCCACTAACTAATTCAAATTCAGATCGTTCGAGGTTATACTTTTTAAATCCATCTCTAATAAAAACAATATCGTAGGAGTGGTGTCCTCCTATTCGTTTATGAATATCGACTATAATCGCGTGCTCGCGAGATCCCCAGACTCCTCTAGTTTTCACCAAACTACCGACTTTCATCGGTCAATGTCCAGCATCTCTTTTAGCGCCCTATTGATATGGTCCGCAACCCTTTGGGTTATGAACACAGACAAGTCTTCTAAATCTTCAAACCGATACTCATCTCTTTGAGCATCTTCCAGAGCATTTAAAACAGTCTTTGCCATGCTAGTGCTTCTCAAGGTTTCCTCTCTTTGTTTGGCTGCACAGACAGGGCTCGAACCTGTGACCGGACGGTTAACAGCCGTCTGCTCTACCAACTGAGCTACTGTGCATTGTCTTGACTATATTATAAGAACCGTTACGGCGCTATAAAACTTTCTTTTGCATAAGAATCATCAAATCGATCCTTTTTTTCTACTCTCTTACGATTGTTTTTGATATTAACCTGGCACGCTTTCAAAAAACGAACACTATCAAATTTTTCATTTGTGTCATAAAGTTTAGTTACAAAGTTAAGTGCCAACTCGTTACGAGCGTTCATGTCATCAACCGTAGCAACTACGTCAGCGATTAGCTGGAAATCTTTCCGCGTCATTTTGCCTCCTTGGCTTTTGAATAAGTAGTAATAACATGTCTAAGGGAGTAAATTTTTAACTACACTAAGCTTCCGAAACAAGCTTAATATAACTATACTCTAGATCGTCACTAAGAATGATGTCTATGGGTTCATCAGTTATCAATCCGTCATCGGACCAGAGCGCCCTTACTGCTTGCGACTCAGTGGTTTCGCTGTAATGTGACCCTTTCACTACAATCCCAGAGATTTCTTTGCCATTGATATCATAATAAACAAGCAAATCGCCGACTTTCATTCCATGGGCTCCAGCGCAGACGCCGCGAGAATATGGACATATCCGCTAAACTGCGGGAAATTTACACGGTAGTCAGCGGAACCACCTTTAAGCCCGCTCTCTCTGTGGCCCACAACAATACCAATTTCATCTTTAATAGTATGATGCATGGGGATAAACCCGTGCCTAGAATCATAATTCTGGGCTCCCGGTTGGAACCTGCAAATCACCAAATCACCAACTTGATATTTCTTTTTGTTTTCCATGTTAATATTTTAACCCCCTAAAGAAAAATATCAAGTTATATTTTGGTGGACCCTCTCGGACTCGAACCGAGGACTACCCCGTTATGAGCGGGGGGCTCTAACCAACTGAGCTAAAGGTCCGTATATGGTGGCCTCGGAGGGACTCGAACCCTCACGCCCAAAGGACGGCAGATTTTGAGTCTGCTGCGTCTACCAATTCCGCCACAAGGCCATTTACGAATACACTATAAACACTAATTTGAAAAAGTAAAGCTTTTATTTATCCAAAAGAAACACCCGACGCGGAGGCTCCGAGAACCCACCACACAGAATTTGCCCAAACCAGATGAACAAAGCTCGCAGCAGTAGAAAAAGTTATTGTACCGGATGATCCACCTGTCCAAGACGCACTGTTAACCGTAACAACTAAAGAATTCGATCCATTGTATCCGGTGCATAATAATTTTTTTACTTGTCCAGTGTTGGCTGCGTTTCCCAAAGTTAAAGCTAGGTTGCCCCCCATGTTGGTCAAAAGGCTGAGCGTCTTTGTTACGCTTGCGTTGCCTCCGGTGTCAGAAGCAGTTAATGATTCATTACCAAGAACGTAACCACCGTCTAATGAAGTGTTGCCAGCTAAAGTTGTATCTCCGTCGCTGGATATCACTAGCGGGTTGTCTGTGTCGAAAGGTCCAAAGCCGGTTGTGACGTGAAAAGAATCAGCCGCAGCTTCGTTGCCGATGCTCCACTTTGTAGAACCATTGTTCATAAAAGATATTTGTGTATCCGCGTTGCTTGTCGAGTCAACCGCAATCCTAGAGTAATCTGTGTCTGCCGATCGGAAATAGGACGTTATTTGACTTGTAGTATCTGCCGCCGATGCATTGACATGCAATTTGTAGACCGGGCTGCTCGTGCCTATCCCAACGCGGTTATTGGAAGAGTCTATGGCAAGAGTAGTTCCGTCTAAAGAAACATTATCGTCGCCGTCTCCGAGAGCGATAGTGCCCGATACAATTAAACTACCCGAAATACTCGTGTTGTCGCCAAAACTTGAGCCTGCCACATTATATCCCCCTCCTATAAATAGTAGGAGAAAGACGAATCGGTATCGGAGTGGAGGGATTTGAACCCCCGACCCTCTGGTCCCAAACCAGATGCGCTACCAGGCTGCGCTACACTCCGACCTATTATCGCAATGTTCGGCGGTGTCATCAAACTCGTACACGTCGGCACTAGTATCATAAATATCCTCACTAGTATCGTACACCGTGTCAATAACATAAACTGTCGGGACGCGAATTTCAATCTCACATGCTGGCATAAGAAAAACAATGCTAATTAAAAATTTCTTCATGTTCATATGATAATCCCCTCTCTTCAAAAGTAAAGAAAATGGTACGCCCAGGAGGACTCGAACCTCCAACCTACAGCTTAGAAGGCTGTTGCTCTTCCGGTTGAGCTATGGGCGCGCATAATCAAATCAAAAATAGATAACAAACTACAGACAAAATGCCGCCGCAAGACAAGACTTTAAAAATAAACTCCCCGTCACGCTCGGCGCTAGTAAACTTATTCATCTTCACCTCCAATATAATTTTTAACTATCTCTAAATCAATCTTATTGTTTTCATAATACCCAACCCAAGTATTACACTTTCCACAGAGCACTCCCCTAACCTTTCCCGTTTTGTGGCAGTGATCTAGGGAGGCTATGCCGTCATTCTTACCAGTAAATTTTATTTTTCTACTACAAATACGACAAGAGTTGTTTTGCTCTTTCAATATCTGGGATCTCTCCGGGCCGGTTATCCCGTACCTATAAATTAAATTCTTGCACGTATAACAGGTAGCCCTCCCAGGGGCACGTTCATTTTTACATTTTTTAATTTTGCACTTCATAAATTAGTTTTTTTCTTCTGTACTTCATATCAGGAGAATAGTGGATTGTCACCTTTTCTTTATCTTCATCCACAAAAATATCCCAGAAGCGATCCTTATCGATAGGGTAAGAATCTCCTTTGATTGCTTGCTCGCTCGAAACAACTTTGTAATAATATTTTTTAGAAGTTACCTTGGTTATCAAGCCAAATCCAGAGTTTGTCTCAAACATGTCCCCGACTCTCAAATTATAATATTCTTTAACCACACCCATGTTATAACCCCCTTTTCAAAAAATAAAATTATTTTGCTATTTTTAGCTCTTTTCTTAGAAATCTTTCTTCCTCGCCATCAGTAAAAATTACCCAGTATTCCATGGCGTTATTTTTAAAAGAACACTCGCCAATACCGGCAACAACTCCTATTTTTCCTGCGTAGGAGCCGCTAAGCCACTTTAGGCCTCTGGCGTAGGCAGACAAAACTACCAAGTCTCCTTTCTTAATTTTACCACTCCTCGTTCAAAATTTTACAATCGTCCATGTCTACCCAAAAGTCACCGTCTTCAAAATTTACATAAACCAATCCGAGGCAGTTAGGGTCGCCTTCGAGGGGTTCCGTGTCTACATCTATCACGATACCAGGCTCCGGTGGCGAAGATCCCGTAGGATCGCAAAATAAAATCAAATCACCTTTTTTCACCGCTCTTCTCCTTTGCTCGATTATAATCACGGACTTTTCTTGAGTCAAGAGAAGAAATAAAATAATTTGCAACTATAGAGAATATAAGAGAAAATGTCATAACATGACAAAGCTCTAGCAGCATCCATAGCTCAAAATAAGGTGCCTTGAGCGCCATCTCAGACTCCAGCATTTGCCCTCCAAAGTTTGCCATAAGCACGGTTTAGGATGTTTGTCTCTAGCCACCCATACTCATGCCCATAATTCCAGGGCTGTTTTCCAGTAAAAGCAACTCTCCAGAAGTAAGAACCTTGGTGCTGGTCCCTTTCTACGAGAATACCAAATTCCCCCTTGCGAGTAATTATTAAATCTCCCTTTTCGGGTCTTTTAGTTTTCACGGCCTAAAACCTCCTCCGGAATAAAGTCAATAAGTTTATAATCACATCTCTAAACTCTTCATAAGTTTTTCTATCATGAATAAGCACTATTCAATCCTCATAGTTTCCCAATCGCCCTCTTCGTTCGTATAACGAACTTTTTTTATACCGGCCCGTCGAATGTGCTTCATACAGTGCTCACAGGGCTTGGCCATCGCCATCCCTCCGGTCTTTAAAAATCTCATGACTTCGATGGTGTCCCCTGGTTTGGCAAAGCGGAGGACATTCATTTCCGCGTGCATGTGACTGCCGGTGGTTCCATCAGGATATGTTCTTTTGAACCTTGGATGAGTTTTGCACGTATTTTCACCAATCTTAACAACTTTTCTTCCGCGCTTCAGTATCGCGACCAGATGATAAACTCTTCCGTTGCTCAATGCTCTTTCACGAGCTTCGTAATACACTAGGCATAGCGCCGACTCCTTTTACACAATATTTTCCATGTTAAACCACTTTAGGTTGTACCAAAACTTACGATTTCTGTTCATCCTATTTCGTGCTTCCTCAAGCTTATTTCTGTCCCCCATCTGCATCAGGTAAAGCGGCTTTGGGCGACGATTCTTTTCGCTCTTGTCGGTAAGCCAACCAACAGAAATTATAGTGTCCCCGTCAGCCATCAACCCCTTATATCCAGGTATGTCCAAGATAAATGAGTCAATCACCACCCCCATGGAGAAACTTCCTCCGCATCTGTAGCTTATAAGTGATCCAGTCATACCTATATTATAACACCTTTTATAATTTAGTAAAGCTTAAACTACAACAAATGGTTCATTGCCGCGATAAGTAATAAACCACTTGGGCACTTTATCAGATGGGTACCTCATTCTCGTCTTGCTCGCATAATATTTTCTATACGATTCGACAATATCATCGCTCTTAAATTCATCCGGCATCGCCATCTTGAGCGGTGTCGCATCTTGAGTCGGGAACCTGCTCGGGTCATAGAGTAAAACAATCTTCTCCAATACGCTAATGCACTTATGATCTTTACCAAAGCGCTCCGAATATTCCCCAATCAAAGCGTAACAGTGCATCACTAGATTCTCAAAGTTGTCGCTAGACTCCGCAGCCCAGAGACAAGATGGATGCTTAGGATTAAATGATTTATATGGTGCTTGCACTCCCTGCTCATTAAGAACAGTTGATAGTATCTGACAAGATTCCAAAATCATTTTAACAACTCTGTAGTTGTCCTGAGATTCTGCCGATTTTATCCAATCAATCTGTCCGCTGTTATCTTTCTCAATCGCAAAGATATTCATAATCAAGTCTCCTAAAACTTTTTCTTCTTGCCAAACCTGTCGTAGATAAACAGTTCCTCTTTTTTTTGGCCTGCTATGTTTATAATCGCAGCGGGTCCAAGATCAAGCTTTTCTTGTCGTCTTTTCTTTTTTAATTTTTGATAATATTTTTTATCGGAACTAGAGCCTGCTTTGTAGGCGCTCAGCAATTCGTGTTCATGAAAGTGCTTAATTATCATCTGGTGGCTCCGAAACAACAGCGACGTACTTCTCTAACATTTCTTTAGTTTCTCCATTGTAGAACCAGTGGACAAGGCAGCGAGGCTCACTAGTTGAATAGTCCTCGGTCGTGTCACCTACAACGATTCCTAGAGTAACATGCTCGTGATAATAATAGGATACCCTAACTAAAGAACCCTTCTTTATCATTACGCGTCAGCCATAGGTATGGTGGCAGCAACCGCCAAAATACTTTCGGCACAATTTCTAAAGGCAACGGCCTTTTTTGTTTGCTCCTCGGCAGCGAGATGGTGTCCTGCCATGCGATACTCCGCAGCGATTTCATTAGCCGCTTCAGCCTTCTCTAGCATGTGCTCATAATCTTCCAAATATAAATTTTTAAATGAACCGTGATCAACAGAATCCGAAAACGGATCGTCTACAAAATCAAACATACGTTTCCTCCTGTAACAATAATAATTCCTTTTTTGGAAAAATCAAGAAAATTATTCCACGTTGAACCTGTGTCTTCTTTCTACTTCTTTCTTGATCTCCTCAAAGTCTAAAAAAGATTCCGGTAGCGACAAATGGTCTGACTTGCCTACTATTTTCAATATGGACCTTTTAGCAAATGTGCTGTCAATCCTCATCTCTTTCTGGATGCTGGGGGGCAGGGCCGTTGTCACATAAACTCTCGCGTCAGCGCTCGGATGCGTGAAAGAAATCTTTACCGCACCGTTTATACTTCGATCTCCGGAAAGGTTTTTCCAGAAGAGATATTTCCAATATATCTCCTCAACAGTTCCGATGGTATCAACGTTTATATATTCATGCAAATTGTTGTCCCACAAGCGCATGTTCACTGAAACTATGCACCCGACACCAAACCCTTGTCTTTCGCATGCCACCACAAGTTCTTTTCTCAACTCCAACGTTCTGCTGGCCGCTATAATTATGTCATTCTTGTACGAGGCACATCCTCTTACATTGTGGCCCTTCTCTAAACAATAAGAACATTTATATTTCTTCCCCATGTAGTAAATACCATGCAGGGACATTTAATCTTGTTATTGACTAGTCAAGGTCATCTTTTATTTTAATCAGCATTGCACGAATTTTTTTTATACGCGCCTCTAACTTATCTTTTTTTTCATTCTCAATTGCACTTCGTAAAAGATACAATTCAGTTAATATAACATCAATAGCCTTCTCAGACTTGTTAGGTTCATAAACCTTTACCATGTATTCCCCTTTGACTACACGTCGAATAATAGCCCCACAATAGGGTTTGTAAAAAAATGATGGGGGTCCGCCTTCCCATCGTACCACTTGCATTTTCAAAAGCGCAAGGAAACCAATTTATTTTAAATAGTAAAAAATATACCATTATTCCAAATTAAGAATTGCTTGCCAAAACGACACCGCTTGCGACCGGCTTTGCTGCCTTGCCTATTAGCCTTACACCTACCTCTTCCTCCGAATAACACCACATGTCCACCCTGTCCCAGTTCCCAGCCGGATGAATTGAGCGAGCCTCTTCTTTGGTTTCAGCGGCGACAACAGCAGCATGATAGGTGCCTTCACCAGTATTTTCGTCTTGATAAATATAATAAAGGTTCATCTATAAATAAATAGACCAAAAAACAATTTTCAATATCTAGCTAAAACATAGCCTCTGTCAATTAGCTTGTTGATGTCAACGTGTATCCCGTTGTCAAATCTCCACAACATCCCAGAATCGACTATCCTTTGGAACAAGTCCACTGTCTTTTCAAAAGACAAGTCTCCTCTCTCATATTTCTCTATTTCTATTGCTGTGAAATGCATCTGCTACGCCTCCATGAAACTTAATTAGTAGCACGAAAACGTTTGTTCCACTTTATCATGATTCACTTATAACCTGTAACATCTCAACTGGAGTCCAAAAGTCAGTGTCATATTCCGGCCATCTCACCAAGACTCCTCTTATTGCAAGCTCTCCCTTGGCATTCTCTAGCATTCTAGTCTCGACTACGATACCCAGTTGTTCTGCGTTGTCGCGAGGCGGACCTGCAACTAGGTCGAACTGATCGTCACTCCTCCAAAGAACTAAGTCACCTTTTTTTATTTCTTCTTTCAATGGTCCTCATCGCCTCTAATTCTTTTAAAAGTTTTTTATTTTCATAATCTAGAACTTCAATCTTATTTTTATTTTTAGCGGCGGTCAACCTGCTCTCTACCAATAATTTTTTGAAGGAAGAGCTTTCCATATTTGCAGTTTTCAATTCAAGTATCAACAGCTTTAAAACTCTGATAACTTCTTTATCCACATGAAAAGCGTGGCCATTTTTTATTTGGTCTATCTTGCCCTCTGCTTCTTGAATGAGCTTTTTTCTTCTTTCATCCCCCCTCTTGCTCATTGCGACCTCCTTATATCCTGTGCGGCGAGTCAGAAAAATAAATCTCCATGTTGTTTTGTAGACGCTTCAAGATATAGTTTCTTGTGCTCTCCTCGTCTTCAAAGTTAACAGCCTCTCCATTAATAATTAGGTTCCACTCTCCAAGTTCTCTAAGAATATCAACTTTATTAAAAACCAACTTTGTCACACCATTGATCTTGCTAGCCCTCTCAATCAACGACATGTCGGCCCAATTACATTGTCGTGGTCGACCCGTTGTCGCACCATACTCTTCCCCTATCTCTCGAAGCCTAGAGAAGACAGGCTCGTCTGGTTCAAATTGCTTACTGCCAACATAGGTTTCATATATTTTGGCAACGCCCCAAACGTCTCTAACCCAGGACGGTGGAATGGCGTTTAACAGCGCCCCTGCGGTTGTACAGTGGCTTGAAGTCACATACGGGTAGTCTCCATGATCAATATCAAGGCCAAATCCCTGAGCGCCTTCACATAAAATAATAGGAGAAGCGTCGTTTTCGTGAAACTCTTCGTAAAGATCTATTAAGAAAGGCTCTAGCTCGGGAACATCCTTAGCCTGAACTCCAGTCCGTGCGTATTTGTCTCTGTACGCAGGTCCGTTACCCCTCTTGGTGGTGCCAATTTTTTGCTCTCTCGTCTCTTCTTCCAAATGCTCATTAGTGATAACATGAGCGTTAGCGGCAATGTATACCAAGCCTTGCGTGTCGATTCCTCCATTGTTTAGCTCCTCCAACTCATTAAAAAATTGTTCCACGTTCACCACGCACCCGGAGCCAATAATTGACTTCACACCGAAGAACACTCCCGCCGGTATGTGGTGAGTGATAAATCGCTTACCCTTGTGATATATAGTATGACCCGCGTTGCATCCTCCATTATATCGCAGGACGTGTGTATAATGGTTGTCTTTACACAAGTGATGAGTAATTTTACCTTTACCACAGTCTCCATACTGGAGGTCGACAATTACATCTGCGATCATTTTATTCTCCTTATATAATGATATGCGAGTATTCTCATATTCCTTTGTTGTCTCTGTACGATTGTACTGAGACGGGCCACAGTTCTGTCGCTATCTCCAAGCAAGCCTCCGCCACCCTCTGTATCTCCCATTGTGCACCCTCATGTAAGCGCAAGTCAATAAATTTTAACAGATTAGACAGATTAGTGGTTCCGTAATATTCCGTATATAAATTTTGTGGCAACAGCCCTCTGGCCTGTTCTCTGCATATGCCAGCTTCTAACATTTTATTGTATAGATCTAATGACCTTTCATGGTGCTCTCTCAGTAGCTTGTCCGCAGGCTGTGGGCTCTGTGAACCGGAGATATTGATCAAGGGACAAACCAACTCACTTGTACTTGCCTGTCGATTAGAGCTATGTTGGGCTCTAAACGTGCTCGGCTGATAAAACTCCAGATCAAAACTAGTGTACCTTCTACTTATCTCATTATATGACCAGGTTCTGTGTCTATGATGCTGCGATCGTATGAACAACGGCACCTTAAATCTGAAGGTGGCGAGGTTGTGTTCGAAAGTCGACGTATGGCGATGCTCCACTAGATACTTTATAAGCTTCTTGTCTTTATCGTCAAGTTTTTCTTTTTCCTTGCCAAACGAAACGCGAGCACTATTGACTATTGTAAGATCAGTGCCCATGCTTTGGACAAGTTCAACTTTGCCGATACCATCGTCGTATAAATCAATTTGCACTTTATATTCCTATTAGAAATCTAATTCCAACTGCCCATCTTCGTCTAAGAAGGGTCGGCTGTGTTTGATGCGGTAATCATCTACCATTTGATTCCAAATGTCAAGTGGTATTTTTACGGCCACTCGATCAGGGTCTACCTCGAAATCAATATTCTCTACCTCAAGAAATATACTCTCTCCATCTCTTCGATCCTGAAACAGGTGGTGTTCCTTTCCTGCGGAGATCGTGTCCTTAGATCCCATTTTTCCCCTCCGAAATATCCTTTGCAATATCGGCTATCATTTTCTGGCCTTTTTTCCAACAAGGGGGGCAATATAAATTAACAACCCCCTGCTCTTTCCTGACCACCACAAACCATTCCTTAACTTGTTGTTTGGATTTTTTATCGAAAGGTGCGCTACAAACTAAACACTCGTCTCCTAGTTTTTCAAACATGCCGAGTTTTTTTTGTAGATCTTTCTTGGCTTTTTTTTCCTGGTTTCTTTTTAATTTTCTAGAGGCGCTTCCCATCAGTAAGACCTTTTTACATTGATTATTTTAGACCAGGGTACTACGTGTTTTTCTCCCTTTTCGGTCTTCACTAAACACTGTGACATCTTTGCAGCCACTATAACTGCATTCTCTGCGCGGCCTTCAATAATGGCGACGCAACTTTCTCCAATAAGTAAATCTCTATGATATTTGTCTTTAAGACTTAATACGTGCATATGTGGCATCACACCCTCCTTTCAAACATCCATGAACATTTCGATTCTGCCAAATTTTTATTCATGCTGTTCTCTGCATCCTGCTTGTTTCGAAAGTATTTTTCTTCTAGAGAATTGTTGTTTTGTGTGATCGAGCAAAATGGATAAACTCTCTTGTTCTCTTCTTTCACTTTCTCATCAACAAGCGTATCAGCCAACAACAAGGCGTCCTTTGGCCTGCCCCTAAAAACTGAGTTCATCAGTTTTAAGCGGGTAATAAAGTTTTTAAAAAATAAAATCATATTTGAATAATAATAACGCTTCCAGTAGTACTTCCTGTCGGAGATGTTTTTCCTCCATCTTCCCACTTCTTTCTTTTCCGCTCTTCCTCTATATACCTTTCCCACTCAGGTGGTGGAAGCGGTATCCTTATATGCGGTCGTTCGTCTGGCATTACCCTTGGCCTCTGTAACGTTTTTTGTATGTCTTTGAAATAGTAGAGCCGTCTTTGCCTCCACCTTTGTTGCCCCACTTCCGGTTTGGCCCTCGGCCTATACTAGTCTTTTTTGGGTCACTCGCTGTCTTTGCACTCTTGTTCTTAGCCATAACGCCCTCCTTAGCTAAAAGACTCCCTCATCATAAATAGAATCTTTGTTTTTGTCAAGGTCTATTTTTCTATCGTACATTGTTATCCCATTCAAATGATCAATTTCGTGTTGGACGCACACACTTTCTAACAAATTATCTTCGGAAAAATACAATGTTTTAGGGTGGTTGTCCGCAGTGACGGCTATATTGGCATACCTCTGTGTTGTAACAATATCCCCAGGAAAAGACAAACATCCCTCATTAAATACAATTTTCTTAAATGCACTAGTAATTTTTGGGTTTATCAGGATTATTGGACCCGCGACGTTGATAACGCAAACCTGCATATCATATCCAACTTGGTTAGCGGCCAAGCCAACTCCAGTATGCCTATCTTTTAAAAATAACAGCATTTCTTTTGCTAAACTCTCAGCCTCCTCGAAATCAACGACTTTGCTGCAAGTTTTTTTCAGCTTGCTAGTTTCTTTTATTAATTCCAAATTCATTTAACAGTTCTCAAGTATAGCCACGCAAAGAAACAACGTTATCACAAGGGCACTCATCTCCAAGCAGAGTCTAATTTCTTTTTCTTCCATTGTGCTTTATATAAATAGCTAGTCTTCGAACAATCTACGTGTCTCCACAAAAGACTTTACCATAAAAAAGCTAATAGTTGCAAGGGCAAAGCCAGATGCCACATCAACAATATAGTGTTGTTTGAGAACTAGAGTAGACATAGAAATCCCTATCGCCCATAGGCAAAAAAGCGACCTCAACCCCCTCAAGTTCCTCGCTGCCTCGGAAAAATAAACACCCCAGTACATGAGCCATGCAAAACAGACGTGTCCACTTGGGAACGTATTGTTCGCTCCATCAATTTTTCTAGTGATCTCAACCACAACCTCAGATATAGTTGTCGGGTCGAACTCTCCACGCGGATAAAATGATGGAAAATAAAGATAAAAGAAGTTAAGAACGACCGTCGCAAGTATAAAAGACCAAAGAGTGGTAAAAAATATTCTTTTAGATTTTACCATCAATATCATAGAAGCGCCTATCACAGGGACTATACTATGATATAGCCATATATACTGCGGCATGAAGGGTATCGCATGGTCAATCTGTGTCATTAGGTCGTAATCGTTTTGAGTCACATGTCTCTGTATCAGAAAATATACTACAAGGTTGATAAACAAAAATACTGATAGATATTTTGCCTTCACCCCGGTGGACATCGATAGACTACTCCCGTCGTACAAAGAGTTGTACAACTACTCAATAATAAATATGATTTATATCTCGCTAATGCAATAAAAAAAAGAGAAATGTTTAAAAAACATTTCTCTTTCTAAGCAAAGGTAAACAAAACAACTTAATTAATTGTTATTACTTCGGATTCTTCGTCAACTATATCAGGCTTCTTAACAATTATATTAAGAATCCCATCCACATATTCTGCACTTATCCCTTTTGATTCAACTCCTTTTGGTGCTGTCCACGTCTTTTTGAATGAAGAGAAGTTAAAAAATTCACTTCCCTTTTCGCCCTTTTTGTATTCTAAAGTGATAATTCGCCCAGCAAGAGTAACATTGAAATCTTCTTTGCTCACGCCCGGAGCAGCGAGAGAGATAATATATGCATCTTTGTTCTCAATCGTCTGCGTTTTGGGAGTCGCAATCGCCCTTGCCGAGCGACCAATAAAGTCATCAACGAACCCAGAAGTCAAAAACCCATCAACTATAGAATCAAAAACAGTTGCTGGATGATTATATGTACTAATTTTACCCATGTCATTCTCCTTTTTAACAATATGCCACCAGGCGAAACAACAATAGTGACAAAAAAAGATAAATCAAGGGTTATTTAAAATAAATTTGTATGAAGACAATTATTGCTCCAAGAAAAAGACAACTCATGGTCTTAATGGTAAACATACTTTCTTTCATAAATATATAAGTAAGGATCGGAAATATTAAATTGCTGACGCTAAACCCCACAAGCTTGGAAGTCCAAAGCTCGCCTGAATCTTCAACGATATGTTTGGCAGCATGCCAGAAACACATTCCCATCGGTATTGCAAATATAAGCTGGGCTGTCAGGGGCCTATCTTTCCACCAAGGCCAAACAAACTGCGAGTTAAACTGGAACCACGCGATTACGTTCCCCACAATAAAGAATAGTATTCCATAAAACATTTTAAACTTCTTGAATTGAAATTTTACTAATCGCCCTCAAGTCTTTATCAACATGTATTTTGGCGATAATCGCCGTTTGTAAAAACATTAAGGTCTTCTCTTGGAGAGGGACTACGGTTTTGCCATCCTTTTCCTCAATCCCTTCGGCCTCCTCCAATATTGCTACAAGTTCTAACAACAACTTAGACCTCAAAGAGTATGATTCAGTTAATAAAGAGAGCAAATGAATATTATGAGGTTCTTCGATACAAAAGTGTTGCATGTTCTGCAACGCTATATAAACTTCTTTTCTTGTGCTGACCTCAAGATCTTGGAGATCTTTCAATTCCATAGAAAAAGTTTTTACCTGCTGTTTAATTTTTATGCCCCGTTTAGTTTTTCGGCAATCATACCTACGGAACCTATTACGGTTAAATTTAGAGATCCATAAGAAGAATTGCAGCCTATTTGAACTTTTGTAAACTCCTGCCTGTCGTCTAACCCCTCTGGAAACTCCCCTTTTAGAAGCCTTTCTTTTGACAAGTCGTCCTGCTTAATAAGCGTTACATGACTAGGGTTTACATAGATGTTTCTGATCGAAAACCTTGGCTGTCTTTCTGTTTTGGAATACTTAGCGAGCTTTGTGTACTTCATCTCTCCGCTAGTTTCAAACACTTCAGTTAGCAAAATTAAATTATTCATTTTTATCTCCCAACGAATAAACATCTTTCTTATCCACGTACCAGACTAGTCCATCATACAGTACGCCGACCTTTCTCTCATGGGCTTCTGCTACCAGTAGTTTTTTTGGCTCCCTAAGTCTCATAAAAGAAGTAGAATAGTCACCACCTTTAAGAGTCAGGGTGGTAGATGATGGTACATGCACTAAATCTCCATTTTTTAAATTCAACAATCTATTCCTCGTTTTCTGATATCTGCTTTATGCTAGCAGCTTCCTGTGCTGTTGCCGCTTGATATGTTATTAATATATTAGAAGCGTCCGAAAGCATCAAATCCATTTCAAACAAACACTCTCTTATTGCGTGTATTTCCTGGTTGACTGCATAGGCATTCAAGGGTTCTTCATCGGCTTTTTTTGAAAGATTTTTCACTAAATTATGAACGTTTACTGCTTGGTCAATTGCCAGGACCATAGACCTCTTGGCTTCTTCCGGAGCTTCGTCTACATTAACGGTTCTTTCAATTTTAATTTTCAAATTATCCTCTCATAACATCGCTCAAGAGTGCAGCGGTCGTAAGTCCTATTAAAGAAGTCGCAAAGATCCACATAATCTTTGATGTGGTCTGCTTCCAACTTTCAAGCTCGCGCAATCTTGCGTATATACCCTCATCAGGATTGTACACAGCATTTTTAATCTTGTTTATGTCGTCGGCCATTTCTTCTTGTCGGTCTTTTACCACCTCGATAACATCTACCATACGCTGTATCTTGCTGTTTAAATCAACCAAGTCTCTATGGATTTGATTTACGTCTAGTCCGTCCAAAATATTTTCCTCATATCTGTAAATAGTTTAGTTTTCTATTACAGCATAATTAGTTGTTATTAACGTAGATGAAACAGACGTAGCATTTTGAAGAGCAGTTCTTGTAACCTTTGCTGGGTCTATGACCCCTTCCTCAAACATGTCCGCTATTTCATTCGTCACAAAATTATAACCCGACCCGTCCTCAGATGCAAGAACTTTCTCAACAATCAAGTCCGGGGACAGGCCACAGTTAATGGCCATTTGCCTCAAGGGAGACTCAATCGCGCTAAGTATAATTTGTTTTCCTAGCGCCTGATCTTCATTATCATACTCAACATAATCTATATCTTGCGCTGCTCTGAGAAGTGTGACACCTCCTCCACTAACCATACCCTCCTCTTGTGCAGATCTGACCGCCTCAAGTGCATCCTCTATTCGGTGCTTCTTTTCTATCATCTCGACCTCAGTGGCTCCGCCCACACGTATAATCGCTACTCCGCTGGCAAGGCGCGTGATTCTTTCTTGAATCTTTTCGCACTCCTGCATATCCGCAGTTTGTTTTATTTCTTCCTTTAGGGACTCAATCTTTTCATCTATTGCGTCAACGTCCCCATTGCCCCCCACTACTGTGGTGTGGTTTTTAATAACTTCTATCTTATCGCAAGTTCCAAGATTGTCTAGTTTTACATCGGCCAGCTTTATCCCTGATTCTCTGGAGATAAACGTAGCTCCAATAGAAACACTAAGGTCTTTTAGTGTATTTCTACGTTCTTCACCATAGTAAGGGGCCTTGACAGCCGCCACCCTCATGGTTCCTCTTGTAGAGTTCATGATTAAAGCCGCTAGAGCTTGCCCCTCTACCTCCTCGGCGACGATAACAAGCGGACGACCGTCTCGCGCTGCTAGTTCCAAAACAGGATAAATAACATCCACGCTATCGATCTTATAATCCGTAATTAACATCATAGGGTTATCATATTTGATAGCGCCCTTTCGCTGGTTGGTTATAAACGATTTAGAAAAATAGCCAGAGTCGAACCTAAACCCTTCAACCACGTCTAGTGTTGTTTCAATCGACTTACCATCCTCAACAGTTATGGCTCCATCTTTTCCTGCCTGGTCGATCGCCATGGTTATTAGCTCACCAATAGATTTGTCATTGTTGGCGGAGATCGTCGCAATGTGCTTGATATCCTCCTGTGTCTCAACAGGCTTTGATAAGCCCTTAATGTTGCCGACTATGGCTTCTACAGTCTTGTCCATTCCTCTCTTCAACTCCACAGGTGAGGAACCAGCAACTAAATATTTTTGTGCCTGCTCTAAAATAGCACGAGATAATACAGTGGAAGTAGTTGTGCCGTCGCCAGCACTAACATTTGTATTGCTTGCTGCTTGCTTGATTATCTCGGCACCCACATTCTTGATAGGGTCATCAAAATTAATAAAGTTTGCGACGGTAACTCCATCCTTGGTAACTATAGGGCTATGGCCCTCTTTGTGTAGGATTACATTCCGCCCTCTTGGTCCCAGGGTAGAAGCAACGTTATCAGCAAGATCGTTGATACCCTCAAGAAGTTTTTCATGCAGGGCTCTCCCTGAAGAATAGTGTTTAGTCACGCTTACCTCGCTTTTAGACTAGTTGAGAGTACTATATAACAACTGTATTTTAGTTGTCAAGTGTTATTCTTCGTTTTGTTTTAAGTGGATTACTTTTGCAAGATCAGTAAGAGCATCCATGAGAGGTTCTTCGATCATTGACTCTATATCAGGCCACTCAGGAGACTGTACACGAGCGGCGCGTAACATATTTCTGGCCGTCATAGCGGTGTACTTGGAGGCAGCGTCTACCAACTTGTCTAGTACGAACTCATGTGGGATTTCGTCTACTCCGAGATCGTCACCAAGCTCTTCCTCCAGAGCAGCGCCTGGTCTTGGCATACGATAGTATATATCATCCATTGTCTTGAAGTAGATGTGTTCGGGGGTGACGCCTAGCAATAAGATATCTTTTGGATCTGCCATCTTAGTTGCAGTCTTCACCTTAGCAGGGTTTTTGTGATCCACCATTCTGTAGCCGAGCATAGCCGCGCCCACCGTTTGCAGATCCTCAAGAGTGTCGCTGAAGAAGGCTCTCTTGTCCTCATCTCTTGCCGCCCTCATCACTTGCGGGTCTATCGCTTCGACACCTTCATCAAAACTTTTTGCTATTTCTTCTTTTATTATTTCTTTTAACTTTGACTTTGCAATTTTCATTTTAATTTACTCCAGGGAATTTACCCGTATATGTGTTTTCTGCTGCTTTTGTTAATATGTTTACAACGGCATCTTCTAATTGATCAACTATCTCTTGCTCTCTTGGGGCCAGGTATTTACCCGTTGCTCTCACCAAAGATCTAAAAAAACTAATCCCTTCTTCGTCTGTTGCGTCGAGAGCGCGATCGTCAACAATCTGTCTAATTTTATTTTCGGCAATGACGCTAGAAAGCTCTTCCTTAATAATTTGTTTTAATCTTGGTTTAGGGATATTCATTCGTTAAGATCTCCTAAGAGCGGAATACAGATATCCAATCCTTTGACCTAAGAAGCCAGACAGTTGTCCCGACTTATCAGGCCTTCCTACTTCTGGCATGATTGCCAATATACTTTTGGCTATTGTCGCAATATCTTTAGATTTAAACCCGTCGTCTCGCGCGGCAAGATCACGTAGTTGCCTCTCAGCTTCCGCGTCGCCGACCGAACCCTCTCCAGAGGCCACATCCTTGTGCACCTTCACAAGCCTCTTTATCAGTTCCTCTGCACTTCCCTCTGCCTCTAGCAGGCTTGCTTCTTCCTTAATAATCTGCCTAAGTTGTTGTTTTGTAATTTTCATGTTGTAAACTCCCAATATAATTAGTCCTTAGAGCCAACAGGATACTCTTTTAAATCATTAATAATTTCATCGAGCTTCAGTCCCGCTGTGTCAATCTTTCTTTTAGTTAGATGATAGTGACATACGACACCTTCAAACCTTCCCCTTGCGGCATCTTTATCAACCGTCGTGTTTAGCTCTTCGAACCTTTCGCGAGGAAAGTCTGCGGGTATTTTGTAGTGGCTCATCAGCGCTTCCAGCAGTGCCTTGTACGCTTCAATTTGCACCGGGTAGTAACCAAGATGAGGAGACAGTTTCCTTCCATGAACCACACTATTCTCTAAAATAGGTCTTTCGCCAAAGCCTCTTTTAACATATATCTTTTGATACCTGGTGTAATACGCGTTGCTAAAATCTACTCCAATGGAGTTATTGTTAACGGCGCGAATACCAGCATGCCAAGCAATATCGTTACAGTCAACTAGTTGAACTATTGTGCCGTCGTTGTCAATACAGAAGTGCGTGGAGATATTTCTTTTCTCTAGAACTCTCTTGCAGGAGTCTGCCGAAAGACATACATCCCAATGAGTTACGATCATATTAGGATACCTAGCCTTGCTAGGTCTCTTGTAACAATCGGAGTTCATCATATCAATTTTAATTTTATCCCAATTTATCGGCACCTGCATCCCGTTACATATGATTGAGTTTTCGGATTTGTTCTTGGCCTCCTTAGCCGTAAACAATCTTCTGTAGGTCTGTGGTCCGACTAGTCCGTCCGGCTTTAGATCCCATTCAACTTGAAAAAGCTTGATCCTTTCAATTAATTTCGGACAAAAACTATCCATGCCAAACCATGTAGGGAGCCAACCATATTTCTTAGAACTTCTTTTATTATAGGAAATTTTACCAAACAAAACTATTCGTGCCTCCCACTATATGACGTAATCAGCAATTCCATACTCTATCGCCTGTTCTGCGTTAAAATATATATTCTTGTTTTGACTAAAAAGCTCTCTAATTTGCTTTTGACTCATTTTTGAGTCCTTAGCAAGAGCCTTTATATACTGCTTTTGAGCCCACTTCGCTTCTTCTAGTTCATTTTTTAATTCATCCAAATTGCCCTGTTGGCCCGAAGACACTCCATGGATCATAAGTCTACAATTAGATCCAACGAATCTTTGCCCTTTGGCCCCAGCAGCAAGCAGGACAACTCCCGCCGACATTACTTTGCCAAATCCAAAAGTACGAATGTCACACTCATGTTGTATCATCTTCATAACATCATAGACTGCGAACATATCCACCACAGAGCCTCCCCATGTAGAAATATAGAAATCCACCGGCTCATGGGCTTGATAGATTACTTTGGCATCATTGGGGTCTTGTATGGTCTGTTTGCCTGATTCTTTTAGATATAATAGATTATATATAGCGTCGCTACATTTATCCTGAGTTATATCTCCATATAAGGTGGCCACCCTGAGCTTAACCTCTTCAGTAATTGGACCTTTCCCTAAAAGCGACGCAATCAGTTGCTCAGCCGCCTCTTGGTCTTTGAGATCGTCTTTATCGGAACTCATTTATTCCCCTTTTCTATTTTATTTAGGTATTTCATGGCGCTGTCCCAGTCATTAAATTTTATTGCGCCACGTAGTGTTGCGGGACAAGAATTAATTATGCTGTAAATCGCCATGTATCTCCAAGTATCGCGAAGAGCATTATCAGAATCCATTTCGTCATACTCTTGCTCGCTTGGTCGGTTTTTTCTTATTAATCCGTGCTTCATTTTTGAAAATGTTCCATACATATCATCACAATATGATAGCACATTCAAGCAGTTCAAGATTGTCTGCTCCATCAGCAGAAGCGATCTAGCAGAAAGTACCAACGAACTGATAACGCGATAAGAGGCACATCCTAAAAAGAACCACAATGCACTATCAACTACTTGGTTTTCTGCTAACACTTTTCCTGCCTTATAAGAAGAAGGGAGACCTAAGCCTCCCCCTTCTTTCCAATTACACACTAGTGTGGCTAATTAACCGTTCTTGCTTAATGCGAGGAGACGCTTAGCCACGCGCTTCGTTACTTCATTTAGAAATTCGTCTTCGTTAAGATCCTCTTCCAAAGAAACATCAGCAGCACTTAGAGCTTCTTCAACCTCATCCATGGCCTCTTCAAGCTCTTCCTCTTCGCTAAGCTCAAGGGCGTCTTCAGCCGCCTCAAGCTCTTCATCACCATCAGTCGGCTCAAGCTCTTCACCGCCAGTCGGCTCCAGGTCGCCCTCTGCGTCCATTGCTGCCTCTTCACCTCCTCCGGCAGAATCGACATTAATTTCAACGCCTGTTACTGACTCAAGTGCGTCCGCGATTGCGTCCACAATGGCCTCTACTGTATCCGGTGAAACATCGGACATCTCGTCGGATGGAGCGTCCTCGTGAGCGCCCTCTTCCATGGCGTCCTCATCGTCACGTCCATAAGCATGACCCATACCCTCAGATGTTTCCTCGGTCTCCTCAAGGGTCTCTTCTGCCTCTTCAAGAGTTTCATCCGATTCTTCGATTGCCTCTTCCATGGCATCTTCATCGTCTCTCTTGGAGCAGTGAGCCTCTTCTATGTTATTGTCCACAAAGTTTTCAGAAAGGGCTTCGATGTTAGCCAGCTTCATAAACTTGCGAATAGTTGATTCGTTTAATGTCTTCTTCATTTTGGTACTCCTAGTGTGTGTTAAAGACTTGCACAAGTAAATAGTACTATAACTACCTAAATTCTAAATATTATTCTAACATGGAAGCTACTTTGGCCATAGCAGTAGTTTCTATCTGTTTTATCCGGACAAAACTGAGCCTTAGCCGTCTTCCAACTTCTTGTAATGTTAATGGTCTCTTTTCCACGTCAACGCACCTTTCAATCGCCTCTAGAGTACAATTATACTCAGACTCGTATTCTATCCAAAGCCTACAGTCCTTAACAGGGCATGAAATATTATATTCTTTGCACTTCTCTAAACACTTCATAGGTCTGGATGCTCCTCTGCTATAATATCAAAGATATCGTCAACTTCGTTTTCATCCAAAGAGTAATTCTTTTTTGTTTTTTGTTCTTCACTTCTTAATTGTTTAGTTTTACGCCTCTTGTGAGAATTGTGTATTTCCATCTTTTCTTTATATTTCTCAATATAAGAAAGTACGTCTGGATCTGATTCCAGATAACCAGATATCATTATTCTAAAAAACTCAGACTGCTTAATATTGTCATATTTTAATTTAATATTAAGATCAGTGCGTCTTTTCGCCGTGTCATAAAACATTATTTTCTTTCGCTCCTCGGGATCAGGTACTGTGGCATCTCTAATTCTAGAATCGGGACTCATACGGCTTCTTACCCAATCCCTCTCATCCCCTTTTCGAGTCCTATTTGAGTGCTTTTTTTCGTTACTCATGTTACTTCCTCGTCAATATATGAGTGAAGCTTTCATGCTGGCCCGCAGAGGTTTGCCTGATAAAGGACACTCGCGTCTGAAATTCTTGGAGGCTTCTCGCGCCAGAATAAGAAAAGCCGCTCTTTATCCCACCCTTTACGTCTCTCAGTATGTCAGATACTTTTCCTTTGTAAGGCACTGTCGTGGAAACGCCTTCGGGAGTGGAGGATTTGCCTCTCCATTTATTTTGTGCCTCTGAGGAGGCCATGCCCCTATAAACTTTGTATTTTTTACCTTCACCGCTCTTGAATATTTGCCCAGGGGTTTCTGCGGTTCCCGCTAGCATAGAGCCAATCATAACAAAGTCTGCGCCTGCGGCGATGGCCTTGACCATATCTCCGGTAGTCTTAATGCCTCCATCTGCTATTATACTCACATCATGCTCTGTTCTAGCACAATCGACAATGCTTTGGAAGGTTGGAACACCGTGTCCGCTTACAAGTCTTGTCGAACAAATGCTCCCGCCGCCAATACCGACCCTAATAGAGTCTGCCCCCCATCTAGCAAGGGCATCAAATGCTTCTAGTGTTGCGACGTTGCCTGCCATAATATGGACAGTGTTGCCAAAGTCATCCTTTAGGTTCTTCAGACACTTTTCCATCATGACGTGGTGCCCATGCGCGACGTCAACACAAAGAATTCTTGCGCCGCCTTCATGAACCAGATGTTTGGCTCTCTCCACATAGTCTCCGGTCATACCAATCGCGGCTGCTTTAAATTTAGTCTCTACATTGCCCAAGATTTCACACTGTTCTTGCACGGTGTTATATCTATGAACAATACCCAGCCCGCCAGCCTGTCCGATGCTGGTGGCCATCTCGTGCCCTGTAATTGTATCCATGGGGCTAGAGATAACTGGGAGTTCGAACCTCAAATCGCTATCGAGATCACTCGATATATCTACTTCTGTTCTGCTTTTAATGTCACTATACTGCGGGGCTAGCAACACATCGTCGAACGATAATGCTTCTTTCACCTTGTCTCCTTTTTGAGATTTTCTAAGTGCCTCTGAAGGTACCAAATTGCCTTTTCTATGTCCTGTATCGCGCTTTCTTTAAACCTATGTCGGCAAATATATTTAACAGCGTTGCCGTCATTAAACCCTAAGTTCCAGTCCTCTATAACGTCGATGGCTTCATATTTTGATCCATCGGGCTTATAATGAGTAGGGTGGTTCACCATCTCTTTCTTAATGCCTGGGAACATGCCCCTTCTATCCATTTCGTCTAAATTAGCTGTGCTCATGTTCCAGTACTCCCCAGGGCTCCGTCGCCCCTTTCTGTTATCGCGATGCTGTCTGCATATAAGTCATCGCTAGTCTCAATTACTCTGGCGTGTACCACCGGAACCAGGGTTAATTGTGCTATCTTATCTCCGGGCTTTATAACGCTCTCAATCAATCCGATATTGTGTAAATCAATAAAAACTTCACCATCATATCCCGCATCTATACAGTGTGCTCCCACAATAAGGTTTCTTTTGGCAGCAAGACTAGATCTATTCATTACTTGCAACATGTATCCATGAGGAAGTCCGAACTTTAAACCAGTCGGCAAAATAGCGTTCTGGCCTGGTCTTATAGTTATTGATTTTTTCTTGTCTTCGGGACAATAAAAAACATCCAGTCCTGCGTCAGATGGGTTGGCCCTCTTGGGATTCACAGCAGTGGGTCGGACCTTACAAAACTCAATAATCATTGATGCTCCTTTGATTTGGAGCTTTAAAGTAACATTGTTTTTTTTACTTGTCAACAATAAAAAGCATGAGGCCGGGGGAGGAAAAATCCTCCCCCGGCTCACTGTGTGCAACACTAAGTGTCAAACACTAAGTAATAAAAATTACTTTATTTCTTTAGCAAAGCTTTCAACTCATCAATCTGTGTTTGCTGAGCCTTAACTGCCTCTACCAAAATCGAAGTTAGCTTACCGTAATCAATACCATGATTTCCGTCTTCGTCTCCGTAGACAACCTCTGGTACGACTTGCTTCATCTCTTGAGCGATAAAGCCTACCTCTGCTCTGCCTCTATCGTCCTTCTTCATTTCATAAGAAACGCCTCTCATCGACATAACTTTCTCGATAGCTCCGTCAAGTTGCTTGACGTTCTTCTTGAGAGTTGCGTCCGAGAAGGTGACGAACTGACCGGCTTTGATCGAGTGCGTCTCTGGGACCAGGATAGAGATGTTGTTGGCTGCATCGCTCTCGGAGTAGAGAGCGCCGTGGAAGGTTGCCGAAGCTCCAGACATGTGTGAATTAATCATGTTCAACGAGTTCGATGACTCATCCCACATCAAGTAAGAACCGGCTTGATCGCCATAGAACTTAACATCGTAACCAGTACCATTTACACCGACAGTCAAAGTGCCGTCAGCCTGGGTATTACCGTCAATGTCAACATCGTCAAGGTTGGCTGTGCCATCAACGTCAATGTTACCAGAGAAGTCGCCTGATGCTGCATCAAGCTCACCAGAAAGCGTAAGGTTACGACCGCCGGTAATGTCAGCATTAGAGTCTAGGACCATTGCTTTATTAGCAGCAGCAGTACCATCGGTAATGCCATCGAGCTTCTCAAGGTCAGCTTCGCTCATGGAAGCGTTGCCGATAACAAAACTACCAGATGTTGTGATGTTGCCCTGGGCTGTAACAGCGCCAACTAGCTGTAGCTCTCCACTACCGCTCATGTTGCGGAAGCCAGAGAAGTCCTTATTACCATCAACGACAACTGCCTTGCTAGCAGCGACAGTACCATTGGTGATGCCGTCAAGCTTTTCAAGGTCGGCTTCGTTAAGATCGGCAGAACCGATGATGAACGAAGTACCAGCAGTGACTGCTCCTGTGGCAGTAACGTTACGGAAACCAGAGGCATCCTTGTCAGAGTCGACAACAACTGCCTTGCTAGCAGCGACAGTACCATTGGTGATGCCGTCAAGCTTTTCAAGGTCAGCTTCGTTAAGATCGGCAGAGCCGATGATGAACGAAGTACCGGCAGTGATTGCTCCTGCGGCAGTAACGTTGCGGTAGCCAGAGGCATCCTTGTTGGAGTCAACAACAACTGCCTTGTTGGCAGCGACAGTACCATCGGTGATACCATCGAGCTTTTCAAGGTCAGCTTCGTTAAGATCGGCAGAACCGATAACAAACGAGTTGCCAGAACCAAGCGCTACGTTTCCGTTGACGAACATTTGGTGACTTGAGCTTAGTGCCGACATGCTGTTGTTCCAGGCAAAGTGTGCATTTGCGCCACTGATATACATACCTGATCCATCTGCCTCATTGGCGGTGGCTGCACCATCAGAAAGGATCATCAACGAAGCTGAAACTTCAACGTTCTCAACCGTAGTGGTCTTGCTGTTGATTGTCACAACGTCAAGAACTCCGATCTTGGCGTAAGAAGCTGTTAGATCAGCCAGAGCAGCGAATCTACCACCAGTTAGTGTTGCCGTTCCATCAGTGAGAGTCCCACCAGTGATTCTACCACCAGCGTTGATGGCGTCACCTACGGTAAGGTCATCGTCCAAACGAAGGTCGCCCGAGAAGACGCCATTAGCGAAGTAAGCATCGCCAGAGCCAGTTACGCTACGCAAGCCAGAGGCTACGTCGGCGTTACCATCAAGGACAAGAGCCTTGTTAGCGGCACCAGCACCATTGGTGATGCCGTCAAGCTTTTCAAGGTCAGCTTCGTTAAGATCGGCAGAACCGATGATGAACGAAGTGCCAGCAGTGATTGCTCCTGTAGCAGTAACGTTGCGCAAGCCAGAAGCCACATCAGCGTTACCATCAAGGACAAGAGCCTTGTTAGCGGCACCGGCACCATTAGTGATACCATCAAGCTTCTCAAGGTCAGTTTCGCTCATGGAAGCATTGCCAATGATCAAAGAGCCTTCAAGCGTAAGGTCATTAACGCCATCCAAGTCCTTACTACCATCAACGACAAGAGCCTTGTTGGCAGCGACAGTACCATTGGTGATACCATCGAGTTTTTCAAGATCAGTCTCGTTAAGATCGGCAGAGCCAATGATGAACGAGCTACCAGCGGTAATAGAGCCAGTAGCTGCGACAGTGCTACCGAAGTAAGCAGCGCCGACCATCTCTAATGTAGAAGATCCCGAGATCTTCGTGAATTTTGCAGAACCAGTTGTTTGAAGGTCGGCAGCGACCTTAACGGTTCCTTCTGTTCCGAACTCAAGAACTTTAACGGTACTAGCCCCTGTTCTAAGTCCTGATCCGGATAATTGAATACTAGACATAAATAAATCCCCCTATATTTGATTATTTATTGTTTAATTGGCCTGGGAGTCCCAGGCATAAGATAAATAGTCTATTTGGCCCTCTAAAGGCGGGGACAATTCCACTGCTTATAACGTTTTTTTATAAGCCGTGACAATTATTCAGAATCTTTTTTAATCTTTTTCTTCATCCATAAGAACAACTTCTTCCACCAGGGTAATTTGTAGTACTCAAAGTCGTATCTGAGATCTACGAGTGCTAAATCAAGACCCTTAATCATTTTTTGTTGTTCTTTAACAACTTCTACCAAAAGCGGACCTACTTTCGAGTATTCCATACTCTCAGCATCGACACCGTTTGATTCGTACTCTACTATCTCCGGAAGAATCGCGCCCACCTCTTCAGCAATAAAGCCCATATCATTAACATCGCCGTTCTTCCACCTAAATGTCACCCCTCTGAGCCTCATGACAGTTTGGATAGGCGATTGTATTGTTTCTATATCTTTCTTATACCGACGAGAACTGTAGGTTCTCCAACTACCAGCCTTACCAGATCCGGAAACATTTGGAATATTGGGTAGCGTCAACATGTTTGTTACTTCGCTACCAGAAACTCCAACCCCAACGAAACCACCTTGACCTTCGCCAGTAAGATGTATTCTTTGTTTATTATTTGTTAAGATGCCAAGAGTATAGTTTGTTATGTTCCCAATAGTCCTGTTCCCAACATGCTCATCGCCATTATTAGTGAAGTCATCGGTACCATCACCTACTGCCGCCCATTCAAGGTTTCCATTGCCATCAACAGTGAGCACTTGATTAGCGTCACCCGAAGCGCTTGGCCAAACATAAGTATAGTTGCCGAGTGTTGTAGACCCTGTGATTTTAAGATAGGAGGCTGTAAGAGAATTTGCGCTCAAAGACAAAGTACCGGACATATTTTGGCTACAAAAAATCGATCCAGTAAATTGGTGTGAGTCGGTATAATCATCACCAAAGACGCTTGCTCCAGAAGAACTGAATTGGGTTTTATGTTTTATTACAGTATTTTGTAAATAAGCAGTCCCGGTTACGTGAAGATCGCCCAAAATTCTATGAGCGCCGGTCATAAAGGTATTGCCACGAATTTCCACATCACCAGCGGTCGCTGTCCAACCTTCCGTGTCTTCGTCATATCTAAGGAGACCTAAATTATAAGACGCGAGCGTGTTCACGTCTTTCATATGTCCCAACTTACCAGATTTTAGGCCGGACTTAACACCAGCGTTAAACTTACCGAAACTACCCATGTATTGCTCTCTTGGTACTCTCTTTCATTTTAAATAGTTAGAATTATTATAAAGCACTATCCGAGTAATTTAAAGTTGTGCCTAATAGATCTTGTAGAAAAGCCCCATTGCTCGTCATAGTCCAGCTTCGCCATGTAGGGTCTATTTATGTGCAATTCATCCCCTTTCCGCACACCCCAGCATTTTATACTAGTAATTGTTGACGTAGGGTCAATTGCTCTAACAACCCAATAGTCTTTTCCGTTCTTTGTTTTTTTCTTTACAATTTCTCTGGGAATGAACCAAGCAACCCCCAAATCATTGTCCCACTCACCTAGTGGTGGCACACAATATTCTCCCAACTTTCTCTGCACGTCTTTATTTACAACAATGTCAAACGGGAAAACTCCTGTTAAATCAGATATGTGGCGAATCTTCTCTTCGTCACTAAAGTCTCCTTGTTCTGCAAACGCCTCAATGTTGTTTAAAAACTTTTTTCTATTTTTAGGTCTCTCACACGCAACGGCTCCCCAAAAATGCTTAGTTCCGCTAAATCTTTCATCTATGAGAAGGTCCAGTGCTCCACACCGACAAAGAACATCCAGAGCTTTTTTATTTAATTTAGAATAAGAGATGTCTTCATTAAACAGAAGGTCTTCCGCAGTGTGAAATGGTCTGTTGTCAATGATTTGTTTAATTGCGGCATCACCAAGGCCCTTGACAGAGTTAAACGGCTGGATAAGGGTCTTATCGTCATCTCCGATTGTCCATTTCATAGTAGAGAGATTAATATCGATCGGCTGGATCTCATATCCCATCTTCTTAGCAATATTAATCGCTTGTTCTTTTCTGCCTTCCGGTTCTCTGTCTAGAAACGCAGCTACCCACTCAGAAGGATAATAATTCAATAGCCAAGCACATTGATAACTCAAAACCGAATAGGATACTGCATGGCTCTTATTGAAGCCGTAACCAGAGAAGTATTCAAAGTTAGCCCAAAGCTTTTCTGCGCTAGTTCTATCAATTCCTTTATCTCTGCATCCATCAATAAACTTCTGTTCTATTTCTATCTTTTGAGAGTCTCCCTTCCCCGTTCCTTTCTTGGTCAAAAGCTTTCTAAGTGCATTGCCTTCGTCCAGAGACACGTTTTTGCCCAATTTGTGAGCCAGCAAAGCAATCTGTTCCTGAAAAATAAGGAAGCCGTAAGTCTCCTGCGTCACCTCTTTCAGCAAAGGGTGGACGTAGTGTATCGATCCGGGGTTTTCTTTAGCTTCAACGTATGATTTGTCAACATTAGCGCCAAGAGGCCCAGGCCTGTAGATTGAGGTAATCGCAGAAATATCAATAATATTTTTCGGTCTAGCCCGGACACAAAATTCCTGCGCGCCCTCTTGTGTAAACTGGAAGATGCCCGCAAAATTGCCTTTGTGAAAGATGTTTCTATAAACATTCTTATCATTCAAATCAATCGCGTCAGGATGAAGATTTTGGTCATAATATTTCTTAATGTCATCGAATGTTGGATTTTTTATTCCATGATGTCTTTCGAGTATGTGCTCGATAGCGACTTCAATCATCCTCAACGTGCTCAGTCCCAAGAAATCAAATTTAATGAATCCGAGGGGTTCCAAATGCCTGACGTTTTGGCCCTCCGACCATGGTGTTTGAGTCACTCCCTTGTTTGTAATCAAGGGCATATACTTGTCTAGCTGTTCTCCGATCACAACTCCCCCAGCATGTCGACTAATCGACCTTACAGAGCCGTAAATTGCCTCAATATGTGTTTTAATAAATGGATATTTTTGTAAATACTTTTGTAGTGTGGAGGAATATTCCATGGTCTCTTCAAAAGTAGGAACATAAACACCGGACTTGATTCCGTGCTTCTTTTTCGCCGCAGGAGTCGCCTCTTGAATCATTTTAGATGTAACGGGGTTGACTTCCGTGAAGGGCACATTATAGAACTTAGATACATCTTTAATCAGAGACCGAAGTTGTAAAGTATTGTAATTAGAAATAGGCACGACAGTGTTTGCGCCCCACTCATCGACCAATAGGTTTGTTAGTTTCATTCTATCACTTACATCATAGTCGATATCAGGGTAGTCCTTGGCGTCTCTTCTCATAAATCTAGAAAACAGCAGGTCGTACTTTATCGGGTCTATCTGGGTAATACCCAAGACATACGACAAAAGAGAGCCCGCCGCACTACCTCTTCCTGGCCCGGAAAGCATCACTTCATTAGCTCTATCCGCGATTGCCTTCATGGTAAGGAAATACTTGCTAAACCCCCTCTCATCAATAATCTTTATTTCTTCCTTAAGCCTCTCAACATAGTCTGGCTTGACGTGTAGATTCATTTTCTTAAGGCCGTCTATGGCGAGTTTAGTAAGAGCGCCAGTTGCAGTATTGTCCGGCGGGACAACAAATTCAGGAAGCCTAACAGTGCTGTCTGGCATAAAGTCCTCGATCCTTTCAAAAGCTATCTTATGTGTGTTGGTAATTGATTTTAATATTAGATCATCATCATATTCAACATCGCACATTGAAGAGTACTTCTTGTACTCTTCCCACATCTGGTCGCCGTTCTTTGGATACAGTTCCATGCCAAATTCGTCTACGTCAACAGGAAGCTCATCTGTCAGCCACTCAGGCTTCTGGGCTCTCCCCAAAAATCCAAGACGCTTATAAAGTTCCCTATCTTTCCAAGCGTCAGGATTAGGGTAGTGACTATCTGCCGTGGAAATAAGCTCCATTCCATACTCTTCGGCCACCTGTATGATAAATTTATTTAGCTCGTGTTGCTCTGGCGCAGAAAACCACTGAAGCTCCCCGTACCACCTATCCCCAAAGATAGATTGCATCTTCTCAGTTGTTTCGCGCATGGATGCTAGAACAGCATCAGGGCCGTCGTCACGATTATCCCAATAGTTGCCTGCATACACGCCACCAAGGCAAGCAGACGAAGCAATAATACCGTCATTATATTTCTCCAATAATTTATAGTCTACACGAGGATACCGATATCTATTGTCCCCCTCATAGGATTTAGAAATAAGAGAGAAAATATTGTTCAGTCCCTTCTGGTTCTGTGCGAGCAAAATGAGATGGTTCTTTTTCTTTATTATGTTGGCTTTTGCCTTTGAATCCATTTCATTTTCAATGGACATATTGTCCGAGTTCTTTAGTTTCTTGGCCTCTTTCTTATCCTCTTTCGCCTTTTCATAGGCTTCTCTCCAATCATCTATCGATGGTAAGAAATAGGCTTCTACACCAAAAATAGGCTTAAAATTCTTTCCCTGTTGCTTCATTTTTCTAGCATGAAGGATTTGGTAGGACATGCCATTGGCGTTTCCATGATCTGTGAGAGCCAGGGCATCGCAGCCATTCTCATAAGCAAAGTCCATATGCTCCTGTGGATAACCAAGAGCATCGAATGGAGACCCGACCACGCTGTGCGCGTGCAATCCTACAAAAGGAATTGATGATTTGCTTCTTTGTGTCATTGTTTTTTCCTTATAAGTCTGGCCGTTGTGTCTGCTGGTTTTGTAACATCGCTATATTTGAAGCCTTCCACAAGGTCTCCTATGTATACCTTATCTCCGAACAATCCCTCACATTTATCATTAAAAAGTCTAGCCTTTAATGAAACCGGAGTAGTGCCTTTTAAAAATTCGTATCCTAGTCTAGTAGGACGCCAATAGCCAGGCTCTCCTCGCTCTACAAGACCCCAATGTTTTAGCGTAGTCAGCTTCTTTCCATTTAAATGGTTGGGAACATTGCGAGCAATGTGAACGTAATCACCGCCGCCTGTTTCATCGAGCCATTTAAGTCCCATCGCCATGGTCTTGTTCAAAGGCCTATCTTCATACTTCACTCTCCTGTCACAAGCAGGGCATCGAAATCCTTGGCATTTTCTCTCTTCCGTAAAGAAGTGCTTTTTGACTGTTTCTACGCACATGTCAATCCACCCTTTTCTTGTGCTCATCATGCTTTACTCTCCTTAATTATTTGTCTAATTCTCACTAACGAAAGGATTGCTGCCGCGAGTATAAATATCGTATATACTACCAAAAAAAATGTTGCATACTCATAGGCTGCAAATATAGAAAGCGTCGCCGGTATAAAATGTATCTTACCGAGTATAAGACAGATAAAAGCAATTTTTGTTAGGATGTGTAAACGATTCCACCATTCCATTATAGAACGCTCAAATATCTTTCGCCACGGTCACACAAGAACGTGACCACACAACCATCATACTCATTCTGCTGCATCCATCGCTCAGCCGCCAGAACATTGGCTCCCGCGCTAATACCAACAAAGAGCCCCTGCTCTCTCGCCAATTTTTTCGCGCTTTCAATGGCATCCTCAGTTGAAATATCAATCGTCTCGTCTATCTCATCTCGATTTACGAGGTAATCTCCACCGTCTCCAATACCCTGTATTCCATGCACCTTGCCTTCAGCAGGCATCACCATCACAAATTTAGGAGCTTCTTGGTCAACAAACTTTTCCATAGCCCTCTTTGTTCCCATTATAGTTCCCCCAGTCCCAGCACCAGATACTATCGCGGCAATTTTTTCCTCTCCTAGACCAATCAGTTGTCTTTTAATTTCCATACCAGTAGTCCATTCGTGGCATTCTACGTTGTCAGGGTTAGAAAATTGTTTAGGAGAAAAATAGCCGCTATTCTCCTCCACCATCTTGTCTCTTAGTGCAATCGCACCTTCAAAGTCGCTCTCCCCCACCTCTATTATTTCCGCTCCAAACAATCTCATCATTTGCTTTCTTTCTTCGCTCATATTGCAAGGCAGTATGATTATAACCTTGTACCCCTTAACGGAGCCTAGCATCGAGAAGGAAATCCCGGTATTGCCCGAAGAGGCCTCTACAATAGTGTCCCCCGGCTTTATCTCGCCCCTCTCCTCGGCTTTGCGGAGAACATAGCTTGCCATTCTATCTTTTATAGAGCCCGTTGGGCTGTACGTTTCTAGCTTTGCGTAGAGCTTGGGTGCTAGCTTTATTAAAGGCGTTTCCCCAATGTAATTTAGAATATCACTCACTCTCAACTCCTATACCTTTTAGCGAACGAGGGTTTAATACCCTTTTGTTGGGCCTAAGTAGGCCTTCCGGTTTATTTGCAATATAGTAACAGTAATCATCCCAATTGTCTATATTAAAATAATACTTAGCCTCTTTTATAGCTTCTAAGGCTAAATCTCCAAAAACATCACTCAAGCTAAAAAATCTCGCCGAGTACTGTTCTTCCGGTGGGAGTAGAATTTTTTTATCGCCCCACTCTCTGTTGAGATATCGAGAAGTTCCTTCTTTTCTAACCTTATCAATAAGTGCCAAGCAATCATCATAGTTAAAAGTAAAAGGCAAGTATTCATCATCTGCAACTGTTTTACCTTGCCAAGAGAGAGAAAAATTTTTCGGACGTGAAATTTCCCTTCTATTTTCTCTCAACACCTCTGGATCATGCACCCCGTGAGCAAACGAAACAAAAAACTTGTTCGGGACGAGCCAACTGCTGAGCCTCCCAATCATCTCGTTCGCCACTTTGGCTCCGTATAGTATGCTCCAAGCCTGACTGTCTCTCTTATCTCTGTCGTGAGGATGAATAGCGACATAATATATCGGTATCCTTATTCTAGACTCGTGAGGAAAGACTTCAAAATTCCTATACGCATAAACGGGATCTTCTATGTAGTCTCCCAGGCGATCCTTTATCAAGGGCATCATGTCATTATGACAAATTACAAATATTGTTTCACATCCCGCATAGCCACAGTCAATCACTGCCCTCTCTACAGCTAAATAATTTTTAGCAATTGGCATTAAACAATCATGCCAAGGCATATTAAAATCTAATTTTTGACCAGCCACAGGTATTATCCCGGCTAGATGATATCCAGGCTCCATTATAGCTCCTCATTGTCGAAAGTTATATTTCCATATTTTACAAACTCTCTTTCCACCTGCGGCATTACCTCTCTTCTCATAAAGTCAAGCTTAATAGGTCTGTACCTTGGCTTGCTTGGGCTGTTTTTATAAAAACCATTTCTTGGCCCTCTTAAATCGCTGTCCTTAAGCATCTTGTCTGTTTTGAATCTACACATTGTATCAGAAAAATTAAAATTATTAAGCTGCTCTGCTGTCAGGGACGACTGTGATATAACAACGTTTTGTGGTATTTTTCTGATAATAACTCTATGCGCCAAGGGGCTGTCGATGTCATACAATTCCAAGAAGTGTGTGTCTCTGTTAATATTTGAAAGAAACCAATCATATACCACGTAATACGCTGTCCTCTTAGAAGTTTCAAACGGCAGTCCAGTGACTAAAGAATCATCAAAAATTCTCAGGCTGTTATATTTTATAGTTATCTTAACCGTATCCGAGATAAAAACACTTAATAAGTTTTCTTCCGCGTTCACGCGAATTGAATTTACCTTCTCGCTAATCGGACACTTACCTTGCAGAACTAAATCAAACAATAATTGATCTATGAGAGTCTTCTTATTCGCAACCATAGTGGGATGCTCTATGTTCTTCAATACTTGCTTATTCGTAAAAAGATCGTACTTGAAGACATCTTTTAATCCACTCAATATAAGTTTAGAGTCATTGTTTCTAGTGTAAACAAAAGAGGCCAAATTGTTTCCAATTACGACCTCATCCCACTTATAAATATGGTTTTCAAGACTAGCAGCCAAAGATCTCCTCACAAGCCATCTTTTTAGCTTTTCTGTGCCATTTGTTTAAGAGCCTCAAGTGCTTCGGTCTCTCTCGGCACCTTCCGCCTTTTTTAGGATATCGAATTCCAGTTACCCAAGCAGCAACCCATCTCTTCTTGGTGCTCTTATACTTGCACTGCCTATCTACCTTTTTTAGTTTTTTAACAATGTGTTTTAGCCATGAATCAGCACATGATATTGGGTCGGTCCTGTCCGTTCCGTAGACTTTTTCATAAATAGGCCACTGTTGCAAGATGCCTATCGCCATCGGCCTTTTGCCGCTTTTGCTAAATTTTCTGTCGCCTTTCGCCTTTGGGTTGTACCCAGACTCCATACAAGCAGCGGCCAAGACCATTCCTCTTAGTTCAGTGGGAACTTCATACTTTTTCTCAATCTCAACCAAGTCCCAAAGCAAATCAAAGTCTATATTTTCTTCCTTGGCATACTTACAATCCGTCGCAGCAAGATAAACTATATCTTCATACTTTGGGTACTGTTTCTGGCAAGTATCACCATCTTGAGACAGTGCCGCCGCAAGGACACTTACAACTAAATAAATCATATTTTTGCCTATACCTATATGCCTTCCTCGACATTAGTAATCGCTAGAACATAATTCTCCAAAAGAAGATTAATTTCATCACCATCAACACTTATAGTTTGCAACATAGAGTTTTCAAATATAATCTCATCGCCCACAGAAAAGTCGTTCTTGCAGTCTTGAGCAGTTCCCAAAACTTTGGCAAATCCGTACTGAACTGGCGGCTTGTACCCCTCTGGGAGTAGCACCGTTGTCTCCTCTTCAGCAGGCTTCTCGACTTCCAGCATTATCATTCTATTAACAGGCTTGTAGCTCATCATAATCTCCTATCCGCATTTAGCATAGCCACAAGAGGTGCAGGTAGCGCACCCCTCTATATAAACAAGGCCGTCAGATCCGCACTCTGGGCAGTCTTTATCGGACGCCTTGGCTCCATCTTCAATATATTTTTTTAGAACTCTCGCAGTGACTTTAGAAAAACTAAACATGTCGCTGTCTCTATCCTTGTTCAATTGTTCAACTACATATTGTACACCAGAACCGTGTCGCAAAGCAAGAGATATCATCCTAGTGAATACCGAGTGGTTTGGATTGTCGAAGACTTTTACAATATTTTTTATAATAACCTCATCTCCGTTATCCCCAAACTTAAGGTCATACACGCTATTGGTGCTTTTTCTTGGATGTTTAATGATAGTTCCATGGGTGTATTTCTTTGGTATCTCAACAAAAGTCGATAGCCCTCCCATAATCTCATATGGCTTGCCATCCATAAGTCCTACTAGGACAGTCCATTCTTCACCCTTAATCGTTGGCCGATGAATTTCACATTCCAACTCAATCGGCCTCTTAGGGGCATCAATTTGAGGGAAACCCATTTGTTCTTCGGTCCCCGGATCGTCAGTAATTAACACACCACTTCTAGAGCCATCAACATAAACCGTGACGCCCTTTAGGCCCTTTCTCCAAGCTTCGAAATACAATTCAGCAACAATCTCCGGAGAGGTACCTTTCGGCAAATTTATCGTAGAACTAATTGAGTGATCAATGTGTCTTTGAATAAATGATTGTATTTCTATTCTTCTAGTCCAATCAATTTCATGACTTTCCGTAAAAAATGATGGCACCTGTTTTGATGTGGTTTCATTCATATATTGTTGTACATTATGGTGGTATACTTTGAATTCTTTCCACCTGTCTCCCAAGTCATCAACAAAGTCAGCAGTCACGTTCTCACTGTGATCGAGCTTTCTTCTTCTGGTGTAGGAGTTTCTGAAAACCGGCTCCAGTCCCGAACTTGTTTGACTCATTATAGAAACAGAGCCGGTAGGAGCATTCGTCAAAATAGATATATTTCTTCTACCATGTTTTTCAATTTTCTTTCTCAGCGCCGCAGGCAATGACTTTATAAACGCATTCTCCTTTTCAGTGTCCCACGAGAACACCGGGAAAGCGCCTCTCTCGATAGCAAGTTCTACACTCTCTTCATAAGCAGACACCTTTAAAGTTTTATAAATTTTATCGATAACCTTCAGTGCCTCATCCGAATCGTAGGCCAAGCTTAAGCATGCCAGAGCATCGGCTAAACCGTGCGTTCCGAGACCAGTACGACGACCATTAGAGCAAGTGTCATACAGCTTTTGCCACAGTGCCTTTTCATCAGCCATGTCTGCCACCGTCCTGATGTTTTCGAGCTTTTCTAGCTCTAGTTCCACAAGGTCGTCCGAAAGCCTCATAGCAGAGGAGACAGTGCGTGAAAATTTAGCAAAATCAAACGCCGCCTTATCTGTAAATGGCCTCTTTACAAAATTCTTTAGATTGATAGAAATCAACCTACAGCTATCATAAGCCGACAAGGGCAATTCAGCACAAGGATTCACACACTCTGTTTTAAATTGCTCGTATTCATTCGCAGGCAAATATTTTAAGATATTGTCCCACATAAGCAGCCCAGGTTCTGCCGTAGCAGTAGCGGATTCAACCACTAGTTGCCACAACTCGGAAGCCTCCACTTCTTTTGTTATGGTGGGCTCCTCAGAATCAACCGGGAATCTTAAGGTAAACGACTCATTGTTTTCCACCGCCTTCATAAACTCATCACTTATCTTCACAGATACATTAGCTCCAGTAACTTTTGTTAAGTCTTGCTTCATTGTGATAAATTTTTCAATGTCAGGGTGCCTTATGTCCATGCTAAGCATCAAAGCTCCTCGACGACCATTCTGTCCAATCATGCGGCAAACGTAGGAGTAAAAATCCGCAAAGCTCCATGCTCCGCTTGTGGTTCCAGCAGAATTATTAACGGCAGCGTTCTCAGGGCGCAAATAGGACAAGTCCAGCCCCACTCCACACCTGCGCTTGAATAAGTTAGCAAGATCCTTTCCCGCATCAACAATGGAGGAAATATTATCCTGGGGTGGCCCAACCACAACGCAATTAGACAAAGAGACGTTTACATGATTGTTACCTATACCCATCATTGGGGACCCCTGGGGTACAATATAATCAAAGTTTTCAAGAACCTCATATACTTGCTCCTCCGACATAGCGCGAAGGCCATTAAATTTGTTCTCTACCCTCGCAAACTCTTTTGCCAGTCTCCTGTGCATGTCCGCAGGGGTTTTTTCTAACAAATTGCCCGACTTGTCTTTCAGACAGTATTTTGTCATCCAGACATTTGTGGCCAGTTCATCACCTTTAAAATATTTTAGAGTTGCCTCTTCTACTACTTGCTTATCAAACATTATTTCTTATTCTCCTCCCATTGTTTGTATATTTTTTTCATCTCTTTTTGCTGTCTCTTGACCTCGTTAACCTCCATCTCCTCGATGGTCTCGTCCGTAGGTTCTAAAACTTCAATTTTTACGTTTGATGTATCAAAAAGTAACGGAAACACAATTCCGTCAGGGCCGTTACGGTTTTTTGCGACGTACATCTTTCCGGTGTTGGCGACCTTATCTTCCTTTGTTCTTGAGACCGTGCAGATGAAGTCGGCCACAAAACATTTGTTAAAAGCTTCAGATATTGCTTCCATAGTAATTACTGCTTGATTCAAACCAGTCCTGTTCGTTTGAGATGCTGTCCAAACTGGACATTCATATTCTTTTGCGATTGCTCGCAGTTCTTCATAAATAGACTCTAATTGGTTCCTTTTCTCTTTAAAATTTGTCGTCGCTTTCAGAATATCGGCGTAGTCTATTATGATTAAATCGACTTTCTTGTCTCTTTTCAATAACTTATCTAATGATGCCCTAACAGTATTTACGGTTGCAGATTTCGTAGGATATTCTTTAATAAATAAATCTCCCTTGACCTCTAAACAAGTTTCCTTAATTTTGTCCTTGAAAGCGTTCAGGCCAGAGAGCGGGTATCTAGTTATACAACTGTCGTACCTCTGGCCTACTACCTCTTCCGATAGTTCCAGAGTATAATGCGCCACTGTCTTACCGGATATAAGAGCACTTGCCCCCAAGTGCACAAGTGCATGAGATTTTCCAGCGCCAGTCGGAGCAACAACTACTCCCAACTCTCCTTTTCCCAACCCTCCCTTGGTTATTTTATCAATCCTAGCCCACCCACTACTAACCGGGTTCCTGGCCTTAAACAGATACCGAAGCTCAAAATCCTTCTTGTAATCATGCCCGTGGTCGTTGTCAACCCCAAGTTTGACCGCCTCGTCTATAACTTTTTTAATCTCTTCGAATGAGGAGCTATCCAACAACCCCACAGAGACCATCATAGCCTCTTTTAGTTTTTGCTTCTTGCAAAAATCTAGTGAGGTGTCCTTAACATACTCAGAGTCTTCAATATCTTTGGTCCTGACTCTTGTGAAAAAATCACGAACTTGCTTCTTTACAAGGTCAGCGTGGTCCTCCAATTCAGTTCTTAATATAGAGTCAAGAATCTCGCCACTGGGGTGTACCTTATACTTTTCTCTATATTCGAAAACAAGGCTCGTAAATACTTGTAGATACTTAGATTCAAAAAACTTGACATCCAAAACCTCTTGAATCTGCTCAGAGAAAGCCCGATCTTCTAGAATTAGTTGTACAAGCTTCTCTTGAAAGTTTTTTCCATATAGAGAAAAGTCTTCTTGCAACTTCCCCTCCTGCTTTTGTAGTAATATATAAGAAATGAAGTTATTTGTCAATCAATATCTTATTGAATCTTTGAAAAAGATCCGACCAACTGCTCTCTCCAAAGCCATCAAGAGTCATCATCTTAATTATTTCTGTTTTATTAAGAAACAATTCGTCCTTTTCAATAATAGATCTTATCTTCATCTTTGTGTTCACGCTGATATTAGGCGAACTTAGTTGCATCAACTTATAGTTTTCTCTAACAAGCTTCTCTTCTCCTAATATGGAAGAGAATGCTTTGACACCATCAATATTTTCTTGACAATGATGGAGAACCCTTGCTATTGAGGCCTCCTCTTTTTCTTTCATAAAGGGAAATCTTTTCTTTACCGTCGCCAAGCCAACTCCCTTGACGCCCGGAAGATTGTCATTCTTATCCCCCGCTATGGCCCTAGCTAGCGCAAAGTTGTTCGGATGAATTCCGTATTCATCAACAACGCGATTAACGTTTAGAACCTCTTCTTGCGTTGGTCGGTATAAAACTGTCTCTTTGTCCAAAACTTGTATGAAGTCTTTATCACTTGACACTATAACCTTTTGCCAACCGGCATAGTCCTGTAGTTGACAAGCAAAAGCGATCAGATCATCTGCCTCTATGCTCTCAAACATAAGTTGTGCCACCGGCATATAACTCAAATATTCTACTAGGCGTGTCTGTTGCCAAATCTTGTTTTGTAATTCTTGGTTTTCCGTCAGGTTTCGTATTGTTCTGTTCAATCGAATAGGGTTGCGACCCTCTTTATAGTTCTTATTAACGCTCTTTCTGCGCCTTGAACCGCCCGCTCCATCCCAACAAACAACTATTCTGTCCGGCTTTATATCCCGGCACAGCTTTTGTAATATTTTAAGAAAGCCCTTAAGGCCTCCAATCGGCTGTCCATTTGTAGACAAAGAAGGGTCTACTATATAAGCTCGGTAATAAGAGTTCAGAGCATCTATGAAAAGTACTCTTTTAATCTTTTTCTTGGAGCTTATCAATTTTTAGCACCCTGAACGCCAGAACGCCATCTATCTTCTTCGCAGCTAAAGCGAGCTTGTTCATGTGAAGCTTTAAGCTCGGATTTGTTAAAAAGAATTTTATAGTGCATACTGTTAGCTCCGATTTTTCGCTGAGGCTTTTTGACGGAAACGAGTTAACAATTGTGACTCCACATAATGCTCGCATTTCGTCAAGAATCTCAGTAATATTTCTTTCTTTATCAGATTTTACAGAGACTTCCGCTTTATAAACATCGTGCTGCAATGCCTCTAAAATAACTTCTTTGATTTTATCCTTTAAAACCATATATTTATCCTCTTTGTATAAATAGTTCGAAGTTATTTTAGAACCCATTACTCTGCATCTACATTATAAAAATCTGAGGCGTCCCCGGTTCTATTGTGAAACTTAAATATAATCTCTTCTTCCATAATCTCTAAAATACGATCCTTGAATTTTTCATTTTTAAGCTTTTCACTCCAACTAGAACCTTGAAACTTTTCTTCAGTTCCGTCTTTATAGGAGATAGCATACCAAGGGCCTCTTGAAGTAAAGTGCTCAGAAGACTTTATCGCCTCCAGCCAACTTTCCTCATCTTGGACCCTGACGTCATCGCCCCATAAGATCTTGAAAGTGCACTCCCTCGCCTGTGTTCCAAACTTAGACTTTTCTAGCTTCGCTTTGACTTCCGAACCAATTCTAAAGCCATTTTCGTCTTTAACAAACGAAGCTTTAGACTTACGTCCAGTAAGCCAAATGCGCAAATCATATGCGTAATGCATCGCCTTTCCACCGGGCGTAAAATAAGGCGTTGTCATCGCCTCCGCGACATTGGACGTAATATTGGTCTTTAGCTGGTTAAGGACAAGCAAGGTTGCCTCCGCGTTGGCCAGAGGAATAGTCAACTTTGCCATGCCCTTGGATAAAATTCTGGGCTTAACAGCCATTGAAGAAAGAGGGTTAAAGTCTCCCTCAATATCAGTGATCGCTGGCGTCAGAGCCAAGCTGTCCCAAACAAAGAGCATTTTATTTTGATTGCTACCAAGCAACTCTTCTATTGTCTCAAGAACAAACTCTACGCTTTCCGCTTGGATATACAAAACGCGATCCAGGTCGCAACCGGCCTTAGCAAGAAAGTCAGGATCGATCGCTGACTCTGAATCGAAATAAATGACATCAATGTCCTGCTTTTGTGCGTTTGCGGCAATCTGTGCCGCAAGGTAGGATTTTCCTGTGGACTCTAAGCCCGCAATCTCCGTTATCTTCCCAATTGGTATTCCAGCGAGCTTCCCTTTACAAATAATAGAATCGAGCCAACGAGACCCAGTGGGGATCCACCCCCTCACTTCTGTTGGATTGTCCTCAGTTAAATTATAGGCTAAATCATATCCTGCTTTACGGTTAATAATCTTTCGCATCTCTTCCATGCTTAACCGACCTAAATTATTTGTGGATGCTTTTTTACTGCTTCTTGCCATTATAAAATCCTAATTATAGTGTTAAAAGGCGACGTGGAGTGTAGAGTGGAGGGGGGCCGACTAAACACCCCACGTCGCGGTAGCGCTTAAGAGTTCATCAACTCATTAAAAGCACTATCGACAGAGTTGTCTTCGCTCGTCAAACTAGCCTGGGACGTGTTATCCGCGCCCGCATCCGACACCTCTTCATCGATACTGGTCATGTAGTCATGGAGCATCTTGCCGACATCCTCCGGGCTCGGACGCTCAAAGAGCGAATCGATATCCGGAATGGCCTCAAGAAGCTTGCCTGCCTCGTCACTGTCCTCCACCATCGGAGACGTATGCCTACGTGGAGTGATGGTGGTTTGAGGGAACTGTGCTCCTGCGGGCTTGCCATAAGTAATAACAAGGTCCGTGCCACTGTCTACATCCGTAATATCCCCGTAATCAGGATTTAGGACAAGGTTCAGAAGTTCCTGGTAGGCTGTACGACCGAAACCCCACATCCTCACTCCCTGCTCCTCCTCTCCTCGCACGAGAACTGGTGCAAAGAACCGCTGGCGTGCACTAAGGCTCTTCGCCATCTTTACGCTATCAGGATCGCCCTGCTTGTAAAGAGTTCTTACAAAATCATCGAGAGGACAAGAATCACCGAAGTTCTTCTTTGGACTCAGGAACGGCGTGTTGTTCCCAAGGTTATAATGGAACCAAAATTCCTTGAACGGGTCTCCGTCTGCGGTAGGAACAATGCGAATGGTCTGCTCGCCATCCTTTGGACGCCAAAAGTTATTCTTCTCGTTGCCCTTGCGATTCAAGGACGCTAGCTTCTCTTTCATCTTAGACATATCAATACCCATGATAAACTCCTTTTAGTCAATGGGATAGAGTATGGTCAGCAAATTTTCCAACCATCTCATTTGTGAGCCAACTATAACTCACACAAAAACGTTTGTAAAGTTAAAAATCAATTTTTTGTTCTTGTATATGAGACGAATGCATGACGCAATAGGCATAATCTCTTTCGTATTCAGTAGGATAGATTCCAAACGCTGTTCTGGTTTTTTCGCCATTTTTTTCTTTAACAGACGTTGTTATTTTACGCAGTAAAGAGCCGTCTGTCTCTAGTTTTTCTTTATTAATAGCGTAGTAGAGACAGATCTCGCGAGGATATTCTAAATCATAAAAAAGCTTATCCTCCCCCGTCTCCGGGTCTGTTATCCCGAAAGTCGATATCCTACAGACATCAAGAGGGTCAGAGAAAGTATTTATAACCGCATCTGTGTTATAACAAACATTCAGCATGTGCATAGTAGAAACTACCATTTGGTTTATTTTATCATGATACCCAATAACCGGCAGTTCACCGAGAGCCGCCTCAACCTTAGAGTTTTCAACAATGTACATTTTTTCCAAAAGTGCCGACCTGGCATACTGCTGTAAGACATTGAAGACCACTTTGTGCTGCTTCTGTTTGATATCGGAAAGCAGACTATCATCGGGCTTAATATAAAGAACATAAAGTGGATTATTTTTTAGTTTTTCTAAAATCCTAAGAGAGGCACCCGATATGTCTCCCGATCCTCCTAAAATTAGTAAAATAGGACCAGAGATCTTTTCGAAAAAAGCCTTTCTCAGCCTAGTTTTGTTCTCGTAATCTTCGTGAGATTTTTGCGGAGTTATATACAGGTAGTTAGGTTCTTTTTTCTTTTCAGAATTTATTTTATAAACTTCGTATTGCGGATACGATTTAAAACAGTCGGCGACAGCGCACCCTGCGTCTCCTAATCCAATAATAGTTTCCATTATAACCTCTTTGTTCTCATTGAGCCGTAGTCCTTGCCTATACTCATGTTTACCTTAAATTTAGCCAAGTCAGTCTCAGAAAAAACATTCACCATCTCGCTGAGCAAATCCTTATCTTCCATATCAAAATCAATTACCAGAGAGTCGTGCACTGAAAACGCTATGTGTGACTTTCGATCTTTTAGCAGATTAAAGACTTTTATCATCGAGCGCAAAAACATGTCGCTAGTCGTGCTTTGTACAATGTAGTTGAAAGCGCGGCGCTCGTCTACTTCAATTGTCCTTCCAAAGGGCGTCTTGACCTCTTTGCCGTTGAAGTGGCTTTTCGTAATGTCCTTTCTCTTAAAAACGGATTCTAACTTATCGTTCTTCGCCAGCGGGTTGTACAGCCATGCAAAAACCTTCTTTTTTATTTCCTCTCTGCCCTCTGTGGATGCAAAAATATTGTTGCCTATCCACTCATGTATATCTTTGTCAGGCTGTTCTACTCCAGAAAGTGCTAAAACTGTTCTCAGTTCCGCAGCGTTGAAGTCCAATTCAATAAAAAGATCATTATTTGGTTTAATAACTGCTCTAAAGTCCTTGTCCAAAGTCAGGATTGGGAAAGATCCTTTCTTAGTCGTAAGCCGTCCGGTTCTTGTACCGGCGATATCGTAAGATATGTATGGACTAAAAGAATTAATCTTCTTGAGGAAGTTCCTGGTTTTGGGCTTTGCAAATATGTCTCTAATTCCACCCACGTCTATGTTTAGCTTCCTATATTTTACGTCATGTATTATAGAAGAGAGTTCAACCAAAAAATCATAATTGTCTGGCTTATGGTGCGTATTTAAAACGTGCTCCGTTATCTGATTCTTCATATCGCAATACTCTAGTAAAAACCGCTCTTGAACTAGGTCAAAAAAACACAGTTCATTCATATCAACTTTCGCAGTCCGAAAAGACCTTTGGAAGGCCTTAAGTTTTTTATTTATTTTAGCCCAGCCCTCTCTCATGTGAACAGGGCACACGTCAGTTAAAGAAGATCCGACACAATATAGGCTTGCATATTCTATCTCACCAGGAATATAAGGCACATATCCCCAGGTTCTAGTCATCCCCTTCGGAATGTCATTGAAGTCAAGCTCACCGTTTGCATATACAGCAACACACTGATTTTTATCGTCAAGCGTTTGAAATAACATCTATAACTCTACAGTAATTCTTCTCTTTATCTCCAAATCACTATAAAATACGCCGAGCGCTAAGTCAATAGAATTATTTTTTATACTTCGAGAGTAAATTGATTGTAACAGAGAGTTAGCTTGCGCCGTAGAGATATCTATCTTTTCCTCCGCCAATCTCAGCTTGAAGTACAGCTTTACCCAGTGCTTTACGCCGTAGTCTGCTATAGCGCCTTCCTTGCTAACAGTGGTTCTAGCTAATTTTTTAATTTTTAAAGTTCCGGTGGATATAGAACCAAGATAGGAGCCTTTTGTTGGACAATTTTGATTAAAAACCAATTCAGGGCGTGTGGTCTCAGGTTCTCTCGCCACGTATGTGTTGTAAAATGTTGCCGCGTGTTTTATTAAAATATCAACATCTAATGTGGAAGTTTTAACATAATACTGGTCAAACAGTCCCATCTTTGTCACTCCGTGTTGTTGCATAAAAAGTTGCATTCTCGGTGAAGATATGTTTGCAAGTAGCCTCCAAGGAACGTCTCGATCAACGACAAAGCCAAAATGATTTGCTATTTTTGAATAATTATCAAAATTTGGATTTTCATAAAAATCAGTAACCTTTAGATTTTCTCTAGACTTACTAATATTCTCTATTTCAATGGCCAAACCACCATTCAAAATATTAGAATAAATGCTTCTTGTGAATCCGGTTCTAGTAACCGGGTTCTCTGTGACGACTTGATAAATAAAATTCTCGAAATGATGCATAAACTCTTTAAAGTTCCTAATCTTTTCCACCAGCCCTCTAGAGTTTAGATAATCTGTGAAAGCTTGGAAATAAGTCTGCATATATGCCTCGTGAGAGTTATTAATGCTCTCATATCCTCTCTTGATTTTCATATCAACAAGAAAGCCTGCATTTGCTCTTATTTTATTGTGTTGCTTGGCAACATTATAATAAGTTGCCATGGCGTCAAAAGCATCGTGAACAAAATTAGTGACAAAGATTGGGCTCGCGCTGGTGTTTGCTATAATAAGCCGACCGCTGTCTACACCGTCTTGATAGGTTCCCGCCATATTGACCGTATTAAACTGCATGTCTACAAGTCCGTAAAGACCGATCACTCCCCTAGTAGATCCAACATTGGTGATGTTGCGATTAAAAAGATATTCTAACTCTTCATTCTGTCTAGAGAAAAAAGCTGTCCCTGCTTTCATGCCCCCTCTGTAAAGTTTCGATGTTATATCAACCAATTTATTGTGCCCCCGCTTCATAATTAGCTTCTATACTAGTTTGGAACCCACCGGATGAGTCTATACTGCTTCTAACTTTCGTAATTACGTAATAGCCGCCGATTCCAAGGCTGTTGGCGATGTTGGTAGCCGTGACTACCGGCCTTACAGGGTTCCCAAACGGTGTTCGAATTCCAGGGAAATTGGGAGCGATATAAACAACCATGCCGGGATAAAAAATAGTATTTCCAAATAAATCAATATCGGCGTTGTGGAACTTTAACATCCTTCTCGCACGGTTATTGCCAGATTTGTCCCTAAGCGCTGCATCTGCGGCCTCTTGGAAGTATTGTATATCGTTCCCTTTAAACTTAATGCTTCTTGTTAAGCCCTTGTTGTAGCCTGTGCCTAGAGTCATAATTCTTCCGTCCTCTTTTTGTTGTTCAAATTTCTTAAAGCCTTTCAGCGCTGTCCTTGAATCCATGTAGATGTAGTAGTAAGAATTAATGTTTTTTAGAGTATAAGAACGTGTGTTCTTTGCAAAAATGTCGGTTCCGTCGAGCCTGTCTCCTCTCTCTAAAGCCCTACCTTCTACTTTATTCATAATTTTGCCAGTGCTGTTGTAAACCTGTCCCTTTACAGTATAAAGGTCCGAAACCTCCGTGTCCTCTTGACAATCAGCGCCGAGGGCCGGAAGAATCAATTTATCAAGCATATTTTGTACAAACTTGCCGATATCATAAGTAACGTGTCCGCTTTCCATAATTTCAGTAAGATACCAATAGGTAAAAAGATCTAAAGAAACCGGAATATCAGCGATCGATGCTTCGTCTGTCTTTTCTGCTTTTTTAGCGTTATCTTTTTTGTGTTTATTAGCGGGCTTTCTTACAGAGAACGGACCCGTTTCCGTGCTAGCAGAACCAACAATCATATTAAATTTCTTTATATACGCATTCTTGTCTTTGTTTCTTGGGCTGTACACTCTCTTCATTACCGTGTTTAAAATATTTCCAAAAGTTACAAAATATATTTTATATCCACCACTGCCGGAGAAGCGTCCATTAGGGCCACCCGCTGCCGGAAAGTCTCTAGCGTCATTCGTCCTTGCGGCTCTGTTTCTAAACGCACGATTTGTGGCGGATATTAAGTTTTCGCCAATCTTGCCTTGAGCGCTAGTATCTAGCGTTTCAACAGTAAAGACATCCTTTTTTTCCATAATTTGTGATGTTTTTCTTATCGAAGGAGACAGTCTCTTATTTAAATCTTTAGTTTGGTAATCAGAGAGGGATTCCTCTGGAATATCAACTCTGTAAACAAGACCTTCTTCAAATACCTCTTCTAAAAGACCATCGTGGTTTATGAGCAGTCCCTCTTCTTGTATTTTTTTTACGTTTCTTCTTGATTCATCCAAAAATTTCTGTAGCGTTTCTTGCCTTTTAGCAGGATTGGCATCTTTATCTGGATTAGGAGACGTGTTAATCACATATTGTGAAAGAGTTATATTCTTGTCGATCCCGGTGCCTTGGTCAACATATTTCAATAGCGTGCTTTGTACATCTTGTTTAGAACCAATGCTCTGCGCGACTCTGCCTATATCATTAACAAAAACTCTCCTTGGGTCTTCACCAATGCTAACGCCAAGATTTACATCTGTCGCTACGTTATCTATAACGTCAGATAACTTTCTATCACGCTCAAACGGGTCCTTTAAGATAGTGACCAAGTGTTCCGCCGTAGCGAGCTTTAGATCATCAATTTCACCGCCGGTATCAGGATTTAAAAATATATCAAATTTAAGGCCAGACAGCATATTGTTTATCCAGCCCATGTACTCTGCAAATACCTTTAAAGAGCCGTCCTCATTAATCTCGTAATTAAAGCTAGTCACCTCCAAGAAGATAGCTAATTTTGCGGACGCCGCCGCCTTTTTTATCTTATCTGCCCGACTAGAACCAACGAGCGTAGACAAGTCGTCCGGAGTTTGCCATCCAACTTCTGCTTTAATAGCAAACTCTTCTCTTCCGGCAGGGTATGCCGCTAAATCCGAATAACTAAAAATTCTATCTCCATGCTTAAAATCAGATATAAAATCAGACATAGACCTGAAAAAATATGTCGCATTGCAAACTATTATCTTGTCCGCTGTTGCGTAATCCTGCCCTTCGAAAGAAAAAGAAAACGACTCTATGCCTGCGTCGTCTCCCCTGGCTCTCCTGCTCATAGTCAGCATCGAGGGGTCCTTGAAGTCATTAAAAGTGCCAAACTTAAAGGGAACTGATGCTAAAGTTTGAAATTTCCCGTCTTTTTTTGTATAGAAAACTTTAGAAAGCTTGATCTTGGGAAAGAGCATGGACATTTCTAACGATGTAAGATCTGCGAAAGCCTTTTGCCCTTTGTGAAAAGTCATGTTGTTGGTCGCTACGAACGGCTCTCCCTGAAGAGATATAAAATGCTCATAACTTGTCGTGCCCGTACTTTCAAATATTTTATTAAAATTACTAGTCAAAAAACATTGATCTTGGAATCTTCTTTCTCTCTCCACAACCTCGGTAATTGGCTGCTCTTCAGATTCTGTTTCCTTAAGCTCCAGGCCACTGGTAGTGCCGGACTCTATTCCTATGATTGACTCTATGTCTTCTTTGATTGAATCTTGTTTTTTGTTTTCTCCTTCTACCCACCGAAGAAAGTTTAAAATTACAGATCGATAGGTTTTGGCACCGCCGCTGTTTTGTCCTACTAAAAGTTCTCTGTCTAATATTTTAAAATATTCTACTTTTCCAAAATCTGGGTTCTCTCTGCTATCGACAAAGTTGTCGCCCATTTCGTGGACCTGGCCCAAAGCACGTACCATTTCATCATGAGTTGTGATTAGTTCAGGGCCGATCCAGCCATCAGGATTTGAGTTCTTATTGTAAATTGGGTTAAAGCCAACTAGATCAATAAGTTCCTGTCTATATTGAGCCTCGTTAGTAAGTTTTTCAAAAAAATATTCGACGCTAGTCTTAGGGCCTCCTGCGCGGACAGTCGGCTTAGCATCATCAAGATGGTTTACAGCATCTTCATCTTCAGAAGTGGTAAAAAATAAAGCAAACTTTTGGAAGTATGACCCTTGTGCTGGCGCGGCACTGACAACTGGTCTGCCTCTAAATCCTGAATAGTTCTTGAGAAATGCCCTTAATCGAGCAGCATCTCTATTGAGACTTCTTTCTAATATTTCTTTTATCTTTTTATAGCTTTTTACCTTGTCAAGGATCTCGTTTCTCTGGTCTTGGGTTAGCCCAGGTACATTGCTGGTTTGATACTTTACTCCAACCTGAGCCAAGGCATCGAGAACTTGCTGATCATCTACAATAGGCTTTGCTGGGCCTCCTGGTGCGCTTCCTCCCATGTTATACTCCCAATATTTCTAGCATTAGTTCTAAGTTAAGAGGCACCAAAACAGTGTCTCCCAAGCTTAAATGGGACTCGGTAGGCTTTTGATTAAAAAACGCAATTACCCACCAAAGCTCTTGGTCGCCATAGTGCTTGTAGGCCAGTTTATAAAACCTGTCTCCAGTTGACCAAGTGTGTCTTATCAAGTTTAAATGGTCGGCCTGCTCAGCAGTTGGATAATTTAATACAGGCGTCTTAAAGATTGTTAAATCTTTAAGATTTCTCCTTTGCAAAGCAGACTTATAGTAATCTTTTAATATTTTTATAGTTGCTCTATTATCGTATCTTACGCCCATTTTTTAACACACCTTATTTCTTCTGTTTAGACGGACTAAAATCACTAACCGGCACCTCTGCCGGTAATCCTTGCATCTCTTCCCATGCTGATGGCTTTAAGAACCGATTATTAGTTCCTTGTCCTCTTCTAATCGATTTTGGCAAAGATGATATTTTCGCTTCAAAAGTGCCGTCCTCGTTACGTACAACCTCATCTCCTTGTGCCACCGAGCCCACCGCCAAAGCTCTATCATCGGAGCCATATGGGAAATTTGTTTCTTCAAAGTCTCCTGCTCCATTCCATCCAAGCTCATGAGTATGTAGGACATGCATGCTGCATTGTAGTTGGAAATTTTTTGGAAACAAGCCACCATTTGATACAAAGTGTCCGCTCTCCATTACGGGAGAGTGTCTAAAACCATCAATCGTACATACAAGGCCACTTGTCTCTGCCATAGATGATTCCGAGGATACCGAAGAGTCAGTTATCAAGTTCATAAATTTTACTTTAAATATAGGGGCTGTTTTTACTCTTTTCCCCCCGTTCTCTGAACCCTCATATGATGGGTATAACATTTGTACGAGCATAGACAGTTTTCTCTGGTTCTCTACTGCCTCTTCAAGGGAACCCGCAAGTACCTCCCACGAAAGGTTTATCACCCTCTGTGTGTGCTGAAACGTATGTATTGGGTCCATCTTGCCAAAGACAGGAGTCCTCTGCCAGGTGCTGTTATATGCATCTTCATATTGGGTTACAAAGGCCTTAAAGCGTACAGCCTCCATACTAGGAACTTGATAAAACTCTATAAATTGTCCTTTGTTACCTAAATTATCACTAGCATCGGCTCCCTTATCGAACCATTGTAGGCTGTCTCCTGCTGCCATTTGTTGTCCCCTATGTCATCCCGTTGGCTTTTAATCCAACGCTTGTAAGTGTCTTTGATATTTTCACTGTTTCTTCTGCACTAAAAGTGAGGTTCAGGGTTGCATTGTCTATTACAAAATCTCCCTGAGATGCTCGCTGGGCCTGGGCTGGTGCTGGTGTTGCTCTATCGTTACCCTCAAAGAGCTTATAACCCGCATAGCCAAGTGCCGCCACTCCAGCAAGAACCGCCAGTACCTTGCCAGCAACCAACAATCCTGCTCCCCCCGCAGCAGCGCCTGCGCCAGCAGCGGCTGTGGCTGTGGCTGTGCCGCCCGCGAGGCCCATACCAGCAGCTAGAGGCGCGACAGCCGCGCCCAAGCCTGCAAGTATAGGTTTTAATGGAAGAGCAACTGCTGCTAATTTAACAACCATTGCGACAAAGAGCCCCAGAGCGGCTGTTACCGAACCAAGGATACCTACAACTGCGGCCCCCCAGGGTGAGAGCCACTCCCCTGACTTCTTCCATTCCATAAAGCTCTTTGCTAAATCCAAAGTACCTCTTAATAAGGCTTCGATATCATCACCATATGCCACTACGAAATCCATCACAAGCTGCTGTAGTTGTTGGATTATTGGCGTCGCTTTTAGAACCGCGTCAGCCAGCGCTTGTTGTGACTTTTCTGCTGCATCTACTTGATTTCTATATTCGTCATATTCTGACATGCTCATTCCAAATAGTTTGTTTGCCTCTGCCATGTCAGTGATACCCAGCTTGCTAGCAATTAACTTTTTCTCATATCGATCCATGTCTTTAAAGGCAACCCCTTGCGCCTGGATTGTGCTTACGATTGTTTTTAATCTCTCTTCCTCGCTCATTCTCACAAGCTCTGTAGAGTTGAGCAGCGCTCCTCCCATAATGCTGTTTAAAGCTGCCGCTGCCTCCGCACCTGTTCGGAATTCATCAAATTTGCCAGCCACACTCAGAAGAGTCTGCATAGATGCCCCAGAGGCTCTCGATTGAATCGCTAATCCCTCGAACACCTTCATCATGTCGTCTCCATGAGCCGCTAGCGTAGGCATCGCTGTATTTAATTGATCGAACGCCTCTCCAAGATTCGTTTTTAGACCCTGGGAAAGTTGGAAGACTTCCATTGTCATAGCCTTCGCGGCTGTTGCATTTAATTTAAGGCCTCTTTGGAAGAATGATAAGGCCTGGGTGGTTTGCTTGGCGTCCGCGCCTAAAATGTGCATCTTGGAAACAGTGAGTGTTAACTCCTGGGCGAACATCTTGTTTCTATCGCTTGCTAAATCTAGGTTTTGAGCGATAGCAGACACACTTTCGGCTGCAACTTCTGCTGTAACTCCGAGGTAGAGATTGGCTGCTGATGTTTCTTTAGCTATTTGAGCGTATTCTTGCCCAGATAAAATGTTTTTGTTAACAGAAGCCCTCATCTCATCGAAGGCGATCACAACGTCTTTTAAGCTCTTAAATAGGAACATTGCGGCATCTTGCACAGCGGTTAATATAAACCCTGTAGCTGCCATCAAGATATTGGCCTTGCTAAAAGTGCCCTCAAAGCTCTTTTTAAAGCCTTGCATCGCCTTTTGACCTTCCTCTGTTTTGCTGTTCATCATACCCAGCTTTATGATAGAGCCAACAAGCCCTTTTTCAAAATTCTTAGGTATTCCGAAAGCTCTTCCGAGGTCTTTTATATTATCCGCAGCAGTTTTACCGACATCTTGTAGTTCTTTTATTTTATTAGTGACTTCCTGGTATTTCTCGCTGGCCTTGTCAAGCTCTGCGCGAGTCTTTACCATGATCTCTATATTATCTTTTCTTACCTGTAAAAGCTTTTGTAGGGTGTCCTGCTCTGCGTCGCTGAGTTCGTTCTTTGCCTTGAGCGTAGCTATCTGCTTTGCGATCTCAGCCTGTTCCTGTTGAGTCACATCGAGAAGAGCCTTCCGAGCCTCTGTTTCTTCTTTGATTCTACTTATATTTTCAATTCTTATCTCATCTTCTTCTGCCACGAGCTAGCCTCCTATTTAAAAGGCCACTTCAGGCCGGTGGCTTTCTGGAATTTAGCCACCGCTTTATCAAGAAGAGTCTTATTGTTTAATGTTCTAGAATCAGTAAGGCCATGCTTTTTGTAGGCCTCCATATATTTCTTTTCGCTGTTTAGAGCGCTGCTGAAAGCTTTAATTTCCGAAGGGGTGCCCTTTACTTTTAAAGGTATACCAAGATCGTATCCGAATAGTCTTTTTAGGCCCATTTCAGCAAAATAGCCAAAAGTCTCCAAGAAGCCTTCATTTAGCTCCGAAGTTCTTTTTGCTGCGCCTAGATCGAATACCTTTTCTTCCATTACAAAGCTCCTTCTAAGTAAATAGTTTATAACAGATTATTTACCCTTTGTAGCTTTTTCCATCGCTTTGTTCTCTTTATCTATCTGTTGCGATAGCCTGTGCAAAAACCAAGCGCGGATCTTGATGGGGAGGTTATATGCCTCCATGAAAGACCAATTGCCATGGTATTTTAAGAAAAATATCTGCTCATATACGTTTTCTATATATATGTTATCGAGGCCAAAAGAAGTCCGCTGTGAGCGGCACCTCCATAATTTGCTCATGGCCACATTCAGAGCAAGTAAATTCCTGTTGCATGTCAATATCAGGAACAATTTTCGTATAAGCGCCTCTTAGATGTCTAGAGTCGAAAGCAGGCATACTATCAACGAATTTATTAATAGTTGCAGAGTCTGCGTCGCCGTTGATTGCTACTATCATTCGCTTTAGCTGCGTAGTTAAAGCGTTGTCTGCTAGCTTATTCTTCTTTCTTCTTTCCGCCTGCTGGGCGATAAATCTTTCATCTGCGCCAGTCATAGGGCGAACTTCAACGGTGGCTCCAGTCTTTGGTAGTTGTATACTAAAAGTATTCGCGCCCGTAAAGCTGATCCCTAGATCGTCGTCTGAAAAGATCTCTTTTACTTCAACTTCGTCAAGATCAAAAGAATACTCGACAGTGGAGCCGCAAGAAGGACAAGGTACTTTCGTCTCATACTCATTACCATAGCCGCTCGCTCTAGCAGCAATTACTAAAGCGTTCTTGTCCCCTACCAAAAGGGTATCAAGTGTAATTCTTTTATCTATCAAAAGACTCTGTAGGAGCCTATCGATAACAACGCCTTTCTTGATTAACGATTGAGAAGTAAGAATATCTTCTTCCTTCGCCGTCATGAAGCGCATCTCCACCGTCTCAACATTATGCAGCGGGTGGCCCTCTGGGTAAAATTTACCCTTAGATGGGATCTCCACTAACTCGGTAGGAACAGCAAAAGAGAGAGGATCTCCTTGCTGAGTCTGAGGCTGTGGGGCGTCCTCTGGGACTCCCATGCGGGCCTCGTTCCTGCTTGAACTCATATTTACCTCACTATGTTATTAGTTCTTTAAATACCGCTTGAAGGGGTACTTGTTGTCTCGTATGTAGCGAAATCATATCTTAATCCGAGAACGATGTCAACAAGACTATCATCTTCGTAACTTAAGTCACCCCAGTTAACTCTAGAGACAAACGCATTATTTAGTGTCCATGTGTCTAGAATATCATCTATTCCGCCCGGTCCAAGATGGGAAATGGTTACATTGTTCATGGCGGCAGTAGAATTCTTCTTAGAGACCGTGCCTGACTCTGCTTCTCCCTGGCTCGTAGGCGGGATATAGCCCGACGAGAGAAGAACCTGATACATAGTAGCTGTTGAATCCGGTCTTAGCGGATCAACAAGTGTAACTTCAATCTCATTCCAGGTAACTGTTCCGGGGTAGTAGAACTTATGATTAAGATAAGTATGCTCCGTTACATTGATATCGAAGCTAGGCTTTGCACCTGACTTTACAATCCAATGCTCGATCCCCCCTAGTGATAAAATAAATCTTGATTTTCTCTTTGGCTCAATACTTTGATCAGACCAGAATGAAGTTGACCCCATGTTTTTAGTTCTCCTCTATAATTTAAATAGATATTTGTTTTATTTTTAGTCCTCGAAAGACGCTCCACTATTAGTAATTGTGAAGTCAATAGCGATGTACTCTACAGCCTTTGTTGGCTTTAAGAAGATCTTCGCATAAATAATGTTTCTGTCAACTAGGTCTGGTGTAGTCGTCGTATTATCGAGGACAACCTTGAAATCATCTAGACCAAATCTAGCCTTAATGCTCGCTAGGAACGGATTAACCTTTCCTGTGAACCTATTCCACGTCGTGATCGTGTTCTGGTCGAACAGAACCTGATTCGCCATCTGGGAAATGCTCTTCTTAACAAAGATCATCAATCTTCTAACATTTACTCTGTCAAGAGCCGAAGGCGTTACTTGAAGAGTCTTCTGTCCGAAGATAACGATACCTTCATTTGGGAAAGAAGCGATAGGATTGATGTTTGCATCGTAAAGCTTGTCGCGGTTTTCAGCAGTGAGCTTTTCAGCTACGCCCACTACCGGGATGCCTCCGTCTCCCTTGGAGAGACCGCCTCTGTTAAACCCAGCAGGAGCAAACCAAAGATCTTGCTTTCTTTCACTGTTGGACATAGCGCCCAATGCGGCAACAGATGGTGGTACCCAAACAGTAGCGTTGTTTAGCGTGTCCCTAGCCTGTACCCAGGGGTAGTATGCACACCCGTAACTAGAGTTAATGCCACGGTTATTTAGATTGGTAATTGTTGTATTGACGCTGCCCAATCTTCCTGACTGTGCCGTGGTATTCTCGGAACTAGGTACATAACCTCCTGCCAAATCTACGATTGCTAGTGCGTCGCCTCGATCTTCGCAAATATTGATTAAGTGGTCAGTCAATCCGCTAGTAGTGACGCCAGGAGCAAGTGCGATGTTGTAATCGACTACCTCTGGGTCTTTCGCGGAGTCAATAGCTCTCTTAATAGAGTTGTAAGCATAATTAGTTGTTTCCGTCCCGTCAGTAGTAAACGTGTTTCTAAACGGGTCCGATTCATCAATTCTAAGACCGTCAAAACCTCCATAGAGCACAGTAGTGAACTTGTTGAACCCTGCGGTCAAAACATCTTGCCACGAACCAGAGCCCGCAGTTATTGAGCGCCCTGTCGCGCGGCTACCAGAGGAGTAGGATACACTATTGCCAAAAGTACCACTTACATCATCCAGGGAGAATACCCAAGACCACTCAAGCTGGTTTGCCACAGTGTCACTGTCTTTATGGCTGTCAGGGAGCGCCCTAAGAATATCTCTTGTTGATTTTTCAAAGTCAAGATAAAAGACTCCACCCTCTTTTCTAAGCACATCTGCACCGAAGTATGCCTGTCTTGGGCTCTGGATGTTTCCATCTAACGACCCAGACCTTAGTGGGACAGCGGGGAATACAAAGGGAGCGTGCGCCCCTGCTTGTGCAACGTTATTAGAAGCTGACGGAGCAACGCCAATCCAAGCATCCGAATTGTTTGCATCATTGCGATACTGACCTCCTGGGATGAACGAAGTTACTCCGCCTACAAAGGATGAGATATATGTGTTGGCATAGTCAACAGATCCAGAGGTCGCCGCAGAGGCTAACTTAATAGGGCCTGTCGTTCCAGACACAAACCGCCAAGGTGCAAACCTTGGGTGCCCATAAACACCAAACGGTAGATACGAGGCGTCCGTTGTTCCGTCGTCAACATCAGTATTCATTTCGACTCTGATAAATTGCGAATTATTATCATAATTCCCATACTCTGTGTATCGCTTTGTGTCTTCATCCCACTCGATGTACCTATCGCCGATCATCTTGGCGATGTAGTTTTCAGAATTAGGATTAAGATTGCAGTTGTCGTATAGCTCGACAGTCTTCAAAGCACCATCATTGTCTTCTATCTTTCTAACTCTCACACTAAAGTGACCATAAGGGTCTGAATTATTGGTAGGTGCCGACACATTCTCGATAGAGATCTTAAGATTGTTCTGGTTCCACTCGCCCCACCCCAATGAATGAATTTTGAAAAGCTTTTGCATGCTTTCTGGACTATACACGGGGCTCAAGACATTGCTAGTTTCCACAGCGGACCCCGGAGTCGTTCTCACGTCCTGGGAAATAAACCAGCCAGTCTTAGATCTTCTCATTCCATAGTTATGCTCCTGCCACTGGTTACTGGCTGTTCCGAATTGGGCCATTGGCAAAATAACTCCCCATTGTGTGGAGCCAGAGCATCTATTGTATACTTCTCTTTCGAAAGTCTCACCAAGCCAAAAGTTCTTCGTGTCTGAAGAAACATCGGAGTTTGTCAATACCGGATTTGTATTTAAAACCTTTCTAATATACTTGCTTGAAGTTCTATCGAAATTAAATGTAACGGTTTCAGTAGCCGCAGCCGCCACATCCGTAGATCCATCCATCATAACAAGCTTAAAGGTCTTATCGGCTGTAGACTTGACCCAAATTGCAGAGCCTGTTACATCAGGTATGCCATCAGATGGAGCTATATTGTATCCAGCGGTCGACCCGCTTAGCTGTGGGCAACCGGTGTTGGTATAAAAAATCGCCCCTAGTGTTCCAGTAACGCCCGCGCCGAACATGAAGTTCGAGGACCCGCCTGTGCCATCCTCGATATTGGAACCGCTATCAACAAGCCAAAGGCCATAGGCTCCGCCGCCTGCGATAACGTTAGAAGCTCCAGCGGCCTTAATTTCGTTCGCTGTGTTCCACCCTGCCAATGCGTCTCCGGTTCCAGTGCCTTTGGAATTCTCATCACCAAGAAGCCTGACTATTGTCACGGGGGAATTATTTGTCAACCAAGCTTGTGCCGCATATGCAGCGTATGTTGGAGCGCCGTAATTGCCATCTCTCCAACTATCTGTGTTTGTTTTGCCAGAGATTGGATTGCCGAATACAGTTACAAATTCTGCAAAAGAATTTACTTGATACGGCACCATTGATGGGCCTCTTTCGGTTCTACCGATGATAAGTGGGCCTCTTCCTGTTGGCTCGTTTGGTCTTTGGGAGTTATCGATCTCATTGATGAAAACTCCAGGTGAAACAAATTTAAACTTCTTAACCGACATGTTAATGTTCTCCCATGAAATAAAATGGTTATTCTCTATTAAATAGTAAATGGAGCGACGAAAAGAATAAAATTGGGGCTATTTCGTTTTTAAGGATTGTTCCCTATAAAAGGCCTTGTCTGTAGTTTCCGGTATGTCTCCAAAAATAACATGCTCTTTCGGTAGTCGAACCTCAACAGCGTTTTGCGTTTTAACAAGTTTTGGCGGTGCCTGGTTCTTGTCATTCCCTACAAGATAGCCTCTTACCTTTAAATTTATAGTAGTCAAAAAAGTTTTTTCCTGATCAGCTACGTCTAAAGCGTTTGTTTCAAAATTATGTGTAGGATCTATAAAGCCTTCAAACCTGTGACCATTCGCTCCCAAGCTGAAATAATTTAGGCCTCTGCCGACATTCAAAAATGGTGTTGTTATCTCGTTCATCTGTTGTTGGTACTCTGTTCTAACATAAATTGAGTATTCTACATCAACATATACCGGCAATGGCATCGTTATTGTCTCGTATACAACTTTTTCATTTTTTCTCTTGAAAGTACTTTGATCGTGTAGTCTCTTGGCGTCTGCATTCGCAAAGTTCGAAGTCTTATCCTGCTTGATCCTTCTTGCTATTGTTATAGTGCCGCCTTCTTTGTTCTGTGGGAGTGCATTCGCATATATTCCTCCGCGATTTGCAGGATCTTTAGTTATATTACCTCTAACAATCGAAATAACAGGAAGAATTATATTTCCGTTTAAGTCGTGTAGCTCCGGCGACTCTTTAATATGAAAAGCTCTCTCCGCTGATGTCCAAATTACTGGGACTTTGCTAAACCCTCGGTTTGTCGTAGCAAAGATGTCAAGCTCGTTGACAAAATCATATAGAGATTCATCTATAGTTTCTAAAGTTGAGGGCTCTAAAATCTTTTCTTGCACCTTTGAAGTGTCTTCTAGTCCCGTAAAGCTATAATCAAGTTTACTTTTATGTTCGTTCTTAGGATCAGACATTGAATAGTCCCTCTCTGGCTCTCGTACAACTAGCAATAATCTCAAATCTATGGTCAATCTGGCCAAATAGCTGTCTTTGCCAGGTTATCGTTGTGATTTCGTAATATTGTTCTCCATATAGCACAAAGTCACCTTCTCTTACATATAAGTCTTGTTCTTCTAAGAGTCTTCTTTTGTGAAATGAAACAGTTATTGTAGAAGTCTTATCTATACCAAAGACATCTGAATTACTTTGGTTCCCTCCATACTCAACTAGCGCATAAACCCTTACCGGAGGCAAAAAAGATTTTTTTATCGCTTCTCCATAGACAGGGTGAAAGTCAGTTTTTTCTAAACTAATTGGATAATAAACTATTTGCTGTCCTATGACTCTTTCAATTAGCTCGTCATTAACTTGCTTTACAAGATCTCGTTCTTTTTTCCCAGCAAATAAGGGAGGCGGGGGACTATCTGGCTGCTTCCATTTAGACATCTAACTCCCCCTACCCTGTATAAATGCCAGACGGCACCACCTTCATAGTGTTGTTGACATTCCCCTGTATAGTGGCGTCTCTCTCGGAAAGCTTCGCATAAGTTAGCTCATCAAGAACTGTCTTCAGTTCTTCTCTCAGTGCCTGTTGCTCATCCTTTGCTTGGGACAAAAGCTCAGTTGCGTTTAGGTTAACATTGTCCCCTGGAATTGGTATCGTATTACCAAACTTTCCTCTCACCTGTGCTAGCATTTCTTTTGCAGTCGCTAATGCAAATCTTCTAATCCATTGCTTACCGATGCTGTTAATGCTTGCATATGGTATATTAGCAAATGGCAGCGTGTTCATATTATTAACACCATCAGCGCCGCCTTCCTTGTCAGACTCTTCTACCCAAGCATCTGTTTTTACTGTGAACTGGACCCAGAACTTGTCCGGGGACATCGACGTTGGTGAAGGGAAAAGTCTTAAAGTATTGTTTTTTATTTCATAAGAATAATGAGAATTTCTAGTATAAATGGCATCTTCATAGGCCATTGCTTGTGCTTTATTTTGCCATGCAGGAATTACTTCAAACGTTGAATCGTCAGAAAACATTCCATACGTTGACATGTTTCCTACTGCGTTCAAACCACCATAATAGCCATAGAACCTCCACATAGCGTGGGGAGTTTTATAGAATACTTTTTTAATTGTAATTTTATTTTTGCCTATGGATCCTGTAAATAGGCTCCCAGCGGTGGTTCCATCAATTGAGGCAGAGTAAATTATTGATTGTAAATCATAATCTTGTTTATCATTAACCGAATCGAACGACGCGGAATATTCCGGCAAAGCCCCTCCGATACCAACAGCTTCAGAAACTCCATCAGAAGCTCTCCTAGAATACTCAAAGGTAAATCTTGGCATCTTTAGCTCTACTCTGTCCCCTCCAAGACTCGAAGAGAGTTCTCCAGTTTTCATTTCGCCATCTTGGTCAAACGACCCAGTTCTGTTGCCCATCAAGTCGCCCAAGACATTTTTGGCTTGGTGTATGTTGACAATATAAGAATACTCTAAAACTGCCTCTTCATAAGCAGTATAAATATTTCCAACAGTTAACTCAATATCTAATACATCTCCGCCTAGCTTCTTATAAGTGTAGGCTACTTGATCCGATGCGCCGGAAATAAAATCGTTATTGGAAGCACCGTATTGGTTGGTTAAATAAATACCAAACGCGTAGTTTGTAGAATTGCCAGCGGAATTGTCCCACTCGTTTTCACTCGACTCAGCAGTTGAGCCAGTGGAGGTCAAAACCACAGGGCTTGGATTTTGTTTTGGTGATAGGGTGGGCATTGCCATGCATGTTGTCTCCTGCGCTATGAGTAAATAGTGTCCATATGTGCATTTCGGACTTAGAAACAAAAAAGGCCTCCACTTTCGTGGAGACCTTTTTCTAAGCTATAGTAGCTCTAAAATTACCCGATTAGGTCTTCTACGATGACAAGACCGTACATATCAGGACGCACCATCTTCTTGGCGTAACGGGTCATGACACCCTTACGTGGTACGAAATCTTCCGTACCAAAGATGGTCGGTGTGACCTGTAGAGGTACATACGGGGCATATACATAGCCACTCTCAAGGAAGCTTGATCCCTTGCGACCTACTAGAACCACGTTACGTGGGAAGTAAGGATCGACATAGACATCGAACTTCTTGCTAAGGCTACCTACTCTTACAGCACCTGCGGTTCCTCTGTCCTCATCATGAGTAACAGAAGCGCGGAATCCAGAAGTGAACTCCATGAGGTTAGCGACTTCAGGTGATACCACCACGAAGTTCGCGCCACCACGGAGAGTCTTTCTGTGGATTCTAGCGGAGACGTCATTGATTGTCTCAATGAGTGTCTCGTACCACTCAGATACCGTACCCGTGAAGTCTGCACCGAGAAGCTCCTCATTTGCTGAAGAACTAATTCCTGCGCCTGTCTCGCGGTTAACGAACTTACCAGGACGGCGTGACCAGTACAGTGTACCAGCCGTCGAGCCCTTAACAAGATCCTCAAGGATCTCACGATCGATCTCTAGAGCAATATGCTCGGAGAGAACCGAAGTAAGCTCAACCTCTGCATCAAGGTTGTGATAAGCATTGAGGTCCTGACCTAGCTCTGGGGTCCACTTGGCCTTGAGCTTCTTGGTCATCGCCGTGACACTTACGGAATCAACCTTGATGTCGATCTCAGGAATGCCAACCTCATTCTCTAGTCCCCATGTAGTAGTGCCTACAACAGCACCGAGAGCGAGCCCATCAGCAGTAGGTGTACCACCGAAGTTGTCGGTAATCGGGAACGTAGCAGCGTCGGCCAGGGAGCCTGTCACATTTCCGACTAGGTTGTTAATCTGAGCAGCGGTGGTGCCGTGCATGGTCTGCGAGCCAGTCGCCTCAACAAGGAACGTCGCCTTCCATCCTGCATTGCCCGGTGCGTAATCTCCGACAGAACCCGAAGAAAGCTGCGTTGTGCGTCGAATCAACTGTCCACCGCCAGGTGTAATGTTTAAGGCGATTAGATTTTCCACGTTAAGCTGTGCAAGTCCGGTGGCTCCGGTGATCTCACAAACAACAACCACAGAACCACTGAGGTCCGGGTCATGGCTTGCCATCTTGTCCAACTTAGCCTGGTCTGCCAGCGAAAGTGGGTGCGGAACGGTACCAGCGGGATTTCCAACAGTACCAGACGCAACTACAACGTAGCCTGCTCCTGCAAACAAGGTGGAACCTGTTGGAGAAGAGAAGCCGTTATTCAAGTTGTAAAAACTATCTTCGCCACTCTCACCAGTGAGGTTAACACCGCCAGTCAACGCCTGACCAACAACGCCACCACCATAAATGGAATCGCCCTGCTCGTAAGAAAGTCTCTGTGTTGTATCGTCAGAGTAGGTGAAATCCATGAAGAAAATGAGTCCCGAAGGAAGGCTCATTGGCTGAACCGACACGAGATCATTAGCAATAAGTCCGCCGAATACACGACGAACGATCGGGAATGCTACAGCAGCAAAACCCTCGACATCGCCTGCGCTCATTGCAGACGACTCTTTTAGTAATTGAGCAGCCTGGTTTTCAAGCAGACGTGCCATATTGTTACGGGCAATATCGTTACCAATTCCCTCTAGAAGCCCGGTGTTTGACCACTTATCAAGTAGTGCAGCACCTTCCTTCTGGACGTCACGGTTAACAATGCCCTCAGTTAATGTTTCTAAAACAGACATTTTGTAAAATCCTCCAATTATTATTTTTGTTTTAGTCCTGCTAATAGTTGCCAGCGTGTTACGGCTGGATCTACTTCGCTGTTACGTCTTTTCGATGAATTTCTGCTAGACATAACGTGAGTAGAAGATCTATCAACGGCTTCGCTCAGTGATTTTGGCTGTTTCTTATCGGTGCTGCCCACTGCGCTCTGAAGTGTCTCAAAGATTACCTTTGCTTCTTCTACAGTATTCGCGTTTGAAATAGCTTCGACAATTTTATTCTTTTGTCGCTCATTCAAGGAGTCGCTAGTTAAAACGCGATTTGTGTAAAGGAGTTTGGCATTAGCTGCGTTCACTTCCTCTACATGCTCTTTTAAAGCCACCACTGCTGTGGTTAGCTTTGTATTGTGTTCTGTAATGTTGGAAATTTTTTCTTCAAGCTCTCGCTTGGCTTCCATTAATTCTTCGACCTGCTCTACTGCTTCTTTTGAAAGCCCCTCCTCTTCCTTAACCTCATCATCTTGCATATGAGCAAGAATCTTTTCAGCAGCGAGCTTTTGGTCCGACTGAGGTCTTCCAGCCCACCCAGTTAATACATCATCGATATCAACAGTGAGCTTCTCTTCCAGGGCACCGACAATCTCTTCTAGTTGTTCTTCAGAAAGATCGATTTCCTCATCAAGATCATCTTGATCTTCGTCGTCATCAGCGTCCTCATCTAGTTTTTCTTTTGCGTCTTCTGCGGCGTCTTTCATTGACTCTTCTTTGTCTCCATCTTTATCGAGATCTAAGAAGTCCGGCTTTGCCCCAGCCTCGTCTAGGCCAAGAATGCCCTTAATGCTTTCTTGTAGATCTATGTCATCTAGATCCAACTCACCTTCATCGTCAAGAAGCTCTTCAGCGGTGTCTTCCGCATCTATCATCTCTCCAGGCATAGATTCTTCATCGTCCATCTGCTTTGCAAGATCGTCGAAATCTAATACGATAACTTCTTCCTCGTCAGGGCATGGGCACATATCCTCCCCATCAGTAGCGGCTAGCGGCACACTATCTACAACAGAGTCTTCTTCAGCCTCCATGTCATCTTCCCCTGTGAGGTCTGTGTCGAGATCATCTAGGTCCATGTCATCTTCTTGCTCTAGCAAAGTTCGCATGGCCTCTTTGACCTCAGACGAATACTTCTCAACTACAGCAGCTTCAGCATTTTTTAGCGCTACCTCTTTTAAAGCAGCAGCATCAATGACTGCTTGTTCCAACATAGATGACATAGTAAACACTCCTAAAATATTTTAAGTCACAAATAAATAGTGCTTTTTTCGCTAAAGTGACGTTTTTAATAGTTTTCTATTAGCTACTACCAGTCAATTCACTAATACCAGAACCAGTGAGTTCATACATTTCACCAGGCTCAATAAGAGTCAACTCGGCTAATAACTGGAAGCTCGCGCTATTGGCTGCGGCTCCGTTAGCTATATGCACTTTATTAGTTTTGATATCTAAAGTAATAGAATCATTAGTATTTGGCAATGTAATGTAGTGGTTTTGTGCAATAGCACTGTTCTGATTTCCCGCCGCTGCGTGCGCTTCTCCGCCATCACCAAAGTAAACATGGATCACGCCGTCGCCCAAAGTCGAGTTGTACTGACTTCCGGTGTAAAAGTTCGTGTTAATGATGGTTATAGTCTTAGTTACCTTTGGAAATTCGATTGTGTCGAAGGTACCAACCGCTTGAGGATGATCATCGGCATCGACGCCCATTCCGGAGCCCTTTATAGATCCATGAGATACGGGTAAGAAAACCCCACCAGTAATAAAGGGGTGGCCGCTTACCTGGAAAGATCCAACATTTTGAATTCCCGCCTGGTAGCGTTTGAACATGTTATCATAAGCCATTTTTTGCTCCTATCAATAGTACTTAGTTCTTTCGTTTCTTTTCTGCTTTTCTAGCATTATCTTTTTTACGCTTCTTAGCAAGCCTTCGCTTCTTAGATGGCTTGGTAAAATACATTCTTTCTTTGTATTCTTCAACAATGCGCATCTTCTTCGCTTTTTTTATAAATCTTTTAATCATTCTAGTTACGTTGCCTTTGACTTCATCTAACGTAACCTCAACATGTATGGGGCTTCCCATTATTAACTCCTAGATTAAATGCTTCCACTTGCCCTTAGCAAGGCCAACGATCCCGTCAATGTCGACGCCCTTGTCTCCTGCGTCCACCCCAGACAACGCTCCTTGGCCACTTGTGTCTGGCGCTGCTGGCCGTGTTCCTTCAAATATATCGACTCCGAATTGCTTTGAAGCGCTCTCATTAAGCCTCTTTATTCTTTCTTGTCTTTGTCTTTCATACTCTTCTTCGGCCATCTTTTGTCGTGAATCAGAAATCTCAACCTGTTGGTGATTAGATTCCACAACAGTCTTGCTCGAAAGTCCTTGAGTTACTTCCTTAATAATACCAGACAAAACTCCGTCTTCAAAAAGACACTCTTTAATACACTCTTTTACTAATGGCTTTAAAATATTTTTTAATTCACTTTTCTTCATCATCTATCCGTCGTTCTGAATTTAAGCGCTAACTTTTTTACTATCTCGCTAGCAACCTGTTGCAGCCTGCCGGGATCTCCCAAGGCATCTTTTAGCTGGTTGTGAATAGCGGCGAGATCATCATGGTGGGACTTCATGGCTCGGTCATAGTTCGCTGACGCTTTCTTGCCGAACATGTCAATCTCTTCCAATTGATCTAACTCTTCACTTATTATTTCATTAATAGATTCTTTCACTATGTCTAGTCTCCCAATATATCATCTAAAGTTTCATTAAGTATGTCCCTTTTAGATTTGTCTTTTTGCTCATTTATATACAAATTTAAATCCGCCGACTTAGTGTCGCTCATGGTTGGATTTAGATAAGCACCAGGGGTAGAAGGCTCCGAAACAATATCAAAACAGATAAGTTGGAAATCATCCTCCACCATCGTTACTCCGTTGGACTCACTTACGGAACCAAGACCTCTAGAAGAGATGCCCAGCTTCACGCCAGAGTTTAACAACGCTTTTAAAACGTTACCAGACGGAGTGTCGAGAACCTCAATCTTGCCCATGACATCATCACCCTTCCACCACATCTTTGTTACTAAATGAGATGCGTTTTTTAAATTGATAACACTGTCATCAGGATGATCAAGCTCACCCAATGCTCGTTTCTCACGGATTGCTCTTTGATAGGCCTCTACTTCTCTTTGCAAAGTTTCCTTTTTGTATACTCTTCCATTGCCGTTCTTAGTACCAGCTTTTTGGCATACACCTACCAAATAAACAGAACCGTTGTCCATGTTTTTAATTTCAGTTTCAGTTAATGTTTCAACAGCGCAAACGCCGTCAGGGCACAACTGAAAATACTCTTGTAAAAGCTTCTTTGACATAGCTAAGATCCCTTACAACATCGCCTTACTTCAGGTATGTTTCTTCTTCTCATGGCTGCTCCTTCATTCTTTTTGTTATTTCGGCGTGTATCCTCGCGCCTGGGCCTTGCCCAAAAACTTTTCTAAAAGCCTCTAACCTAACTTGAGGACTTACTTTTTCAGAGGCCAGTATGGCACTTAGTGCTTCAACATAATCTTCTACCGGCATCCTTCCCCCCGTACTTGCCCCTCTTTTTATTTGCTTTAATTGTGAACTGTCCGGTTTCTCTGCATTGTCGTCCGCTGCATCTGGGTCTAAAAGACCCTGTACTTGCTCTAAGATAAATTTTTTAAGATTTTCTTTCGTTATTGTCATCTCAATCTGTTTTCCAATTTTAAACCGTTATCTCCAAAGAGCATATTAAGGATGTAAGAGCTTCCGGAACTCAAGCATCCAAGCAGCAGTATATTTACAAAATTATATTCAAAATTAAATAGTTCCGTGTACTTGTTAATACCGAAAAGAAAAACACCAACCCAGAAGCCTACACACATAGGGCACTTAAATAATTCGCCCATCCTCCCTGTCTGGGGCCTTATTAAATTGAATATGCTCCCATAGACGAGGATCTGCGTCATGCCATAAGCGCAAAGAATAAAAATTAGAATGTCCATAGAAACCAACCTAGTATACGTAGTTAGTATACAATCCATACGGGCGAAGCTCTGGCCTTACAGACCCCTTCTTGTCTGAGTGGCGTCGAGGGTCATATTCGCTAGACTCCTCTGGGGACGGATCGGTCATCCTATCTTCGTAAGCTTCTTCTACATCATCCTCAAATTCTAGATAGGGACGCTCTTCTTCTATAAAGTTTGCAATGGTGAATAGTGCAAGCTGCGTAGTATTATAGTCTTTTGTTTCCTCGATCTTTGCCTCTAGAGAAGAATAGACATTCCCACCCTGAACACTGCTTCTCTGCACAATACCCTTGTCCGTCAAATATTTAAAAAGCCTGTCTGCCGAATGGTAAGACTCCTCTGTATAGGATTCTTTGGAAAAAGACATGATCTTGTTCTTATCAGGCATCACTACGATATCTATGTCTCTATGATCGAAAATAATCAAGTCACCCGAAAGGGTCTTTCTTACCTTTAATTCTCTTGTCGCAACAACTGGCTTCTTTTCCGGCTGTGTAGGGACTTCTGGGGCAGCTAGGAGCCCCACGTCTTTATTTATTGTAATATTAATTGCCATCTGTTTGTAGCTCTCTAACTAATTTTTGTATTTTTAGTATCTTTTCTATAGACTTATCGTCTATTTTCTTTTCTCTAAAGGACTCAACAAATTCAAGCACCTTTTCTGTCTTATCCAGCATCTCCGGGCTTGTCTCGATTTCTTCGAGATCTCTAGCGTTTCTTATCTCCTGCTTTAACCTTCCGAGTTCCTCATTTAGAAATATTTTAAAATCTATACCATTGTCGACAAAAGAAGTGATGTAATTGTTTAATAAATTCTTTTGCTCTTCAAATAATTTTTCGGAATACTCCGAGTTAAACTTCTTTATAAAATTCTTAAGAACTAATGTATCGGAAGGAAACTTATCAGCAACAGCCTTAGTGGTGCTAACAATTCCCTCTAGCAACTTGTTCTCTAACAAAACCCTGTTTTTTGGGGGCATTTCTTGATTAAATATTTGATATGCTGAGGCTAAGCTCTTATAATTTGGAACAAAATTGGTAAAAACATCCTTTGATAATATTTTGTTAATCTTGTTTATAACCTTACTTTGTTCATTAAAGATCTGCTCTTTGTCTAAAAAGCTGTATTGTCTTTTCGTTTCCTGCAATACTCTCTCGGCAGTATTAATTGAATCAAAAGATCCTTCTTCGATCACGGACTGGTACAGTCTTAGCTCTTGACCTAAAATAGACCCGCTTCGAAAATGTTCTTTTATAATACCAGCAATCTTTCTCTTCTTGTCGCTGTTCTTCTTCATAACGCTCTTGGTCATCTCTTTGACAAGAGCTTCGAAAATAAATGCGGTATTTCTTTTTTTATTATGTCTCAATTTCATTATACTTCCGATTCCTTCTTAGATGAAAGTCCTTCTAAAAGTTGCTTTATATCTTCAGTAGTTTCAAATATTTTATTCTCTTCTTTAATATAAGTAGCTTCTAAACCTTCAGAAAGTCTCCCCAATCCCAACAAGTCTCCATGTCCTTTAAATAGGTTGGACTTAGAAGAACTAGCTAGTCGGCTTCCTCCGGACGATTTCCATGTGTTAGATCTACCGGCCATGCTTCTCTGATTAACTTCTCCGCTGCCCTTGTGGCCCCTCTTGATATATACTTTGCCTTTGGAAGAAATCTTTTCATCATCATCTCTTTTGGCAGGAGCTTCTTCGGCGGGCGGCTCAGCGAGTAGTGCCCCTTGGTCTGCTTCTTCAGCCGGAGCATCTACCTCGTCTTCTATTCCTTCCTCGCCTCCAAGAATATCCTCCATGGCGTCTCCTGCTCCGCCGAACGCTCCGCCCAGGTCTCCCCCGGCGTCGCCCAGACCCTCTAGTCCGCCGCCCTGCTCAGCCACCTCTTGTGAGGCAACTTCAAGAGCAGCTTCAAATTTCTTATCAAAGAACATTTCTCTTTGCATTCTAGTAAGCTCTTCTTCTGCCAGTCCAAACAGATGTTCGGATATCCACCTCTTGCTAAAATACCCATCCGTTGCTCCGTTAGCTACATCGAACTTTGTTCTCCACTGCTCAAGCTCTTGTAGTTCTGCGATCTTAGAGGGGTTGTTTAGCTGTAATTCAAAAGATATTAAATCCGACCCTCTATAGCCAAGCGTATACAGATGAATAATACCTAGTTTTTCTAGTTCAGATATCACAGACCTCTGAAGTCTTTGGATAGTTCTAGCAAAGCGAATATCCTTTTGAGCTAGAGTTGTTTTGTCTTCCCCGGACCCCTCGTCTGAATTTGACAAATAAGACGCGGGAATTTTTAAAGCAGAGAAAAGTTTATCTCTCAGGTACTTTACGTCGTCTATGTCGCCAGTGTAGGTGCCACCAGGCAACGTCTCAATTTTGGAAGAAGTATCACCTCTTACCGGAATAAAGTAATCTTCTTCGGTGCTAAGTGGATTATATCTAAGGTCAACTCGACCAGTGTTAGAATCTACAAGCTGGTTTCTCTTCATTTGAGTCATTACTTTTTGCATGTACTGCTCAATATCCTGCGGTGCGATGCTACCAACGTCGATATAAAAAACTCTTCTTTCGGGAGATCTAACAATCCTGTAAGCCATCATGGCATCTTCTAACAAAATTAATTGCCGCCAGATTCTTCTCGCAGGATCAAGAACGCTAGTCCCATACGGAGTAAACTTATCATTACCTAAAATTCTAAAATGACAAATTTGCCAATTCTCAAAAGTCATGCCCCCAGAGTTCCACTGAAACTGTACATAATTTGGGTTGGTTTTGTCTTCCCCTTCTAGCCTTTCTATCTCACCAACCGGCAGCGCTATGGTATTCTTAATCCCAACCTTCTCGTCAAGATCCAGATAGAGGAAGAAGTCGCCGTACTTACACATGGTTCTACACCATCCGAACAGACTAAACTCTATGTTTAACACATCATTATATAGCGTGCTTAAGATCCCTTTAATCTCTTCATTATGGGTTTTGATTCTAAGCATCGGATGGAACGTATTAGATGTTGTCATCTCATCAGCATATATATCTAAAGCTGACGCGATCTCCGGTGTATATTCCATTTGATCAAAGTCCACATATCTATCCAGCCTACTTTGGGTGGCCATAAAGTCTAACTGGAGGGATTCATACGGATTAACACTAGCCTTCTTAAACTGCTGCCCAGAGGCTGAGGTGAACTTGTACTTATCTAGCTGTCTTCTTTTATTTCTTCTTGGCGCTTGTCTTCTCCTATCCACAACAGGACCAGACAAAAGCCTTGTGAGTCTTTTAAATAACTCACTGGCTGCGTTTCTCGGATTATTATTTTTTGTGTTTTTCGTAACCATGTCTTATCCCTTCAAGATCCAGCCAAATTTTTGATACTCTTCCTTAGCAGTGTCTTCTTTGATAGGTTTATGTCCAATCATGCCAGGAATTGTCGTATTCATTTTAGTATCTGCTCTAGTCATCGCACTTAAAAATGCTTTTTGGTATTCACCCTCTCTAACATTTGTAACAAAAACAGAGTCTCTTATCCAACATCCAATCGCACAAGCCATTATTAAATCATCATTGAATCCTTTCATAGCTTGGGCTCTTCCGTTTTGCCACACAAACGTCTTCATTTCATTATACAACCTATTAGAGTTTATTTTAATTAGTTTATTCCTTATGAATTCCTCAAACTTAGCAATAACAAGCGGCCTAGTAGTTCTGGACATCGTAAAGCCGCCGATCGTGTTTCTAGAAGACTCCGCAACAGTGGCGTCAACAAACTCATGGCTAGACTTTCTTGCGTAATAAAGATTAGGATAGGCCATTTCTTGTAGCTTAGTTATCACAGTCCACCCAACAGAGTTATTTTCTACTGCCAGCAGACAATTTCCATATTCTTTGCCAACATTAAAAAGAACATTGGCAAAGATGTCAGGGGTAGGCTTGCCCCGATACTCTGCAACAATTTCCATCGTTTCAATTTTAAAAATGTGGAAGGCAGAGTGATCTCTTCCATCTCCACGAGCCACGTCTGCCGATATCAAGTATTGCTGGGATTCATCGAACTCTTCCCATATCCAGATATTTCTGTCGAAGCCTGTTCTATATTTTGGCTCACAAACTCTGTCATGTATTAAGGCCATGTCTTGTGCATCAAAAACTGTTTCTCCCGACATGTTAAAGTTACACATTAACTCTTGAGCGATCTGTCGTGGGGACATATTTTTAGTTTCTTCATGAAACCAATTGTCATTTCTATCAGGATGCACATCCCAGGGTAGTGTTACGGAATGGAATTTATTTTTCTTTTCTTCCGCCTCGATAAAAGTCTGGTGAAACCAATTCCCAACTCCGTTTGGTGTCGATAATGCTATACATCGACCGCCGGTTGAAAGAGTAGGGTATAAACCAGTCCAAAGTTCTTCCAGCCCTTCAACATGTGCAGCCTCGTCTATTACCAAAAGAGACAATGCCTCCGATCGGCCAGCATCGCTACTTGTAGATGAAGCCTTGATTTGTGAACCATTAGACAATTCAAAGGAGGTTCTATTATCAACCGCAATATCAGTAATCATTATCCATGGCGGAAGGTTTTTAATCATGTGTTTAACTTTCTTAACTAAGTTAGCTGCCGTGCCAAACTTAGTTGCAATGACAAGAATATTCTTGTCTTTGTGAAACATCATTAACCATACAATATAGGCCGCTGTAATCGTCGAAATGCCTAGCTGTCTAGCCTTTAGGATTACGTTAAACCTATAATCATTGAAGTCTCTAAGGAGATCTTCCTGATAATCAAAAACCTTGAAGGGGATGAGACCCTTCATAGGGTGGGATATCTTTGCATAATTGTTGATAAAGTATACGGGATCTTTTCCCGCCTTAACTATCTCAGCAACTATTTGTTTCTTCGTTAGCTCGTGTGTCATGCTGGCTCTTAATTTGTAACGTTTTTAGCGTCTCTTGAGCCTAATCCACCTTGGTTTAAAAAGTCCTTAAAATTTTTCTGCACTAGTTCCTCGCTTGGCTCTAGCTTATCCTCAACCCCTTCAAGGCCACCAACTTTAAACTTCTTTGTAGCGTTAACAAAGACTCTTACTTTTGAAGTGCTTTGAACAATTGCGTCAACTTCTCCTACCGGCGTTAAGGAAAGAGTATCGCCTGTTACTTTCTTATATTCTTTCTTTAGCCAGCTAGCAATATCAGCAACAGTTTGCTCTAGTTCTTCTTCAAACTTAGTATTGTGAACGTCCCTGAGCTTGATCTCGGCTTGGTAGTTAACCATTAGGTGGTTCCCACTCATCTTAACCTTGAACCCGTCCATGTCTCTAGAACTTAGCACTGGGTGCCCCTCTTCTCTTTTTAAACCTAAAGATATCGGATCTCCATTCGAATCGAAGGCTCCATCATAGGCATTAGCTGCCGCCTGTGCGACTCCTCTAATTATATCTAACGATTTCTGTGACATCTATTGTTCTCCTTGGATTTTTTCGGGTCGCCAGCCTGTTTCCCATCTATCTTCTCTTCCTTCTATGTACTCAATAAAACAACTATGGCAAGCATCATACTTAGCCATATAAACATCGTCTTTTATTTTGAATGAATATTTTTTACAAACCGGACAATTTCTTTGTGCGTCTCTAGTAAGTAGTTTTTTAGGTACGAAAAACCCGTCAACCTCTACCTTATCTTTATTTTCTTGAATTTTATTTTCTTTTATTGCCAAAGCTTTAAGTTGTTGTAAATATTCTTTTTCTTTTTCTGTGTCCCAACCAGACTTTGGATTCTTAATTGCTTGTTCACCATATTTTAATCTTATGGCCTTTTCTAACCTCACAATATAGTCCAGGTCATCACTCATTTTTGGACCTCAACAGCAGCATAAAAAATAATAATAGAAGTAATAATACCAACAGCAACTCCTCCACCAAACCACCAATTTGCGTTATCGTTTGGATTTTTTAAAGCAAGAGTGTGTAGCCTCTTTATCTCATCTTCTTTAATGTTAATAAGCGCACTATGTTGCGACCTAAGCGAGTCAAGCGTAGCTTTAACATTTCCCATTTCCAAAGCATGTTTTGCTTCCATCTTTTCAAGCTCGAATTTAATTTTGAGATTACATTCAATTTGTTTGTGCTCCTCTTCTGCGATTAGTCTCGCCGCGAATGTTTCATCGAACAGTACTCCGCTATAAGGCGCAGGCTGTCCCTCTTTAAGGCTAGCGACCTTCCCCGTCTCAGTAGCTAACACTCCAGAGGGTGTTAGCAAAAGAAGAGCGCTCATAAATAGTGAAATTATTTTTGTTTTAAAATTATGGTACATAAGTAGCTCCAAATTTTTTACTTATCTCTTTAGCTAGCCCTTCCGTATCATCATGATACTTTTCAACTATTCTCTTCAAAGTTCTTTTTTTAGACTCAGACAACTTCTTCTCTTCTTCTGCATACTTATTCTCTAGATCGCTCAACACCTGTTGATACTTCTGTAGCGCAGCGTCTCTTTTGTCGATTTCGTCTTGATGGGTTTTATTTAAAACTGCTAGCTGTTTTTCATAGCTGTCTATAGTCGTACCAAGAAGCTCGCCCGCCTCTTGACTGTCTCTTCTAAAAACAAATAACAGCACTAGCGTATACGCTAAAACAGCAGGGATATACCAATATGATTTAGTCCAAAGCCATGCTTTTTTCAAAGCATGCTTGGCCACAAACCACGTCACTTGCCGTGCCTCCAAGTCGATGCTATGTCTACTAGCGCCTCCGAGCCAATGTAAACAAGTGCGACAGCAACCCAATCTTCCGATGTTACATTGCCTGTCAAGGCAAGACCTGTCGCAGTTAACCAAACCAATAGCTTCCTACTAGTCACCTTTGCTATCATTCTATCTAATATTTCTTTTGTCTGTTCACTCATAATTGTAAGCCTCCTTCCTTAATTAGTTGACACTTCCACTTGGTATCTCTTTTCCAATTTTTAGAATCTTCAAGTTTTTATCGAGCATTGCCCAGCCTATCGCCTCTCTCGCCGCAGTCCGCTTAAGTATGTCCAGTGTCAACTGGCGTAGATCAACAAACGGTCTCGATGTCCCCCAGTTGCCTATATGGAACATTCTTCCGTCTGACATCCTGCATAGACAAATCACGCGGCTAACGAGTTCTCCGTCTCCGCCCATCCAAGTAAACACAAACAAACGAGGGTAGTAGTTTTTATCCAAAACATTGCACGCCCATATGGAAAACTCATCAGGACCCAGCGGCAGGTCAACTTGGCCACTTTTAATTTTAATTCTTGGCCCGTGCTTATAGATGTTGTCACGGCTCTCATTTATGATGTGCTGTACATAGTTTGGAGTACCGTGAATATCAAACAAGTCTCTCCAAGCATCCACCTTCCACTCCAGCATCTCTAACACACTTTGCACCTTGGTTAGCGGCTGATCTCTCTGTAATTCTACGTTCTTATACTTCGAGTAGTGTACTAGGTGACTTAATTTATTCCAAGCCAGCCAATGATAAAAAATAGGTTTATAAAATATCTTAGCTAGTCTTTTTTTTATTTGTTGCCACACGGCAATAAAAAACTTCATTCATTTCTCCTAAAAGCTTGCATGAGCATACCCATCATAATCCTTTTCAATAATTATCTGTTTGTCTACGACATCTTTTAAAGTATCAAGATGAGAAATAAGTAGAACTGTTTTAAATTCAGTCTTAACCATCTCTAGCAATCTAACAAATCCTTCCATATGTTCTTCATCGAGCGACGTTGCGGGCTCATCGAGAATAAATACATCGCCAACAGGTAAAGTGCTAATTTTTATCAGGGCTAACCTTATTGCCATAGAGGCTATGGTCTTCTCTGCTCCCGAACCCATCTCGATGGGTCGCGGTTCAAACTTTGGATGTTTTATCATGATATCTAATTTTCTTCCATCCTCTTCAAAGAACACTTCAAAGTTAACAATATTTGCTAAAATTTTTGAAACCTCTTCATTAATAATTGGCAATCTTTTTTTGATTATATCATAAGATATTCCATTACTGTGCATGCACTTCAAATACAACTCATAAGAGGTGTATTCTTTTTGTAGCTCCTCAAGCTCTTGCTGCCTTTCCTCTAGATTTTTCACCTTCTGCTCTAGAGATCCATGATTTTTAAACAGCAACAATAGCTCTTCCTGCGCGGACGACAGGTCTTCGTCGCTTAGTTCAATGTTGGATACTAGCTTATTTTTTGCTTCAATAATCAATTCAAGCTGCTTTATTGAATCTTCGTTGTCTTCATATCTCTTTTTCTTTTCTTGAAGATCATTGTGAGACCTCATCGCATTTAGAAGAGAAGATTTATTTTTTTCTAGCAAAACCTTATTGTCGCTAGACCGTTCAGTCACCTCTCTCCTCTTCTTAATCAAATCATTATATTTCTTCAAATATGATTTGACCACATCCGGATCTAAACTGTCCACTTCCTGACTTATGCCTTTCTTGGAAATAGAAAGATCATTCATTTGAACCTGTATTGTCTCAAGCTTTTCTTTTGCGCCATACGCGTCTTTAATAAACTTGCAACTGGCAAACTCGGATCCACATGGTACTTCCGACAACAGCTTGATTTTGTTGGACTCAGTTGTCTCCTTTTGTTCCAGCAGTTCTATTTCTTTTTCAAGAGAAGAGAGTTCCCTAGTCTTAGCGTCTATTTCTTCTAGCCTCTCTTCATATGAATCAATATCAATCTCCTGTAGATGCTCTTCTATTTTCAAGAGTATCTCTTTGTCTTTATCGATAGATTCCTCTAGACCAACATTATCCTTCTTCACGGAATCTATTCTAGATTCTACCGTCTGTAGTTCGTTGGTTATATCGTCTATATTAAGAACTTCTTGTTGAGAAGTGTCCAGCTTATCATTTATCTCCTTTAGAGACTCGCTTAAAGCAGCGATATGGGTCTTTAAATCTTCTACTTGTTGTTTTTTCCTATCTAATTCTACTTCACTGTAAGCTAAGTTAGTTGTTGCCTCGGATATTTCTGCAATAAAATCGTGATCTTTCAGTTTGTTTAGAGCGCCCTTTATATCAGAAGAGTCCTCTTTCGCCAGCTTAAACTTCTGGTCGAAAATATCAAGGTCTAAGAACTTAGCCAAAATTTCTTTCCTCTTCGTAGAACCTTCCCCTATGAAAGACAAAGATCCCAGTTGGGATGCCAGCGAAGTTAACAAGAACTCGTCTATATCGCCAAATGCACGACGAATATTCTTATCTGTTTCATTCCTATCAATCCCATTCATCTCAGTCACTTCACGAGTTGTCTTGTTCTTTTTACTAAAAGACACATCGGTTTTCGCCTCGACAGTCTCTTTGCCACGAAGCTTCTTTCTATACTTCTCCGATTCTCTTATAATCGTATAGGTATCTTTGCCAATGTCTATCTCTACTCTGCCATAGCAAGAGTCTTCATTTTGGTTTATAACATTAAGATTTTTTCTATTATTTTTAGAAGTAGTGTTGAATACCGTATAGAGTAACCCATCAACAATGCTTGATTTGCCCGAATAGTTTTTGCCGAATATTCCCACAAGTCCTCTAAGCCTGGTGAAGTTTATCTCGTTCTTTGTCCCGTAATTAAACAGATTGTCCCATTTGAATTTTTTCAACTTCCACTTAACATTTCTGGCAACTTCTTCGGACTGCTCCGCAGCTACATTATATCTCTTGTTTAGAGAGAAAACCTCTTTTAATGTCTCCGGCTCAGTTTGATAGTCTTTTAAAAACTCTTCGATAATTTCTTCTTGAACAGAGATATCTCTTAGATCTTCATGAACAATACAGTCGGTCACTTCTTCCGCAGAGGGCTCTACGTCTCCCTTGTTAACAAAAGTAACAGACTCAGGCTTAAACCTAGTTTTACAAACATCAATCGCACGGCGCATCTGCTCTAGTGTTAAGCTATAACTGGCAATGAGCCTGACTCTAGCGTCTGCTGGGATTTCTAAATCGCTGGCAATCTTGCCCTTGCTGTCTAACTCAATTGTAACAAATGGCTTTGGATTGTTAAAAGCGTAATGTTTAACTTTAAAGTCTTGCTTATTGTCGATGTCCCAAATCAAAAACCCCTTGTCGTCTGATTCTGCAAAATTCTGCTGCACTGTGCTGCCGCAGTACCTAACTCTGCCCTCGCTGTCTAGGATTTGATTAGTTCTATGTATGTCACCAAGAAAAGCAAAATCAAATCCTTGAAAGATATCTATTGGATGATCTCCGTGATCCAATAGAAAATTGATATCAGTCATTGCCCCTTTAATACAGCCGTGATAAAGAGCGATATTTACTCTGTCTAGATCACTAGGCTCTACCCAATTGTCCTCATCGAAAATAGAAAGAGCATTTAAAGCAAAGTTTTTATCAAGAACTACTTCTTGTGCCTCTCTAAGCAAGTGCAAGCTAGGATGATTAAGAGACTCCACAATCGGACTAATAGAGTCCAACCTACTACTATTCTTGAGGTTGCCGTCATGATTGCCTAATATAATATAGGTCGGTGCGATATCCGCAAGATTTTTAAAAAAGTCCGAGCACATCTGTACAAACTCGGGAGAGATCTGTGTCTTTGTGTGGGCGATGTCGCCGCAATGAATAATTGCGTCAGGCTTCAACCTTCGAAGCTTCTTATACATCTGCTCAAATACCACTCGATACTCTTTGTGGTATTTCAGATTTCTAATGTGGGTATCCCCAAAATGAGCGAACCTCATACAACCTCCATGATTGTGCTGGCTAGAGTATACAGCACCAAGGTTCTAATGTCAAGAAAACTAGCTACGCGACTTCTGTAAAGCTGCTCTGCGCATGGCAGTAAATTGAAGCTCTCCCTGCTCCATGTGCCCCAGGGCCTTCTGAATTAAGTCTGCTGCGGAGGCGACATCTTTGCGGGCTCTCCTGGCGGGTGCGCCCTCTTCATTCTCCAAAGTTCTCTCTACGTTGCCAAGCAGATACAGAGCGTCGTTTACTGCATCTATATCTTCAGGCATCGCAGTGCCCGAGTAAAGCGACTCGCTAACCTCTTCTTCTTTTTCACCAAATATAGCGCTGTCCGTTAGCGGGCGCGGGCTTTTAAAAGAAAAGCCTATCTTGCTTCCAAATACCACTTCTTCTATTTCCTCTTTAATGATTTGTCTAAGTTTTGATTTTGTTATTTTCATTGAGAGGTCTCCTATACATTTTGGATCTTCCTCAATAAATAGTTAGAGGGGTTGATAAACTCCGCGTTTTTCTTGCGGATATCTAGCTCCTCTTTGGGCATCTCTCCGATATCTTGATATGGATAGACATCCATCTTCCTAACTTCTATACCATAATCCAGTAGATCTTTAATTAGTCTCATGGATTTTTTTTCCGCGTCCGGGTCGAGGGCTACCAATATCGGAGTGTCATTCTCTACAATTTTTGTGAACAACCTGGACTCTTGTCTCAATGTTGATCCCATAATCGGAACAGAATTCTTTCCTGCTTTTATTGCATCGAAGACCCCTTCAACAATCATCAACTCTTCGTCCCATTCAAGATAAAGTTCATTAAAAATAATGTCTTTGCTCGCTGGAGGGTTCTTGTACTTCATATAGTCTTGTGTGTACGTTCTAGCAATGAAATAGTTACAGTGCCCGTCTTCATCGAAAGAAGGCAAAATAATCCTATTTTTGTATTCTCCATCGCTACAATAACCTATTTTCCAATGAAGGATGTCCTCTTGGCTTACTCCTCTGCTGCTCAGATAGGTACGCGCTGGTCTGCATGCATACGATTTTTTAGAGGACGTTAGCGACTTAAAGGGCACAGGCAAATCTACTATTTGCGGAATCTTTAAAGATTCTTCTTTGCTGAACAAATCCCTTGAGAAATCGCTAACATCAACAAAGTCGCCAAAGGATCTCCATTCACTTTTTTGAGAATACGTTCCGTACTTTCTGACTACTCTATAAACGCTTAGTCCAGACCAATCACATATCCAGCATTTAAAAGCATCCTTGTCTATGTTTACGGACAACTTCCTCTTGTGGTGGTCACAGGCAGGGCAATGAAATAAAAGCTCGTCACCAGATCGATAGAACGACCCTAATATATCACCAAGTATCTTTAGCTTTTTTCTGTCCGACATAGAGTATAACCGGCCTTTGCAATCACCAAGGCATCAGCACGATCAAAAGCTTCAGGCTTGGGATTCCCATGACGAGTGTACTCTACCGGAAAGCGAGGCTCTGTGTCAAGTAGAAATTCCATAACACAGTCCTTGCCCTTCCTGCCTCTTGGAACTTTAATTCCACATGCCTTTCTGGCTGATGTTACACCGATGAACTCCGGCGTAACTCCAAAGACTTCATATATCAGCCAGGAGACCATTCCATTAAACTTAGCTAACTTTGTAATGGTGCCTGCCGAGGACATACCAGAGCTAAGGAACATCAGGGATTGCTCTATAAAAATCTTCTCTACTTTAGTATCGCCCAATTCGTCTTTTAACTCTAAAGCTAAATTGTGTATAATTTTGGCTTTTTCAAAAAGATCTTTAGGCTTTTTTGTATTCCAAGATAAAGTTGAAAAATACGCCCCGTCTTTCTCTAGTAAGGCAACGCCCGTAATACTAGTTGATATGTCCAGCCCCAATATCATTAAAACACTATATCACAATTAAACATCTAATTTAAGTCTGAACGTTAGTTCGTCCTTTTCTCTTTTACGAATAGGGGTTGCTAGTTTGGCCACTCCAATTAAATTATCAAAGTCATCATATATGCCAATTCTGGATATATACGTTGTGCTCTCATAAGAAGCCGAATGGCTTGAAAAAGAACTACTATTAATAGCCACCGACTCTATGTTTGGATTCTGTATGAAAGTCGCGCTTCCGGTTGTTACCCCCGAGCCCGAGCTAAAACTGCCCGATGTAAAATTATATTTCACAAAGGTAGGATTATTCGAATGGTTCAATTCACCCCTTGGAGCTAGTGCATGCATTGTCATTGTGGGGACATAGTTGACTCCCTCAAACTCCATGTGATAGCTAGCGGTTGCTACGGAAGACCCTGTTGTCCCCAAGAGGCCAAAATACTTCCATGCAGGGGCTCGGTCATCTGCGTCAGCGCCCAAGAACGATCCCGTAACAGATCCGTTAGAAGGATCCCAGCTACCAGTTAGAGTAATTATTCCTTCATTATATAAAACAAGACCAGCAACGCTGCCAGAACCACCGCTTCCGTTAGGGCCAACTTGAATAAGTTCTCCATTTTGTTTTTCATCTTTTAGTTCTCCCAGCAATGTGCCGGTGATATAAAAACGCAGCCTCACGCTCCCTTTGTTTATTGATGAGCCGTAGAATATAGAAGGGATGTTAATAAAAGACATCGCTTGCTTATCTTTTTCCCAGCCTGTGTCGTTTCCTTTACTACTAGAAAACTGATAGTGCGGGCTAAGGGTTGTGTAGTTATCAAAAATATTTCGTAGAGCATCTACATGCCTAGTTGTGCTAACTGCTGCTAGCTGCTTGTAGCCCCTGGTATCTGGTGGATTTGCCGTTGAGGAGGTTGCATTATTGTCCGCAATCGCCAGTCCATTACTGGCGGAAACAAATTGGATCGAGATACTTGAGCTAAGCGGGTATTGCGTAGAAAAAATCGTTCCGTACTCTGATTCGTTAAAAGAGCTAGTGGTGACTGTTTTAAAAGATTCAAGCTCGCCGCTCTTGACGACAGAGGCTGTTACTGTGCTAAGAAACGGTCTGTCAACGTTCATTTCATATAAACTAATAGACCCGCTGCTAAGGTCTGCGGAATTACCAAGGTGAAGCACAATGCCTCCACTTCCAGTTGACAATCCTCCATAATCTTCCGCACCGGGATACAGCTTTCCTCTAAACCTCTGCTCATTGTTTAAGAAGATATTGCTTGCAGTTATCCAAAATTCGTTCTTAGGAAACGTTTTTAGTCTTGAATAAAACAGATCATCTTTTCCAAACCTATAATAAGACACACCAGAATCCTTTTAATATAAATAGTATTCGTGTCTAATTTAGTAATCTAAGCGGACTTTTAACGTTATCTCGTTATTTGGAGTCTTCTTAAGAGGTTCGGACAGCTTAGCGACAGCCATCAATTCGTTGTCAGCCGAATACAGGCCAACAGTAGTGGCATAGGCCACCGGAACGTCTAAATTATTTTCCTTAACAAATACCTTGCTAGCGCTCAGATAAGTTGGGTTAGAACTATAGTTAAACTCATTATGATTCGCTCTACAGAAATAAATTGTAGAATTGAGTTCTGTCGTATTGTTGAACGATATATTATGAGTTCTATGTCTAATCTGATCTGCCGCCTGCCTAATGGTAGATCCGGTAAACACGCCCGTTACATGCAGTACTGCCGCATTTAAGTCAGAGTTAATAGGGGATGTGCTCGCCTGCGAGGCATTGTATGCAGTAGCACTTTCGGCTGACGCGCTTAGATTGCTAAACACAGAAGAAGTTAAAACTGCAATGCCTGCTTGATAGTAAATCAATCCATATGGATTAGTTGTGTGCTGCTCATATAAGATTCCATACTCTCCTGCGGGGGAGTTTATTCTGTAGTCTGTACTAGCGCTTGCATCTACAAGAGTTCTAAGACTACCGGCGCTCAAGGCACCTGTTACAAGATGACCACCAGTCAAGAACTGTAACGTTGTCTCACCCTTTTTAATTTCATCTTTTGTAAGCAACCTGGAGAAGTTTAAGAAAATACAACTTGTGAGCTTTGTTCCGCCCCCAGTGATATCTCCGTCTTCGTCGAAAAGTTGGATAGCTCCAGTTACATCATTGCCCATAAGCACTTGTGCCATCTGGTTATAAATATTACGCTTCTTTTCATGCTGGGAGTTAGTAGACGCCGCTATTGCCGAACCCGACGAGTACCCAATTGTGATATCAAAAATGTGATTCGCAGAAGAGCTTAAGTACGGGTAATCGTACACTGACTGGAACATGCCATGAGAATAATTTTTAATATTTGCTTCATTTGGAAATGCTGTTGGACTGCCATTAATACCGTATGTGCCGGAGACCAGCGTACCAGTGAGCGGTATGTTTTCATGTAATAGCGTTCTCGTAGTAGTTACGTCGTCCGCTGTAATATTTTTAAAAGATGTTCCCATAGTTGTTTCCTACTTTATTGTTTATGCCTTTTTCAAGAGCTTGATTGGAATATCAATTCTATAGCCCGTGGATACTCCGATCACTCTAACCGTAGTATCGATTACTCTATATTCCTGACCGCCGACAGTCAAATTGGTGGCATTACCAATCAAGTCATAAAGATATGTTGACGTATTGAGATTGATCGAAGACTTTAGTGAAAATCTTAACACCGTGCCGCGAGGACCCGATACTCCAAAATCATTAAGCGTTCCAGAATCTGTTGCCTTGGGACTGGCTATAGTGACGTATGAAGTGTCAGTGCCCGCCGACAAGTAATAGTTGGCTATATTATCATCATCTATAAAAGATGGAGTTGCCACTAGGCTGCCGTCTGGGCTGATTAGCTGCGCCAGCCTGTTATCTATTTGAATTTGGTATTGATCTTCTCTTAGATCAATGTCTAGCGCCGTGGTTGCTGGTAGCTCAGTAGTATCAAGGCCTTGATCTAGCCTAATAAACTTAGCGCCGTCTGGCGTTGCCCCTTTTAAGACACCCTCTAGACTGCTAAACTTATCAGCTATAGAATCTTGAGTAGCGGCATCAACACCGACAATGAAGCCTTGTGAATCCATGTGCGCTGCGTTTGGAATGTTCGGCTGTACGACGGTGTTCAGTCTCGTAACTGGCAAATAAAATAAGTCGTTTGACTGATACGAGACTAGCTTGGAGTGCATTAAAGATGTGTTATTCGTAAAAGATTCAAGGACAGGCGTCTGCATGATTTGTAGATCATAATAAGCGCTTCCGCTTGCGTGTGCCCCATCCGGGTGGTTTGAGTTTCTATAAAGTTGATAATTAATTTCATCATCACCTAAAGCAAACTTAGTAATTTTAAAACCGCCTCTTGCGATTCTAAACCTTCCTGTATCGGTTAGGACAGCATCTAAAATAATGTCCCCTGAATTGTCTAAGAATCCCATCTATTGTCTCCTTGCATAATAATTAGCATTTAAATTTAATTTATACCCTATGTGTCTGAAAATAAAGTTATTGTCATCTACCGCTTGTATACGTATTGTTAACTTTTTTATCTTCGTTTTTCTCGCTATCCGCATATGTTGGCTTTTTCTTTTGCTCAGTTCCTTCCTCGGCCTCTTGTTTGGTCTTTGGAGGAGTTGCAGGATATTTGCTTTTTTGGACTACCTTCTTCTTTATTACTAAACCCATCCCTTCCGGCGCTCCGCTGGTCTCCTCGCTCTTGGTATCGACCTGCTCTTCAAGCTCAGCCCCAGATACCGCTAGAGCCAAATCAAAGTCAGGGGTCAAAAGATCTCCGTAAACAGAATAAAGAGTATGCTTTGGCAAAAACTCTTTGGTAGTAAAATTAGTTTTTTCTAAAGTTTTCTTGTTTTCATCTACTTGATTAAATCGAACATTAAAATCAACCATCTTGTTAGTCTTCTTAGACGTAAGTCTTACTTTAAATCTCTTGCCAAAGATTGATTTATTTTTGATTCCCAACGTTGGGTTCTCTGGGTCTGTATTCGCGCTAATCTTTATCTGGTCTATGTCTGGAGAGATGTAAACCGCTTTTCTTCCTGCTTTGGTTCTAGTCTTCTTGTTACTCATATTCATTTGGTATTCTTCTATAACCGAATATATCAATCCTTTTTCGTCTACTATTTCTACAGACATTACAGGGCAAGGATTTGAATACATGCCGTGTATATCAATCGACTTTGCCGTATAGTAGTATCTAACATTTGGTCTTATTGTATCTTTTAGGCTAGAACCTTGGTCCGTATCTATTTCAAAAATTGTTGCATCTTTGAAATCTTCGTAGCTAGAAGGGGGCGTGTCTAACCTATAAATCCTGTAGCCGCCAATCCTATCGTCTGCTGCGAACCTAACCATGCCCGATGGAGAATTGCCATAATATATATCGGCAGGATCTATTTCGTAAGAAAACTTCTCGTCCTCTTTTATTGATATTGGGAACTGTAGAACATCGCCGGAGCTAGGCTGCATATTAATTAAAATCTTATCGTTTACGTCTCTGTATCCGACCACGCTCATGTAGGGTGCTGTTGGAGGATTACTTTTTATCGTTGTAGGAAAGAAAACTCCACCTTTGTCTTCAAAATCAATACCATGATACGGTACTTTAAAAATTTTATACGCCGGACTAGTTTGATATGTTACTTCAAATGCCGGTACCGGAGCATTTACTTCATCTCCGTACACAGCTACCGCTAGCTTAGAGGCCCTTGCTGTCTCCGCTATCTCGCTACATCTATATTTTGTTCCATATACGAGAACATATGCAAATGTTTGATACACATATTTTTTTCCGTACTTAACTTGTGTGTCAACGTATCTAACGTATTCGTCTGTATTTCCGTTTCCGGCCAAAGGAGGAGGTGTGACAAAAAACCTTTGAACAGAGTTACTTCTATTAATTGGAACATGTCTGCCTCTATCATCTCTCGTGACTTCATATTTTTCAATTCCAAAAAATAACGTTTCAACAAAGCACTTCTTTCCCTCTAGAATATCTTTAAAGTCTCTTCTTGTTCCTTTGTCTTCGCCTATGTCTTCATACGTTTTTTTATGGTCTCTAACTGTTAATAGCAAATCTAGTGCCTTTTCCTGTTCCATCGGCAAAAAGAAATCCTCCGCTCTATCTGAAAAAAACGTTTTTGATGTTCTTCTCATGGTGTTCAGTCCACCCATAGGATTTTCTTCGTTCTCAGACGAATAAGCAAAGGTAAACATTTTCTCTACGATCGTGTCTAGCTTTGCAGAGTGTAGCTTTATAGAATCAGTCCTATAGCCATATTGTTCTTTTTGTAGTATCTTTGTTTGTTTGGCAAAATTAGGTGTTCTAGCTATCGCCGATAGGACGGTCGGATCATCCATCTTTTCATTAATTGGGGTCGGGCCACCACTAGGCACGTCTATTTCGCTAACTACATGGCGCATGAACGGATCTGCTAAATTCATAGCCATGATTTTTTGCATGAGGCCCCCATGCTTTTCAAGAGTTAAGGAGCCGCCAAAACCCAAATCAGTATTAACTTTGTTTGGGAGCCACTCTTTTGTCCTTTGTGCTAGAGGGTGAAATAGCGTAAGTATTGGATATTTAAATTTTATTTCAACGCTCATCGGAAAAGCTGCTGCCGTAGTTTGTACCTTAGAGTTTTCTTGTCCGATGTTAAGAGAATTTCTAAGAGTAAAGTCTAGGTCTCCGAAATATTTCTCTATATCTGGATGATTAAAATTAAAATAGTCAAACGTAGCATTATTTAAGAGGGAATTTAAAGCGTCCGGGGCACTGGGGACGTTAGTTTGCACTCCCGGTATTTTTAGCCCGCCCGGATCTTCCGTGTCTATTTTGGCGCTTTCTGCCAGAAATCTGTTTCTGTTTTTTGCCACTTCACTAAAGTGCTCATAAACTAGTGCTTGCGTATTTTCCCCCTCTCCTACATATTCTACTTGTTTGTTTTCAAATTGCGCTGCTTTTTCTTGGTACCATCTTGCAATCTTAGACCACTCTCTAAGGTAGTCAACAACAGCCCCGTCCTTTATCAGAGCAAAAGATATCTTTCCTCCAAGACTAGTGTAGTCTACGTAGTCCGTCCCATATAGTTCGTTAAAGACAGCGATAGAGTTTAAAACATTCTTTGTCGTGTCCACTAGGGGGCTGACCTGCTCATTGCCATTTCCAGAAGAAATATTCGCATAGTAAGGATTATCTAAAACAAAATTTGCATACTCATATTCATAAGGGCTTGGCAATAAAAACTCTACTCTATCGCCGTTAGTTTTTAATCCAATTCCTAAGCCAGCTACTTCTGATATACTAGTTGACACATCCGACAACCTATTAACCGCATCCTCGTAATCTTTGAGATAGTAATGGTATCTGAACTTGACATCTGCGTCGAGAGCTTTGCCTTCTATTCCAGAAGCAGTGATGCCGTCTTTAGTATAGGGGGTGTCATATTCAAAAGAAAAGTCCTCTATGTAGCTAGCCTCGTCCTTGCCTACTGCTTTAAACGCGTACGCTGAGCCTTCGGTTGTTCCGGCGGTTGCAGCAGCTACAATTGTCTCAAGGTCGATATCTGCTTGGTCCTCAGCGGCACCTTCAGGTCCACCTATATTCATGTTATAGCCAGTTGGAGATGCCAAGCTGTAAGGCAAAGAATATATATCTAGCTTTTGTGCTTGTGGAGTAACTAACACCTTATTATCGTCAACAGTTTCAAATGATAACCAGTTAGTCCTTAAAGCAATAACAAAAGTTTCAAAAGAAGTTTCTATCACGCCAGCTTTTGCCATGTTGTTGTCAGGCGTTATAACTACCGTCTGATCATATTCGTAAAACTCCCAGTAAGAAGATTTTTTCTTATCTAAAGTTGGTGTTTCATACGAAGAGCCTGCGCCTGAATCGTCGAGGTACACCGCGTCCACATGTTGGAATTTTTCGGAGTATCCGCTAGACATGTCAGTCTGTGTCGTGTTCCCGTCCAAAGGAGGCAGGTCTACTTCTTCAACCGTCGCAATTCCAAAAGGACTTGGAGAAGTGTAGTAGGACTTAAATTCTATTTTAAATGCGTCTACAGTTGCAGATCCAACGCAGTTTAAACTATAGTAACAATTTTTTTTAGCAATGCTTGATAAATTCATTTATGTATTCCTACAGTGTAAACGTGTCCTCTGGCATCACCCTAACATTCCCACCAATTAAATCGCTGTTTGTCGGGCTGATTGCCGCCTCAATTGCGCTTATTGTCTCTTCCTGCTGTGGGGACATTGATTGAATTCCGCCTGTCTGTCCTTGGTCAAAATTTTCATTTACAATTTTAAAGTACTCATCATAAATAGGAAGATCTAACAAATTGATTTTTTTGATGTTAAATTGCTGTATCTCGTATCTTGTCATTCTACACAGGGTATTTTCAACAGTAGTGTCAGACAGCTTAGCAAGATCTAAAGCTCGCCAGACTTCTTTCTTCAAATCCGGACTTCCGTTTTCGTCCAGTTCATATCCGGACAAATATTCTATAATGACCATGGTTTTGTATAACATTGCATATGCACCAAAGTTTTTAGAAGTGTTTAGAGAATTGTTCTCATTGCCTAAATTATTTTTCTTAACCACACTTGATTCAATGGCGTTAAACATTAAGGATTTTACTTGGTTTGGTAAAAGCCGAACTGCTTTTGTAATCTGCTCCGGGGAACTGTCCGGGGCAAAGCCCTTTTTACTTATGGCAGATTTGGGGCTATTAATGTTATAAAGCTCCATACTGTCGTTGTCATAATCTAAGTAGGAATCCGCCGCGATAGAGAACATAAACAAGGATTGCTTGCTTTTCTTCTTTTTTAACAAGTCCTTTTTGATATTTGAAAAAGACTTCTTTGTTGTAGAGTCAACATCAATAATATTAAAAGTCTTCTTTGCGTTTTTATCAGATGTCTTAATTGTAACACCAGAGTTGCCAAAAAATTCTTTCATAACCAAGTCAGTTGCTTTTTTGCTGTTATCAGAGTTTTCAGAAAAAACCTTGCCGGTCTGGTTAAACTTTACAATTTTAGATGCAACCTGATTGTATTCATCTAAATCAATGCTTGTGACATCAACATTTAAATTGTCAAAAGCAGGCTTATCGTCATATGAATTATAGATGAGAGCAAGATTCTTTTTTTCTCCTCCGGGCGTTTCTTTCTGCTTAACTTTAATTTGTGCCATTTTTATCACAGCAGGAGTCAAGAAAGAATATTTCGTATTTTCAATAGAATCATCCGGGTTTACGCTAGAGCCGCCAGCCAGGGGTATAAGGGTGCTTGAAAAGTTCCCGGCGTCGCTCGCGGCATCCGGTATAAAATACTTATTTGTTTCTAGTTCGACCCTATCCAAAAACTCTTGCCTCTTCACGTCACGACTAGGCATATATCTTATCGGCGATACGCTAGGCTGCGCTGTCAGGTTGGCAAGCTTGTTAGCCGAAGATAAGAATTCATAACCATAATATGTGGAATCGGCATTAATAACATCTTTAAAATAATGAGAAAAGCTAATTTCTTTCACATTTTTTGGTGACTTGTTGTTTGCTTTAGTCGAACTGCCGGACGTTGTACCAGGCTTTTTAGAGACGTATGCGCTCGAATAGTTCTGTAATCGGCTTGCTGTTTCGTTTATAGCCTTAATCAGCGCCGTTATTCCCTCCGGATCTCCCGAAACAGGAGACGTCATATTTACAAAAAATCTCACCGTACTAGAAATATCCAACGGTCCATTGCCAATTGTCAAGACTGTTACCAAGTCTTTGATAGATCCATGAACAACTTTGTTGTTTAGATTGGCATTTATAAAACTTGTGGTGTAGCACCCAGAATCGGAATTATAATTCTTTTCAGCGTTTACTTTGTAAGTTTCAAGCTCCTTAGATCTTTTTGACAATTGCTTTACTAAAGCGTTTGCTTTGATGCTTGTCAAGTCTACAACAGTGCCTTCAATACCATATTGATATTTTGCGCCCTCTGATTGGTCTAGTTCGTCGTGAAAGTCAAACATTTTTACTAAGCTATTAGACCTTTTATCATTAAAAGTATTTCCCACCGAGGAGAACTTATTGTCCTCTGCACCCGTAGTTAATGCTTTATCAGGATTTTTAAATTCTCTAACAACCTCTTTCGGCCCAACAGGAATTGTCTCTCCGTCTATTATTTGTACCTTTCTTCTGACGAGCTTAAAAGATTTAAATGACGCGAAGTCTTTTAAGTTCAGGCCCGAATCATTGAAATGCTTTGAAAAGGATATGTATTTTTTTAGTAAGTTGTTTACGTTGACCGAAAAGTAACCAGTCGTTGTATCGTAGTAAGTCCTTGAAAGATAAATTTTAGAAAAAATAGCAGGCTTAAAGGTTTCACTCGCAGGCATAGGCTTTGAAAAGTTTATGTTCGAGACATGCTTCAAGACTCTAAAGTCTTTTATCTTTGTATTTGGAACCGTGCCCACGCTTAAATATTTATTTTGTCCCGTATGATATAGCCCAGTCATTGGTGAAGTGCTGTTCTCGCCCATAAAATGAACTGCCCCTGTCCAAGCTACGGGTATTCCTTTTTCGCCTTGGTTCATCAAATAGACTTTAGAATCTTTCGTAAGCGCGCCGCCATCAAAAACAACCTCTTTTTTTATCAAAGAGTTTAGTTGGTTACTACTTGAGTACAGGCCGGTGTTGCTGTCACTAAAAGTCTTGCCTGTTATTTTTGGAATTAAAACATAGCATAGATCTTCGGGGGTTGTAGTGTTTACAAGGAATTCAAGCTCTAACGGAATCTCGTAGAGCTTACCTCCAGCTTCTTGTCTTACAAAGAATTTTTGAAGTTGCGTGACATTGAACTTGAGGCCCATATCCGCTAGTTCTGATCCGATGTTTAAAATCTGCTCAGTCTTTGTTTTTGTGGTTATTTGTTTTAGTTCCTGACTGGATACAAAAGTCTTTTCGGTCATAATTTCAGACAGAGCATCATTATCAGTTGTCTGTACAACTTTTAAATATAGATTTTTTTTGGAGGACTTTGTGAACCATTTAACAAACTTGTCCCCTCTGTCTTTTAACACAACTTTAAGCTTGACCTTAGTTTGTTGTCCAAGTGAAAACAAGCATATCTCTTTGACTCCCATCTCTGGAAAAGGTCCAGATCCTGCCGTTTGCATTACAGCCATTAACAAATACTCCCCGGATCTTCCGTATCATCTCCGTAAATATTAAAGTTGTTGGGATTTGTTTGTACTTCGGGTTTTAGCAACTTGTCAACTCTCATGTTTTTGAGTTTATCTTGATACTTGTTGAACAATTGACTATCAATCTCTTCATCTACAAGAACATTTAAATAATATGCTACGTGGGTATCACTTACCGGCGTGGCAGAGACAGCAGTGGCTTCTTCAGGAGAGTATAGCATCCCCGATTCCATGTTGGTCGCGTCCTTAGAAAAATACAGCCTTTTTAGAGTTTTAGATGCAGGATCTTCGTCCCAATTAACAAGAGATGTCAAAACGCCGTCAGTAAATAAAGTCCCCTGTACAGCATGTTCTTTAGTGTAAACCTCGGTAAACCCAGCTTGTTGCAGTACAAACTGCTGATCTCCGGTGGACCCTATTTCATTGAAAGTGGCCTCAACTCCATCTACCACCGTGTATTGTGTTTTATTAAAAGAATTAATGCTGTTGCTAATAGATTCTGCCAAGTCCGCATCTGTAGAGACGCCGCTTGTGCCTATCACAGTCGCAGTTGAGTTGTCTTTAGTCACCGATGTGTCTACGGCTGCGCTGTATAGTGCGCCATCGTATGTGGTAAATTTAAGGGTTTGTCCATTAGAGATGCTGCCAACCGCGCTCACAACAAAAGTTGCGGTCGCTGGCTTTGAGTTGTTTTGCATTTCAAAAACTTCAATATCAAAATTTTCATTTTCAAAATAAGTATTTTTTTCATCCACTATTAGTAAAAGATAATCGTTCTTAACTCTTAAAGTAAGCCCGTCTATTAGGCGTTGCGACTCTACTATATCTTCTTCAAGAAGGTTTATAGTCTTGTCATCGTCCAGTATAGTTCTAACTTTTATGTCAGCACTAATTTGTGGTATTGGAAGATTTCCATAAGTATAATATTTTGTGTTAAAGTTGTCCAGCGGCTTGTTGCCAGGTGGAGAGCTAAACAAATCTAACGTTAGAGATCTTAAATTTATTTCTTTGTCATTTAGAGACAGAATGTCCCACGCTGGCATTTTTTGATTTTTAAGTTCCATCGATCCCAGCGGGAGGCCTTCATAGTAAAGATCATGATCAAACACTGTTCTACTTTTTCCAAACTCCATGGTTTCAAAACTCGTCTCATAAGTAGGAAAAGCCTTTTTGCTTGTCTCGGTATATGGATAATATTTGATGAGAGTTATTTTTGGACTCAGAGTGTTGTCGTCTGGGTTAAGGGCATTGGCATCTACTTCTATTTTAAATTGCGAGTAAGACTTCAATTGTGTTGAATACGTCTTCTTTTGGCCTAAAAATATTTTATTGATTTTGTTCATCATCCAGGCTATCCACAACTGTTGCTGTCCTGCGGGGAAGTATTTCGTGTAATCCGAATATTCAAATGTCTTAGTCATCAATACAAGCTCGGCATCAGTTGAAACCAATTCATATTCTATACCTTTAAAGTTTTTTACCGAAGTGCTCATTAGAACACTTTCTTCCGCCTCTTCTATCTCCCCTAAGTTGTAAGCATCTCCATAGTTATGTTGAGCATGGCTCCTAACGGATTCTTTGATTCTAGTAGAAATATCATTTTGATTTTCTTCTACAGCGCCCGCAACACTTGTTCTATCTGTTGGAGTTGCGTATTGTGCATCGTAAACGATGTCATCATCAAAAAAAGCGTACTTCTTTGGCTTGAACTTTCCTTTAGACAATAGTAGTTTGCCATATTGAGTTAGTTCAATATCTATAACTTCTTCTTTTCTATTGAAGAATGTCATTCTTTTTTGTCTCCCTCAATTTCTACAGCGGCCTCTATCTGTCCTAACTCAACCAAAGAGAAGAAATCATATGGCCAATTATAACTATGTTTATAATCTTTTTCTGACGACTTGAATAGGAACTTGAACCTATCGTCATCTTTAGAATCGGCGGTAACTTTAAAGTAGTTATTCTCTGCTCTCTTCTTAACTTTAAACACCATCCACCTTGTTTCCGGCGGCAATGGCATTCCTCCAAAGAACTCGTGTTTGCTCATGGCATGTTCAATAGTAATATCCTGCTTCTCTGCTGTTATTGAAATTTTTGGCATGACTCCTTGCCAAATATCAGCCAAGTCTTTCTGGTCTAATGTGTGGTTAAAATCAAAGATATACATCACAAACGGAGATTTATTTAAATCTTTATCAGTAAAATCAAGTTGTGGCGGGATTACATATTTGTGCATCTTTTCGTACATATCCGTGATGCTGGTTTGTTGTACGTTGTCTGCTCCATCCTCCGTGCTAGCCTTTTCCACTGCAATGCCTTTTGCCTCTTTAAGCTCTGTTTGGTATTTATATGTGTCACTATCTATCTTAAAGAACGACTTACCAAGGTATTCGACTGTCTCTAGATCAGTTAAATCAGGACTGTCAACAAAAGGTATGGCAACAACACCTTCGGATATTTCTTTAGCGTCTGCAATTTTACCGATCTTTTCTCTCGTAGTTTGGAACCCTACCACTTCCAGTAAAGACTCTTGCTCAGAAACGTTTGACAGTCCGGTGTAAACTCCTGTCGTCTCGTCCGGAATAGTTCCATACCCAGCCCAAATCCCTACGCCTTCTGTTGAAGTGTGCGACGCGCTAAAGTTCAATGCAGGGCATTCCCATTTAGTTCCGATAGACCAAACATCAAAAGCGTCGTCAGCGGGAGTCTCAAAAGAGCTTGGCAAGTAATTACCTTCAGGGCCAAGGCCTGTTGAGTAGTTTACTTTTTGCACCCTTGTAGTTCCGAACAAATTCATAGAAGAGCTAACTTCCATCTTGTTAAGAGAGGCTGAGCAATTTAGCACCAAACCAGGATGTGCATTTGCGTAAGAGACAGTTAGTCCAGCCAAAATTTCTTGTAGAGTATATTTTTTAGTTTCAGAACACTCGAAGCTAAGACTTGCTTGTGCTAAACCATAAAAGTAGGGTGGCGTGTGAGGTGCATACGCTGGATCGTCAAAACCGCTCAGGCTAGGATGGCTCTTCGACGCCCAATAACTACTTGACATGGGAGGTCCGTATATTGCTCCTCGTGCTCGACCCCTTGAAGGATTTGCATCAACATTCTCTGTTAGCGTCATGCCGTTTGACTTAAACATATTTACTCTCAGGCCATATGTCGAACCAGATTTCATAGTTTTAAACTGGCTCTGTTGTGCGGAATAGAAATTGGTAAGACTTTCATTTTTTAAGAAAAACTTAACCGTCTCTCCCAGAAAGTTATGCATGGCTAGCTCAAAATTAGGTTTCTTTTCGAACATCCAGTTTACATAAGGATGTGAACCGGTAGCAGTTGGCTCGCCTAAGAAAAGGTTTGTCTGAAACGAAGTAAGGGAGTCCCACGCTGTGACCTCTTTAATTGTAGGGGGCAAGTGTTTAGTGATATCTACCAGCGCCTCAAATGGTAGCCTCATATCATACGGAGTTTCATATCCAAGAAGCTGCTGTTGAATTGCCGTCGATCCTCCAGGGTACGCGGTTGTGCCCGACACAGCAGAAGTATAGTAAGGAAAATCCACCGCGACTGCTGATTTGATACTATTAAATAACAAGCCAGGTGCCACAAAAAGACGGTTAACAGCGTTTAACCTCTCTGTATCGGGATTGTTTAAGTTTTCAGTCGAGCCGCTTAGGAAAGGCCCAAGTGACTGCGAGAGTAGAGAAGCCAATTGAAGTGTTCTGGTTGTCGGATAAAATCCGTTATATGGCAATAGTTTTTTAACTCCCCTACAAGTCATTTTAATTTTACTCGGCTTACCTATTTCCTCTCCGACATGATCCTCTTGAATGACATCAAAGTATTTCATAAAGTCAGAATTAGAATAAACATTGAAAAAACTTTCGTCAAATTCAGCGAACTCTCCTTGAGCGCTAGAGGTGTGTGCTGTTCCGTCAAGACTAAGGAATTTATTATTTGTTCCAACAAAAGATGCCGTCTGATTATTTAGATAGAAGTCCATGTGGTCCGATATTCTAAATTCGGGCAGCACAGTGTAGTCTTTTGCTATCCTTCTTATATCTTCCGAATAGTCTTCATAACTATCAAACCAAGGATTCTTGCCCGCAAGTATATTTGTGCGATACACTGGGGGTCTGATATATGTGTCTGCATATACCTTGTGGTTTATTGCTCTTCTATGCATCGCAGCGGAGGCCGATACGTGATACCCATACATTGGGGCGTAGAAGCCTGAAGGGAAGATGCCATCAGTGACAGAGCCCGTGGGATTGACGAACGGATAGTGAGTAAGCTCACCTACCGCGCCGTTCAAATCAGTAAGATCAATAGGAAAGCCATATAGACCGGCTATCTCAGATACGTCCCCGCAGTCTACAGGCCAAACACTAAGTGTTCTACTTTGGTTGTTGTAGATTGTATATCCTTGAGAGTTTACCGCCGTTGCTGCTGTTCTTTCTCTCGCAAAAAGAGAATCTCGCCAAAACGTTCTATGTTCTCTGCGATCGAAACCATTCTGTCCTGTTCCCGGCACCTCTGTATAGTTTTGTCGCCCTCTAGACTTGCCGAGATAGGCGTTGACAGATCGAGGATATACATTTTCTTTATATTCAAGCGATAACAAATCAGAAATCGGATTATCCTCTCCAAGTTCTTTATTTGTATATATTTTATATAATTTATCATAAGCCTGTGTTGGCTTATTACTTTCTGCGCCCAGTGAGTTGTTTAAGTCAGGCGAAGCGAATTTGGATAGATTATTGGCGTAGCTATGTTTGATATCAAAATTAGCCTTATTCCCATCGTAGTCTTTTGTAGCAACCTTGTGTGTAATTGGCTTGAAGCTAGTAATAACAGGCGGCTCTGTAAAAGAAGACAATCGTCGCACATTAGTCGCGCTATTGTGGGATACTTTTTCTTTTCCAGAAGCGCCCGACCACTTATATTTTGATTTAGTGAAGAAATCATTCATCGCTGTAAAGGTAGAAATTCTATTATTCTTTACCATGTTCCTTACCAGCGGGTTGGTTGAATTATTGATTTGTTTCCAACTAACAAACCCATAAGGTCCGTTCTGATGAAGAAGTAGAGCATTTAAAAGATCCGCCGAGCTTAATGAAGCGATAGAAGTATTTAAGGACGCCGTACTCACAGCGTTTGTTCCAGTTAGTAATGGTGCGTTTATAAGTGTATTTAATCCAACAAAATCTACAACATGACTATTAACTGATGTTTGACTTGCGCTTAAGAATTTAAACTCAGACACCTCGCCAGCAGCACTTGATACAAAACCAGCAGCGTTAGCAAATCCATATGGAGCACCGTTTATATCAAGCATCGACGCTGTAATCCAATTATAATTTCTATCGCTCTGCGGTATCTGATGCGTTACATTATCATTGTCAAATCTAGAGCCAGATACTACCACTGAAATTACTGGCGCAAAATAACTTGTTCCAGTAACAAAAACTGTTCTTCTAGCATTTCTATTTACTTTGTGAGACGATGCCATAACAAGAGAAGAATACGCGTCTCCAATGGCAAAGCTGCCAGTTTGTATACCATATGCTAATGAATGTAAAGTTCCACTAACATTTAAACTAGTTCTGACAACCGAGTTTCTATAATTCAACTGGTTATAAACTGAGTACGTCTCTGACGCTGGGTCTAAAAACCCTCTTGTCAACACTTCTTTACTGCCTGGTGCGGAGAATCTTTCTGCTATGACAGTCTTATTAGATCCAGTGGCTCTATCCGGCAGAGCAAAGTTCAAATTACCAGTTAAAGTAAGAACTTCAGCGTACTGGTTGCTAGCGCCGCCTGCTCCTGTGGAGCCAGACTTAAACCATAGGTTGTTAGTGTCTCTGCCCGTAGTCATTACTAATTCATAGTTTCTTTCAAAATTGCCAACTGTTCTTGTTGGGTTTGTGAAATTTAAATTACCACTTATAACAGAGCCACTAGTTGCATAAAACGGTCTGTTTGTGATGTTGACAGGCCTCTTAACGCCAGGTAGTCTTATTCTAGTACCTCTAGCAAAATTTGTATTAATACTGTCAACGGGAACAACGGTGATTTCATTTGAAGCAAGGACTATATTATAGCCTTCCGGTCTATTGTACGCCGTATTAAAATTCCCGGCTTCGTCTAATTTATTAGGAGCGACATTTCTATATTGATACCCTCCTACAAATCTTTCCGTGAACGGCCCTTGCAGCGGGGTTTCGAATTCATTATTTGAAAAATCATTGCCAAAACTTATCTGCGTATTACTCAAAGAAACGCCCAAAGAGGCCAAATAGCCGCCTAGCGAAGCTCCACTGTCATATTCATGGCTCGCACTATAAAAAGCAAATGGTAAAACAGAGTCGCTGCCGCTGACAAGATAAGCATCTGGCTCGTTGTCAATATTAACCTCAACTATCTTTCTCTTGGTTAATAATTCTATTGGAATAATTTCTTCTATATAGGTCTTTGTCGGATCCGACACGTTAGAATTATTAATTACAAATTGCTTATTCGACGCGAAAGATAAAATCTTTGAAGCTATAGACATTCCTTTTTTGTTCGCTGGCATCTTGGCACCGCCAGCGATTTCTTTTGCTTTCACACTCGTGCTAAAAACAAATGGCTTGTTTTGTAAGTCCTGGTTACTGTTTTGAAAAACCGTAAATAACTTCTGTCTAATGACATCTAGTGCAGCGTTGCCAGTTTTCGCAAACTTTGTTTTGTCGACTTTGTTCTTCCACCATAAGATATGAACATCTTGATCAGTACTCGGTGGGGAATTGAGCTTAGGCCCTGCTAAAGAAGGATTTGGCTTTGCGATAAAATCTTGGTATTTTCCAGCAAGCGTGTCTGGAATCGCTAAGTTTACCTTTACCTTCGTAGTGTCTAGGTTTGGCTGTAATTGTCCCGATGATGCCGGTTCAGCAAATTTAGAATCAATTGTTGGAAATTTATTTCTGTACTTATTTCTTTCAAGAGCGTGACTTTCGATAACCGTCTTGATTCCCTTATTGATATTAGCAGATGCAGGAACAAGATTCATTATCATTGTGCCTAGTGATTGGTCTATCCATTTAAAGTATTCAACAAATCTGTCTACGTCCGGAGTGTTCCCAAGTCTTTCAAAGAATATTTGTTTCAGGAACGACAGTCTCTTATAATCTTGTCGGTATCTTTCCTCAGTTCGACCAATTAGTGCTCCATAATCTCTTATTGATGCAAAGAAGTTCATAATCTCTTCAGAAAGAGCTTGGTACATGTTTTTTTCTATAGAGGTAAAAAATCCGACCGGCTTTTGGTCTCTATAAAGATTATCGTCGTCAAAAGATAAAATTGATACCATGTCTTCTGAATACAGGATCTCTGGCAACTGCTTTTTAGAATCCTCTAAGTATTCTACAGAAACAAAAGAAGCGGTCGACGCAGGGAACCCTCTGCCAATTCCAGAATTTGGTAAGTTGACAACATTCCCAAGCCATCCGTATTCTCTTCTAAGGTCGCTGGAGCCGGAGGTTATGTCATATGCCGCAAAAGCTCCTGCGGCATCCGAGCCCGTGACAAGCCCGAAGTCCCAATCAAGCGCAAGAGTTTTTATTTTTGGAATAAAAACATTCGTAGATCCGTCGTTAGAAGTTGACCCTGTTTGGAAAACAAACGCGTTGTTCGCTGGTTGTCTAGTTCCGTAATTACCAGCGTCTATTGCATGAGATTTAATTTCTTCGTTAGTAAGATGAGACATCCATGCTTTGACAGATGAAATTTTTACATCTGAGTAGAAGTTGACTGAGCCTGTGAAGTTGGCCACACTAGCTCCCGCAAACAGTCTTTTGGCCGAAGACATAAAGTTCTTTCCAAGCGTATTACTAATTGTCTCCGTATGATGAAACTCATTTTTAATAATATCTTGTACGTTGTTGACTCCATAAAACTCAACTACATAAGTGTCGGCAGTGCCCACTGTTCTATTGTCTAGTGTAGATTGAGGGTACTTAGAAGGCGCAACCTTAACAGCAAAAGTCCAATTCGAGTTGTCGTATACATCATAAAAAACTTCAGTCTCTAGAAAGCCAGTAGACAACAGCGGGCTGGCAAGTTGGAAATACGAGTGTCTTGTGTCTTTGACGCTCTTTACAGAGCGTACTTCGAAAAAGTAATCTTCCCCGCTGTCATCTTGCCACGTTGTATCCGCCGGAGCAGTCAGTCTTGCGGAGTGTGCACCAAAAATAGAAGATGTTAAAGGATAGTTGCCTTTAAACTCTACTGTATCTTGATCCGGTAGGTATGGAAATAACACTTCGCTTTCAAATGTAGAGCCAAAGCCATCCGATTCCTGCTGTGCAGCGGGATAACCAGACGCCGACAGATACGCGGTAGAATCCGTGATCAAGGATGAAGTTTGCTGGTAGACAGCGGCACTGCTCGCATCTAGAGAACTAAAGTCTAAGAAAGTCTTTTTTATTGTTGAATCATAATATTCGTCTTTAACAGCAAAAGTCATATTATCGGCAAAGGTGTTAATCTTTATTAAGTCTTCACTAACACCAAAGCAATGCATCAAATTTCTAAGAGATTTAACAGTCCCCTTAGATTTCATTATGTGTGTTAAATTGTTATAAATGTTTTTATATATGAGGTTCTTAATATCATCTATGCTTTGTGAATAGGTTCTATCATCGCCCATTTGAAGAAACTTTTCGATTACCTCCGCATCAACAAATAACTCCGGCGTGTCAAAGCCGACCCCTGACAAGAGATTTTTAGCAATTGAAGATTCTTTATTAACATCAGATAGAGACCCAGACACATATCTGATATCCTTTACTTTGTTCACATCTTCAATCATAATGTGTAGCTCATCAAAATAGCTGCCCATTATTTGAGATAATTGTTCGAGTGTCGGATTGTCTTCTGTCTCTTCCCTTATCCAAGAGGGGAATGAATTAAATATCGATGCGTTATTAGTAAGGTCATGTAGTTCGCCTTCTTTTATTTTCGTTTCCAGTAGTGACTGCACATCTGGATGTCTCTCGTAAATTATCGGATCTTTAAACTCTGCCGCTGACGCGCTTGCCTCTACAATTGCAGAATTTGTTGATCTCATATCCGTTAATAGCGCGCTGCTGTTGCTATATCCTGTCCAAGTACCGTTTGTTACTCTTCCGGAATAGTCTAGAATGTTTGAATCAACACTGGCTGTTTGCGTTATTCCTTCATTGAACTTGTAGTAGAACCCAAGCTCTACAGCATTACCTTCGTCTACGGAACCACTGTAGTAGTATTTTACATCGTCCGTGTTAGTGCCGCCGCCAATCTGTCTTTTCCAGTATCTTCCAATCTGTTCAGGAGTTCTTTCTTTTCTCCAGAATCGAAACTCATCTAAAGACCCGCTTAGGGCTCCATAGCCCTGTGTGGCGGCATGAGATCCAGAAGGAGAAGTAATTAGAGCGCCGAGTTGTGCCACCATTGTGCCCGTTATTGAAGAAATAGAGGATCCTGTTACTATCTCTTGGTTTAGGGCTCCATCCACATATAATCTTGCTCTCATATTGCTCCCCGTATTGGCGAAGCTAAGGGCATAATGGTGCCATGTTGAGCTTGTGACAGGAACGTCCGTACCTATTGATATTAGTGTTTCTCCGCCAATCGTGGCAGGTTGAGGGTCGAAAACTCCTTGGGTATACTGCCCTGACCCGGACATTAAAGAGATGTACAATGAAGAACCAGATGCAACAGGATCGACACAAGAGACGACCTTTAGACGTCCATAACCAGGCTGTCCTGCGACATCAGCACCCCAAGAGCCGCTACTCCAAAGATCAAAAACTGTTTGTGTCGGAGATTCAGATGCCGTTTGGTAAGAATCTTTCCTAAGCCAGAACTCTACCGTAACTCCATCGGTTCCATTAAATTCAAGATTCGATGTTCTATTAATGTTAGAATCATAATAATTTGGTAAAGAGTTGATAGAGGAGCTTGGCACAAGCTCTCCGCTTAGGGTTTCTGTGCCTCTAAGTTTGCTAGGATGCGGTCCTCCCTTTAAAAAGATATATTGTGCGTAATCGTTATAAGCATACGGGTGAGTAAAACTAGTAAAATTACCAGCTACAGTACTCATTTCTCTAGATCCTAGAAAATTAATATATCCATTTGTTCTAGGGTAATGCTCTTCAAAAATATATTTATCAATTAAAAGAGAGCTTTCATCCCACTCCATCTTTTCTCTTAATGAGCCATCATAGGGATACTCTTTGTAGATACGCTCAATTGAATCCCTATAATATCGAGACGCTAGGCCGTATCTAGCAAAGTTTTTAGGATCAGAGTAGTCCACTTGAGGCAGAACTCTATTAGACTTTTTTAAATAAGTTGGCACAAAAGCAGAAGATTCTACCTCTTGCTCCAAATCCTTTTTGCTTTTTTTAGTCAAGACTTGACTAAATTTTTCTTTTTTAAAGAGATCTTTTAAACTCATTTTTCTTCGACTCTAAACTTAAAAACTTCCGGTTGCTCTTGATAATCGCCATTGATATTATATGCAAAGTAAATTTTATACATATAATCTGTATCTAACATACTCATATCTAGATCAAAGTAGTTGCCATTAGAATCGTAAGATAATTTGGTTGCTTTGGTGCTGCCAGTGTTATATGCAAGAACCTCTAGACCATCTACTGCTCTAACGATCTTATAGTGTGCTTCTTCAATGACCTCTGTGTTTGGCGTGGTAGAAGACAGGCTGTATATATTCGGATTCCAATTTTTGTCTCGAACGAACAGTCTAAGTCTTGGCTTTTCTTTATCCGTATATGCCGCCTTCAAATTGATTATGTTTGTCACATATTCTCTAATTGGATAATTTATTGACCCTGTGATTCCCACGGGAGTTATCGTGCCTGTAAAGAACTGCGTTACTTCGTGATTATCCCAAGTTCCGGAAGTCCAGACGTCGTAAATTGTTTCCAACGCTGAGGACCCAGTAAAGGCTACAGACGCCGTATAAATACCCGTGTCGTGATATCCTCCCGTAGCGTATAAGAGGCTTGCCCCTGCGTTTCCGCCTGCGCTAAGAATCATCTTGGAGCCCGATGGCTCCGTATCATCAGCAGAACCAGAGTACAGTGCAACCATGATTGATCCTGTTGTGCCAACTTCCGGTATATTCTTTAATTGCCCTTTTATGTAGTTGTACAAAAAGAGAGTGTTTAGATTGTCTGTCGCGGTTGCTAAAGAACTACTCATAAAGAACTGGCCTCTGTCATCTTGAACGGAGGAGTCCCATCTGGCTTCTAGTACTGGTCTCTTGAAAAAGAAATCGCTTGTTCTAGAAAAGAACTTCTTTGTGTAGTACGAGTCAGTCGAGCCGCCTAAATTTCTTGGAACGTTAGTTCCGTCCCCCACCGAATATGCCTCTTGTGAAGATGTAAGATACACACCAAAACCATAGTTTAAGTATGTACCCGCAATCCACTCTTCCACTGCCGCAGTCACGTCCACTTCCATATCTTCATCACCATTGGTGAAGGTTGCAGTGTACATTGGCATTCCATCAGTTCCGGCAGAATACGCCGCCGTGTGGAACGTGCCTCCAGGGACAAACCCAGTCGTTTGGTCCATACTGGAAGTCCCCCATGCCCCGTCCCAGCCGCCTTTACCAGAGGCAGGCGCACCGACGCTTCCAGAGATGTTACCGGAGACCCAGTTCGAAACGCCCCTGTCTGTATAGTTTTCCATATCTAGGCCAGTTCCCTCGCTCCATGACTGCGAAACTGCCTGTACGTTGAGAATCATATTTCTAGGAAGCGTTTGACTATGCTTTGCATTGAACATTCTAAGATAAAATCTAACACTACCACTAGCAGGGATAGTGCCTGCTGTTCGGTCTGCTTTTATTTCTCCAGTCGTTGACCCAGAAATAGGGAATTGTATCAAAACTCTAGATAGTTCAGTTGATCCAGAACTTGCTTGGCCAGAAATAGAAAATACTTCTAAAACATCAGCAGCGCCCATGTTCGATCCGGTACCCCTTGTAGTTAAACTAGACTTGAAGGCATTAGTTATCGTATTGTCTGCTGTAGCAAAATATCTTTTAATTGACATTATCTGACCTCGCCTTTGATGTTTGTGTTGGGGAACTTGATTTCGTATATCATGTTGGCAGGTATGAGGATCTGTGAGCCATCGCCGCTGGTGTTGATAGGTATATTATATTCATTACTAGAGTATTGACCGCCTAGCTTTTGTCCAATCTTTACGTCTACGACATCTAAGACACTATCTAGCTTATTTAGAACTTTGTAAATGTCTCTAACTTTAAAAGGTTCGCCTATCTCCGGCACTACAGAAAACTTTTCGTTGAGAGCGTTCAGGCAGTCTGTAAGTGTTTGCTCAGGCGTGAACTGTCTATCTCCAGTTACAACGAAATCAATCTCTAAATTGATAACATAAGCGTCTAAGATATCAATAGTGTCGTTAAGCATCTTGTACCCCTGAATCCAAGTTTTTAAATTTTCTTTTATTGTGGAGTTGGTTTCCGTAAGGTTGCCGTCGGAGTCTTCACTAATTGTGTATAAGTTTAGATTTCTTTTTACCGAGTTTTGATCTTGATATATAGAGGCTCTCTTTATCGCTCCAAATTTGGCAGGCATTCTATAGCAAAGGTTTACGTAATCCTGTCTAGTGACTGCTCTCCCCTGAGAGGCTTGAGCGCCCAAAGCTCTAACTCTAATCTCGTCCGCAGATAGATTTTCTATGTCTCCATTTATCGGTTCTTCATTATAGATCTCGATGCTGCTTCTAACTTCTTGTAATTTAAAAGCATCTAAACTTTCTTCTGCTAAAAAGAAATAGTTAATCTTGCCCGGACTTGCAATTCCGCCCACCGGAGCATTTGAATCTGTTGTATTATTCTTTCTATAGGTTACTGTCAGGGTGGTATCACTAGGGGCTATGCCCAGCTTACTATTCGATAAAAGCTTTGTGGGATCAAAAGTAGAGTCGCTAATATATTTTTTTCCGTACAAATTAAAATTAATCTTGCTAGGATCCACTACATCGTCTGAATCAAGCTCGGACTCCGATCCAAATCCAAATTGTAGGAATGTATTATCGTCATCTTTCTCAACAACAAATCTTCTAGGCACAACCACAGGCTTCATCAATTCTTTTACAAGTTGCCTGTCCGACCCCGGATTCGGAACCGACCTATAAACAAAGTCCTGCGTTAGGCTCTCTACTTCGTAGTATTGTCTTCCGCTTGCATCATAGACCGATATAATTTCTGTCGTGTTTTCATCATCTACTGCCAATCTCAAAAACCTAGTAAAGTTGCCCACCGAGATTCTTTTAACGGCCAGTTCACCCGAAACCACATTGCCAGTCGCCTTCACAGCATACTTTAGCGGCCTTCCGGTAGACGAATCAATCGTTGCCGGATAAACTAAATTATTATCATCGGAAAAATCTATATCGTCCGCTAAAGTAAAAGAGGAACCATTTTGGCTTCTAACCGTGCTGCCCTTTAATATTTTTGGCATGTAGTCGGTGTCGGGACCTCCACCAACAGTCTTTGCTGGGACCACTAAGAAAAAAGAGACAAGTCCGGAAGACGTATAAGCCTTATCGAGTTTGTATCCAAGCTGCCTTGCTAGCCTAACGACATTATCATAATCAACAGCACTATCTATGAAGGATTCGTTAACTTGATAATCAAGATAAAAGGAGAGCATATCTCCTACGTATGCAACGGTGTCAAGCATCAAAGAACCAAATGAGGATTCGTTAAAATCTTTGAAGTTTGTAGGATAATATCTTTTTGCATATTCTACAAGTGATTGTTTTATCGATTCAAAGTCTCTATTGGTATAATTTATAGGATTATTTTTTTTTGCCATTGCTATGTTTCCTCAAGCAAAAATAATTAGTTCAAATCAACATTTATTGTTACAAGGTCTTTTAAATTCAAAGACTCAACAACATAGGAGACCTCTAAGGATAAAGTGTTTTCCTCTGTATCGAAAAACGCTATCCTCAAAATTTTTATAAATGGCAAGTAAATTTTTACTTGCTCTTTTATTTTTGCCCTAATATCGTTTTTAACATTAGGCCCCCTATTTTCAAAAAGAAAATTTCTTAATCCCACGCCGTAGCTAGGGATCATCATCCTCTCACCAGGAGCAGTAAGCAAAAGCATCTTTAGGTTTTGCCGCATAAGCGTCGCGTAATCGTGTACTAGAGAATATGGCCCATCTTGTGCATCAATTATTAATGGAAGTTTTGCTCCGTATCCAGGCATAACATGGCTCCTTTAAAATAAATAGTTTGATAAAACTATTATTAACAGTCCTTATCAGAGTGATACCCAGCAGCAAGGGTTTGATCACGCGGCTCAATATGTTCATAAATTGAATTGCCAAGATAAGCCATACCAAGGGGCGTAATATGAAATGGCTTGACAATCCCCATGCTGAACAAGAGCGGGGCCGGGATTATGGGATACGGCAGCAATGAAAGAATAATTGGGGCCATCGCTTTTGAACTTCTCCAGTATCTCATAGTACTGTTGTCATAAAGCGATGAGGCGTCTCCACCAAATGCTGCTTCGCCAGCTTTTATTGTTGATTTTACACCCAAGTATGTCACATCTTTAATTGCCTTAGCTGTTGCAACTGTTGGATCGCTAATTTCTGCCACTGCTTTCAAAATCATCCGGCTTGCATCAAAAATAACTTTTGCGTCTACTCCTGTTTCGTCAATCGGATCAGTAGTGGTAAAAGCATATTCTTCTTCATAAGATCTAATTAAGGCTTCCGAATCATAGCTAAGAGGCAGGCTAAATGCTTGCATTGTATTCAATAGATCTTTTTTAGTTGTAGCGAACATTTGTCCTAGACCTGGCTTGGCTTTATCCACCACAGTATTGTAAGTCGCCAGAGCGCTCATTGTTGATAAGTCTTCAACAGGAAGAGAGTAATTGAACATAACCTGGAAGTCGGGGCTCTCTAATAGCTTTTCTTTAAGTTTAAAAATAGCTTCGTAAACTTTGTTATAATCGTATTTTATATCATTGTTTTCATCTAGCTGTAGCGCGAATGCTACTGGTAGCTCTTGATCTTCAATTCCGTAAATCTCACTAATTTTAATTTTAGATTCAGCAATTGGAATTTTATAAACTTGTTTATTGGTAATTTGCACCTCTACATCATCATCGACCTTCACTTCTCTAGCTTGCCTTTCAATTATCTCATACGACTTTCTGTAAAGAGGTGGGTACCATTTCCCAGGCGTTCCAGCCTCAACTCGGCGCGCTTGAACCATGCTAGACAAAACTTCTTTTGGAATTGGCATTTCCGCAGGTATCGCGTCCTCTGACTCTTCCGAAACGGGGAGAACATAGCTAAGCCTAACTCCTGCTTTAAAAGGTTTAAAGTAGTTCGTATGCGGCTGGTCTGCAAAAAATCCACTCCCTGGGAAAGTTACTTCGGCGTCTCCGTCTTGCACCTTATAAGAATCTCCAGGTGGAGATGCGGGCATAAACTTTATTATTTTATCTCTCAAGTTATTTAGTATTTTTGCTCTCTTGTCACGAAGCTCCTCAATTCTGTCGTACCAGTGCTTCAATAATTTATACGCTACCGTTTGTTGTCCGTCTATTCTTTCATAAGTATTGGCAGTCGAATTGTACAAGTATAGGGATCTAGCATTATACATATTGTTATATGCGCTCTTTGATTTGCCCGTAGCAAAGAACGCCGAGTCTTGCATGTGGACGGCAAATTTATCCATAGGGAAGTTAAAGTTTTCATATCCTGCTTTATGTCCAGATATGCCTTGTCTAACTAAAGGAATTTTAATGATCGGCGTGTATTCCGCGTCTTCTGCTAGTTCAAAATCCTGTCCATATAAAGTGTCATAATTTGGTTTAGACATAAATTTATTTATCACATCTCCAATCTCATTATCAAAATCAAGGCCACGAGCATCAAGTCCATCTAAGTTGCCCATCGAGTTTATTTCGTACTGCTTGCCGACCGGAGTTGTTCTACCAATTCTAATTGACTTAAGTCCAAGATCCGGCCCATTTAGCATGATGTTGTCAACGGCATCACTAACGTAAAGAGCCGTCCAATCGTTCATGTGACTCTGGGGTAGGGTATCGTAGTTTTCTATTTGGTTTAGATAAAATTTCATGTTCATCAGTAGAGTATCTAGAGTAGCCTTTCTTCTACCATGGTCCTCTGTCCATATGTCTTTAAATTCGTTTAAAAACCAGAGGACGCTTCTAGGGCCTGGATTTTCTGAGTCTGTAAAGCCGCCTAGACCGAAGATATTCCCTATACCCTCCAAGATTGCTTTTCCGGCGTCGCCTGCACCCGCAAAGAACCCGCCGTCCCAATTAGGATCCCAGTCCTTCATGTTACCATAAGACTCATTAAGGAGAGGTGAATAATTTTTTGCCTTGATACCCCAAATTCTAGCATATTGTGAGGGAGTGTAGGGCGTCGTGTTAACATTCTTTTCAGGTAAAGCATTGGATCCTGCATCGCTCTTTAGAATTTTAAAGCCGACTCTAGCTGTTTCTTCATGCAAATAATCAGGATGATATCTTTTCGCCATGTGCTCGCTAATGTCATCGTCGATGCCATCGTTTACGTTCTGACCATAAGTTCCGTGGTCAGTATACCAATTAAATGATTGAAAATTAGTTACGTTTGGATGCCCCTCCGGCTCATTGCTGTATTCGCCATTGTCATAATGGATGGTGGTCTTTCCAAACAACAATGAGGGCTTTATGTGTAAGTTGGTAGTTTTTCCATCCCCAAATGTTTTCTTGGCAAAATCATAATTTTTGTCTTGGTAGTCAAGCAAAGGGAGTGAGGTTGAATTAAGATATTTATCTTTTTTATTCTTCTTAGTGACCTGATGTAAAAACTCTATCTCCACATCGGGATTTGAAAATTGTCTCCAAGCAATCTTTGATTTATCCGGATCTCCCTTGGTCTCAGTTGGGTCTATTTCGCGTTCAGTAAGTTCGTAAGGATAATAATTGTACCCGTTTAAACAGCTAACCCACTTGGTCCAGTTAGCTCCCACCGACTTGTCCGTAAACAGTCCATAAAAAGTAATATTTTTCAGTACATGATCAAAGTGCCAATAAAGCTCTTCGGCGTTAAGATTAAATAAAATTTCGTCTACTTGATTATAAGAAGTTACTAGGTTCGCTGAAAACTTTAGTTCATCGTCCTTAAAAGATTGTGCCATAGTATTAACATCAAACTCTACGAAATTATTATTCATTTCACCAAAAGTGGCTGCGTTGCTAAGGCCAAGAGACTTACCAAAAGGTAGAGAAACGGTGACATAGACTGGGTTGAAGATGGCTTGCCAATTCTCCATTTCCGACGTGCCTTCTTCCGGCTTCGGTATGGCATATTGTAGATTTAAGAAGCTAAGAATATTTTCAGATGCTTCGTTTATATTAGAAAAATCAGTATCTTTAACGTACTCTATTAGATCTTTTTCGATTGGGAACAGGCCTAGTTCTTCTTGATATAGGTTTTCCATGTAAAGAAGAAGACGTGGAATTACGGAGCTTTTAAACGATAATCTCCATTTTTCGTTTTCAGCATCGTATTCTAGCTGCTTTACGTGGAATCTTTGTTCTTCTTGATCACCAAAAAGTTTAGACAGGTTGCTATAAATTTTTCCAAACACAGCATAGCAGTCGTCAGTAGAAGTAGGATTATCAATATCCCCACCTCCTAGTATAATTTTTTCTTGACCTTGGTAGTCAGTGTCTTCCCAAATTTCCCAGGTAAATTTTGATTCATACTCAACACGATATTTAAGAGATCTTAGATATTTGTGTATGTACCCAACGTTAAGCCAAGCTTTTAGTAGGTATGGGTCTGTTACAGAATATCCCGCAGGGGCGACAATAACATTGTTATCTTGAACGCTGAGACTAGCGCCTTGCTCTGTTGTGTCCAGAGTGTCTCCCGTGTATGGTACAAATCCACGCATCATTAATTCTGCTTTGAAGACGTCAAGGTTCGTGCCTTGTTTTTTAAACATAATTTGATAGAGTGAGACTACCGTATCATATAGCACACTCTGCTTTGCCGGAATATCCGCAAAGTCAAGAGTTTCCCACTTAGCCCAATCAATAGCATCTAGATCAGCATCAAACTTTAACAAAGAATTTGGAGTATATTTTACTGTTGATTTTTTTGCGCTGTTTAAGCTATCGCCTCTAATATAAAAAGAAAAATTGGCTCCTTTCTTTGCCTTGCTAGTGTTTGGCGCTACAAGCCTATGTGCTCCAATGGGAACATGCGAATTACCGTTTGTATTAGCAATATCATCAATACTGTTTATGCTTTTAAAAACATTTATATTTCCACTTTCATCTATAGAGTTTATGTTTTTAAAGATCTCCGATTCTTGGTTGAGATCTAAAACTTGTTTTGGTATAGCTGTTGGTCTGTACCTAAATTGCTTCCATTCTTCTAGCATATTATGAAGATCTTTATCGATTTGAGAAAGTTCCGAAAATCCTTCATTTATATTTTGTGTAATCGTTGTCAGAGAATAAAAGTCATCAAGGCCAACGTAGCCGCTCAGCAACGGAGTGGAACCAGCAAGTTCTAAGAAGTCATCAACATAATCAAATGATTCTTCACTAATTTCACCATATACCCCTTCTGCCAAGGCGTCTTCAGCGGATACATTTGAGAATAGGGGGTTTAAGTTAAAGTTAATCTTTTTAACCTGCGTGTCTTTAGTAATGTCTTTTAGACTAAACCCTTTCTTTGTTTGAACTTCTATGAACTGTTCTAGAAGAAAGCCGCCTTCTTTAAAATATTTTTTGTCAATATCGTTTTTTAATAATTGCTTTTCTATAGAGACAAGCTTGCCGGATTCGTTATTAAAAAGCTCAGGAGGCACCGCTCCATCTGCTAAAGCGATTGCTGCATCTAGAGAGCTTAAATCAATTGTCTTATCTTTGGATGCTTGTTGTAAGATCCCTATCAAATCATCGTTTTTCTTTCCGTTATATGTATATGCTAAGTATCTCGCAGTGTCCAGCGCCTGGTTGGCTGTGTCCTCGTACACACTCATAAAAGTAGGCACGTTAAGTATCTCTGGATATACTGTGCGGCCTTGAAGCTTTAACGTATCGTCCGTAAGAGGTTTGTTTTTTAAGTCATCTTGCACAGGCCCATAGGTTGCAATTACTGGAGTGTCCAATATCCTCCTTAATAACACATCGCTAACTTCTCCAAACTTTTCTGCGTTTACATCTAATTCGGAGGTTGTCTGTATATTTTCTTTAACTTTGTCGCTAACTTCGTAAAGAGTTTTTTCTAACAAAAGCTTCAGCGCATCAGTGTTCGAAAGGTCAATTGCTTCTTCTTCGGAAAGAAGGTCGCGAGAGGCTTGTGCCATAATCCCTAGTATATCGTCCCCGCCGCCATCGATCTCAGCACAGAACAGACTGAATATAAACGCCATATAAATTTCTTTATTAACGTTGTCCATCCCCACCTCAGAGAAGTAAAAAATTGATGGTAAGAACTTCTCATAGATTAGCACCCTCATAAATGTTATAGTCAAACCCGCCTGAATTGCTCTTTGCAGTGCCTCTTGTTCATCCATGCCTTGGCATATAAAGTTTTTTCTAATTGTCTCCATCGACGCAGTTAATGCGGCGAGATCCAACAAGTCAACTTGTTTTGTCGGACATAGAGGGTCATCGAAGATACTCATAGTGGTTAGCTTATCTGACATTAAAAACGGAGAATACTTAGCTTTTTTAGAAAATCTGCCAGCGAAAGCATCTACCGCAACAGGGTAGTGAATGCGCATGGCGGTCCTAAATGCCGACGTGTAGCTATCGTCAATCTTGCCTAAAATATCTTTCCATCCCTTTGTCGCTACTTGTGAAAATCTTTCCGCCTGCGAAGTCGGTTGAGCGTTCTCTATCAAGCCAAAAGATGCAGCCAACACGTTAGGATATTTAAAATCTTTATCGAATGATTTGATTGCAGATTCTAGTTGTTTATTAGGAGGTGGGCTAGAAATTCTAAGAGAAAGTGTCTCTTTAAGATTGTCTATTTCTATAGATTGCAATCCTGTTACAGAAATAAGCTGTTGGCTAATACCTACAGGAGAAAGATTAGCATAAACCTTGTTCCTAAGTATAATCTCTTTATCATACTCTAAGCCATCAACAATATTAGAATTTTTCAAATCTTGAGAATTGACCTTCTTTTTCAAAGACAAGTTTGCCACTGCATCAGGTTCTTCAGCAGCTAGGTCTTCAAGAATTTTTAGAAGAACAGGAGGAATATTAGGATTTTCCATCAGAAGAGTTGTAGCTTTAGGATTAGCTGCGTTGTATTTTACATCCTGCCTAGAATCGCTAGAGACAACCTGTACTAAAGCGCGGGTGTCGTCATCAAGAAGTTTTTTGTATTCCTTCAATAACCCCAAGCTGTTATCTTCAAGCGCCCCCTTGTTAGAAGTCATGGTTGGCATAAACGTGCCATCATCAATTTCGACCAAATCAGTTTTAATATTTAGCTTTCTTACAGCGCCCGAATCAAGTAGGAAAATTGGAAAAGCATTTAATTCAAAAGTAAATTTAGTCTTCACGCTGGTAAACGCACTTTCGTATGCGCTCTGGTTCATAAAATCACCAGCAGGGTCAGGGATTTTTAAAAGCTCGCAAGGTTGCAAAGCGAATTCCGGATCGAACGCAAGTGCAGTTTCTGGGTCCTTATCCGGCAAGCTGCCAATAATTTCTTCTAGTAAATTATCATCATAGTTTGAATATTTTTCTTTAAGTTGCCTTTTGAAGTCCGCACAAAGCTCCGTGCTAGTATCTGCTGTCTCTAGTGCATATTCCTCAATTCTTTCATCTAATAGTGCTAAATCACAATCCTCTCTGCCCATTTGCTTTAAAGATGATTCAACAGCAGACTTCTCGGCGTTAAAGCCAAGTTCCCTACCAAGCCCTTCCGCTATCGCAGCGATCACAGCGTCGCTTGCGTTTCCTTGGAGACATTCTCTTAATTCTAGCGGAGTTGTATTTGTGGTAACAATTTTAGCTATTCTTTCCAACTCATTCTTAGTTCTAAGTAAATTTTGAGAATTAGGTGTTTTCTGTAGAGACTTGGTTAAAACATCATCAGCAAACTTTAGAAGAGCGCCGTCTTTGTTTGTTAAAAAGTTTCCAAGATCGGCTGTGCCTTTTTTAAATTGCTTCCCAACCCCCTCGACGTTACAAGAAGCTATCATCACCAAGGTTTGCTTAAAGAACTCGACTATCGCTTTTTCTACAGTTTCTTTAATGACCCCTTCGATCTGATCCGTGAAATCCACCCAGAAATCTCCAATTGGAGTGGTCTTTCTAAAAGCAGGCATTACTCTTGTGTTACCAAGGGCCATCAAGAACTTATCAATTCTTTCCAGAACATTGATGTTCGGGGTACCGTACCTATCGGCACAAGTTAGTGCCATGATCAAAAGATCTCTAATTGTTAATCGCTTAACAATCAGATTTTCTATGTCTTTGATTGTCTTAATTCTAGACAACATTTTTCCAGAACTTATTTGAGAAACTATCGAATCGCTAATAATGTGGGATGGTCTAATTTTAGAGTTGCCAGGATAACTTAGCCAGGGCACATCATACTCATAATTTAATGAATCAAAATTAAACCCATCTTGCATCAGAGAACCATAAGCGCCATGCAAGCCGCCATTTTCTTTTAGTGTGTCTGCCGCGTCTTGTCGTGTAAACGGTGCGTTGACCACTTGATTATGAAGTTTGTCTGCTATTTTCGCGTTGAGAACGTGTAGCTCTTTGTTTTCTGTGTCTACTTGTGCAGCGGTCTTATAATTCTCTTCTGCTTCATCGAAAGACCTGCCTATCTTTTCTAAGTCTTTTAGCGGTATGTCTTGTGGATAGTGATACATCTCCAAGAACGGCATCAAGTCTACCTGCCTATCCACTCCATAAACATCATCACTTTGTGCAGGATACTCTTTTATTATCTCGTTCATGTTTCTAATGTAATTTACAAACGTTGGATAATATTCGCCGCCAATAGTATTTTGAGTTCTTTTTGGAGTAGGGTTTAATAATTGATTATTGGCAAGTGTTTCAGCATCTCCAGCCTGCGCGGGCGGGATTTCGAGTTCTTTCAACTCCTCCTCACTTAAAGGATTTGCGCTCAAAGCAAATTGAGCTTCGAATTCAGCCTCTCCAAATCTAACCGCATCTTCTGGAATGCTCTTTATGAAAGTAAAGCCGAAGTGATTTTTTTTAAAACCAATCTTTGCTACATAATCATCATTATTTAAATTTACCTCTCTGTTTCGAGTAATCTCAAACTCTTTAGATTCTTCCTCACTAAGGCTTCGGGCTGTCTGTCCCGGTGCCAGGCCGGGTAGTGTGTCCATAAATTGGCCGAGCGTAGGAACCGACTCGGCCAATTCGGACCTGTAGTCGTTAATATTTTTTGTGTTTGGGAAAGTTATTCCCAGGATAGGAATAACCGGACCCATGTCGTATAGACTGGCAAACCCTGTCTGTTGGGCACTTTGTTTTTTTTGTTTATAAAATTCTTGTATGTCGTCCCTAACTCCTGAAGTCCAAGCGTCAAAATTTTCTAGGATATACTTTTCTTTATAAAGGTCTACACCAAACTTGTCCGCCGTATCTACCATCGATTTCAAAATGGCCTTAAACTCTTCAAACTTTTTCATTATTGGAGAGCTATCGCTAAACGACTCATCAAAAACTAAAATAAGATAATCGGTAGAATCAAACAAATAAGTCGTAGGTAAGTCAGATTTCTTAGTAATTCCTAAACTCTTAACCTTGCTTGAAGGTAAGAAAACCTTAACTTGCATTTCAGAGGTGGCGGGCTGGTAAGAAAAGCTCTTTTTGCTTTTAGCTGAGGGGAGCAAGAACGCGGTACCATTGGATAAATCAAAATAAGCTCCTGGGGATAGGCTGTATTCCGAATCTAATATATCAGCAGCTTTTTTTCTTATAATGCTCTGTAGCTCTTCGGAAAGCCTTCTCTTGTTGTCGCTGTCAACAAAACTCTTTTCAGTCGTCCAATAGAGCGATACTGGAATGGTCAAACCTTTTATTTTCTTCGCCATAAAATATATAATCCTTTAGGTTATTTTCTTCATTTTCACCCATGAATTTGCATTTGCTTCTCGCTCTTCCAGGTAGCTAAGGTATTCTTCTAATGTAATTATTTTGTTACCTTGTAATACATTAGAATATGTTGAATAAAGATCTAAAATTTCATCTATACTTTTATTTTTTGGTCTATTTTTCTTTACCCATTGTAGATTGTCTTGCATAGAGTTGGCTTTTGGAAAGCTTAAAACCTTCTTTTTATTGTGCCAATACCAACCAGATACAGATCCGCCCGTCATCGTTCTATTATCAATCTTTTTAAAAAGACTACTATTTTGTTTTTTCCAAAAAAGAAAATCATAATGCATGTTATTGATGACATGCTTGGTGCCATAAAATCCTAACCTGCCTTCCGGCAAAACACCTTGGTCGCATAAGACCGCGACTGCTGCAACAAGTTGCCTTGTCGTAAGAGCAGAGTTGTTATCGGAGTAAAAGAAAGTAGGTGCCGCAGGTGGAGAAATTTTTCTATAGTCTCCGTGGTCCCAAGCTATGCCCGATCCGTGCGTGTCTACCTCTCCCTTGGCCAACGTTTTATGAGGCCTCAGTCCTCCATGCTGTGGTACATAAATGACGCGTCTATCGGTTGCGACGCTTAAAAATTGTCTTGTCATTTCAGCGGTAGCAGCGTGTACCTTCAACCTAATAGGGTTGTCTTTAAGACCTGTAGGATATTTGGCCTTTGCTGGTTTGCCTCTGCCGCTTGGGCCTTTTTTATGGAAATGAGTCGCCGTACCTCTGTCATCCACTTTATTTTGCCCCCTTTGACAAATGAGTATTAAGATTTCATAAATGTTCAAAGGCTCACCAGCTATAGACAGATCCACAAATTCTTCGCCCTGCACTGTATCGAGTGCCGACATCTCCGTGTCGTAATCTCTTGCATCTACTTCTTCTTCTATTACTATCGTACTCATTATAATGCCCTAGTTGGTATGATTCTTATAGCTACATATATACTTTTGCCCCATTAGAGCATCAGTATAAGTTTTGTTATTATTAATCATCACCACTTGATGTGCTTTTAGTTTTCTCTGGAAATATGAGGCCAAAACCGCATTTATTCCTTTTCCTACGTTTTCTAGCCTTTCGGATGGCCTGGTGGGTCCATTAAAAAACGGCGACCTATGTGTGTGCTCTATAGTTTGCTTGTTAAACTTTGTTTGGCTGACCACAAACTCAGATAAATGCCCACTCAAGCTTTTTATCTGCTCGTAAAGGTCGTCAATGCATTCCCTCAAATTGTTTCCTTTGACTAGAGGTTGTACATCTGCCGACATATCAACGCCTCTTAGGTTGGTATTGTTATTGGCAATCAAGTCAATACCTCCAGCGTCCATAACGCGACCTCCAAGAGAGTTTCTTCTACCTTTTTCCATGGTAGATTCAGTCCCATCGCCGAATCCAGAAACAATTCGGATGTTTTCTCTTCCCACTATCCTGATAACGTCCGCCTTCATTCCAATAGCCGCTCTTGGCATCTCGACACCTTCGTCCATAGGAGTTGGTGCACCCGGTGATGATTGTAGTCCGAAATTAGTATCTATGTTTGTTTTTTGACATATATAAACTCTAGCAGCGTCATAAATAAAATTATTGTCAGCATAAGCATTTTTACCGTCTTTAAATTTACTTTTAGCGAGATAGCCCATCCTGCCAACAACCATATCAATCATGTTTGATTTCGTATTGCCTGCCCCTCCGTAGCCAGAAAAAATACTACCGGGTCGATCTTTCCCCATAACTATGTAAGAGTTGTTTTTGCCCTTAATGACGTGTTCGGATTCAGTTTTAATATATTTTGGTTCCGGTTCAGGCATGAAAGACCCGCCGAGACCAGGATAGTCTTTGCGCATTTTTCTTAAGGTTCTTTTTTGAGCCCTGGGGTCTGTTGTGACATAACCCGTATAGTCCACTGCTCGCGAAACAGTGTTGCTTGATGTTGACTTATTTTCCTCACTACCAGCCATAATATTACACTTCCTCCGGATCTGCTATCTTTGCGCCTATATTTATCCCGCCGTCAAAATCCGACACCGATACACCCGAAAACCTAGAGTTAAACGCTTTTGTTGCCTTATCTTCTTTTGAGGCGTTCATATTAGTCTTTTCTGCACTTTGTCCCTTTACTGCTCCAACATATCTAGGGCCTATCATGTTAACGGGGTCTTCATAAATAATATCGACCATAGCACCAACCTTTGGTGCAACAACACTATCGTTCATGGGTAGCGCGACAGGGTGAACTTCAATTAAAAAAGAATCCTTATCATCTAAAGTAGTTAAGTCGCTCGGGGCTGGTAGGCAAGCGTGCATTTCAGGAATTCTAAAAATTATGGCCGGTGCCCCTTGGTCCATAAAAACCTCGTTTTCCATCTTGCTCTGATGGACTTTATTCTTCTCTGGGCTTAAAACCGCCAGCACAAAAGCTTTAAAAACGCCTCTCTCTCTAAAAGGTATAGATGCTTGCTCGCTAACTCTTTCTTTTCCTATTTGAGAGAGTTGTTCCAACCTACCGGAAACAGTTGCAGAGAGAGGGTCGAGCTTTCTTTTATCAACTCTTCTTCTCTGTAAATTGTTTATGGGCGCTGTTAATCTTTGTTTTAATTTGCTTGTCATCCGTCTAAGTTTCCATCCGGCTCGGCCTGTATTAATTTGAATATTTCGTCTTTGTCAAAAGACGATAAGTCTTTACCGCTGGATATCTTCTTCTGGAGTAGCGCCGATACTTTTACCAACTGTTCGTTAGAGCGCTGCAATGTCTCTAGATACTTCGCAGCAACAGGTCCCAGGTCCTTGTGCATCTCTGCTAGCTGTATCTTTTCTAGTATGTCGGTTAGCAAGGTTAGGGCTAATGCCCTATCGCTTCTTATGTTTGTAACCGATTCAGCTAGATATTCTTCTATTTTTTCCATAGTAAAATAAATAGGAAAAAATTATTTTTTTCCTACAACCCAGTCCTTTTTGAAAGCCCTATACTTTATTCTTAATTTATTAAGATTATTAACAACTTGTTTAGTATTCAGACCCGTAATTTCCCTTATGTACAAATAAATCGCTTTTTTGTTAAAAATTTCTATATCATCTGCTTTATCAAACAGGAATCTTATTGCCTCTAAAACCTTTTTCTCGTTTTCTTTTAATTTGGAAGTTTCCCAAGTATCGATCTCTACCCAAAGATGTTGCCAGAATTCATACTTTTCTCTTTCGTTCAAATATTCATTTTGAACAGAAAGGTAGCCCGTCTCTAGTTCGCTAGATAAATCATCAAAATTTACTTCTCTTTTTAAGTTTTTAGAATTCTTTTTAACTTTATAGATGAACCAATTTTTTGTAATGACACTAAAATAAGAAAACGCTTTCGACCCCTTCTCAGGATCGAATTTGTCCAAAATAGTGGTTAGCCAAATCTTACAATCTTCTTTTAGATACTCAATATTTGGCAAGTTATTAAATTTATAAGTGAATACTATCTTGTCGACCAGTTCGCTAAAAGCAGGCTCTATTAGTTCTACGTATAGCTTGGTTCTTTCCTCCAGGTCATCCGTAATAGCGTATGCAACTATTGCTTCCTGGTGTATCTTTGTAAAGTACTTATTAGTAGTTCTTGGTCTACGACGTCTCTTGGCTGTCAAAATTTATTTCCTCTATTTCTTGTTCAGACTCTGTTTGAATAGAAATATATTTATCAATATCTTCGACAACATATTGAGAATGCTCTAAAAGTTCTTGTAACACAGTGTCTCCGTAAAAAGTTTCCATCTCATATATCTTTTCAATATGATTTGCAAACATACTTAAGGAACTTGATATTTCTATTATATTTTCTTCAGATACTGCTAGCTCTCTCAGTAGATCTCTGACATAAAAGAATGCAAGCAGATTCAAGCAAGCAGAGAGAAAAAGCAAAAATGGCAAGAACCCTACTACCAAAGCCACCAATATGGCATTCAATAGTACCGATACTGCGACTGCTGCTTTAGTTCCCTGGTTCATACTCTTCCTCTCTAAGCTTTTGCTTGTCTCTTTTTAAATCAGAGCGAAATTCTTCTATGCTGCGCTTTACTAAGCTACCAACCTCAGAATTGTTTTGAGTATCATCGCTCTTTTTTACTGTAAAATTTGATATGGTCCTTGTCACACAGCCGCTAGCCTTACAAACTGTGCAATCCTCTACCGTATCGCTTATAGAGTGGCGCACCATAAACGATGCTTCACACTCACTGCACTTGTAAACGTATCTAGGCATCGTCTACTAAGCTTTCGCCCTCTGGTACTTCCTCCACATCAAACTTTACAATTGGTGGATTTAGTACAAACAATTCGTCATTCACAGTTGTAAAGTCTAAATTCTTTAACATAGGTACAATATCGCTCTGCTCCATAATGCACTTCTGTAAGCACATCATCACTGCCCCGAGGGCCTCATCCGAAAGCTTTGTCTTTTCTTCAATAGCCATTTTGGTTCTCCTTTACCATTTAAAATTATTTTTATAGTGCCAAACAATAGCACTTATTTCCTCATCAAAATTCTTTTTCGGCTCCCAACCCAGGCTCCTTAGTTTGCTGTCGTCCAGCGAATATCTAACATCCTGTCCTGGTCTAGCGTAGTCCAAATCAATATAATCATTCCAATCTACACTATGGGAGAAATAACATTCTATTATTTTTTTAACGGTTTCTTTGTTTTTCTGCTCAAATCCTCCAGCGATATTAAAAATCTCGTTTAAAACGCCAGATTCAATAATGCTTATGACTCCACTTGCGGTATCTTCCGCATGTAGCCAGTTTCTATACGGCTCTCCTCTGTCGTGCAATCGTATCTTTTTTCCTCTCTGTAAGAGTTTGACTGAAAGTGGTATTAGCTTTTCTGCGTTTTGATGGGTACCATAATTATTAGTTGGACGCAAAATAACGTAATTAATTCCATAAGTTCTAGCCCAGGCTTCAATCAGCATGTCTGACGATGCTTTAGAGGCAGAGTATGGGTTGCTTGGCTTAAGAGGATCTTTCTCAGTATGAGCGCCTTTTATAATGTCCCCATATACCTCATCCGTGCTAAAGTGAAACAGCACTGGCCTTTGTCCAACATTTGTTGGCTTGCTTTTTATGATATCAAGAATATTCTTAACTCCATTAATATTGCTTTTAATAAAATCTTCACTGTCGATTATACTATTACCAACGTGAGTTTCTGCGGCTGTATTTATGATATAGTCGCAATCGGGTATAGATTTTAAATCGCAAATATTTGCTTTCTTAAAAACAAAGTTATCTTCCTTTTTATTAAACGAGTAGAACTCTTCTAGCAGTTCTTTGTTGGCCGCATAAGTAAGATCGTCAATTCCGTACACTCTCCAGCCCTTATTTAGGCAAAGACGAGTAACGTGAGAGCCAATAAACCCCAAACATCCTGTTATAACTACTAATTTCACTAATCACCTTTTATAACTCTGTACGAGTCACTGTCAAAATGTTCTGTTGAGAATTCATATAGTTCGCTATCTTCCAACGCAACCATCTGATGTCTCAGGCCTGGGTAAACATAAAAATTGTCCCCAGGGTTTAATATTAGTTGTTTAGCCTTTGTTATATCATCATTTTCAGAATAGTATAACATCATCTTACCAGACTGTAGATAAAACACTTCGTCTTTCAAAACATGGTAATGCCAAGAACATCTTTTGCCTTGTAGAAAAAACAATAGCTTTCCACAATATTCTTTTTTATTAACAATCCATTTTTCATATCCCCATCCTTTTTTAACAAACTTTATGGGGGGAGTTTTATTTGTTGAAGAACTCATTTGCTTCTATCCCTTTATCATCTATATAAACATCGGCTGCTGGTTTCCCAAGTATTAGCTCATGATACTTAGCTCCCCACTGCCTAAGCCTCACCTCTGTCATAGAATAGAAATCCTGAACGGCTCTTACCGGATTATTGTTATGTCTTCCCATTCCTCTTGCGGTGAAGTATATTATGGTGTGCCCATCTTCATACAAAGAATTGATTTTTTCTATTCTATGCATGTACGGTGCTGAGTCTTCGTAGTCTCCGCTTACTGTAGAGCTACAAATAGTCCCATCTATGTCAACTACGTATACCATTTTCTAAAACCTTCGTTGTAGAGTACCCCTCTATTCTATCAAAAAATTTAATATTTTTAACTAGTTTCTCACCAATAACACCTTTTCCTTCCCAGTCCGATCCAATCACCATCGTGTCAACATTATTTTCAACCAATAGATTTTCTAATTCTGCGTCAGATGAATACTCATAAACTTCGTCTATATAGCGAATGGACTGTAGAAGAAACTTTCTGTCTTCTAAATTATTAAAAGGCCTGCTAGGGCCTTTGGCGGCGGCGACTCTTTCGTCAGTGTCTATTCCAACTATCAATTTTGTGCCTAAAGATGCCGCGTATTTAAATAATTCAACGTGCCCTCTGTGTAAAACATCGTAACAACCATTTGTCCAAATCACCATATAGTTGCAACCCCTTTCTTTTGAACTACAACAGTTGAGCACCTATTTGCATATTCTATAGCTTTGCCTATGTCTTTGCTATCTATATATTCGCTAACAAGCGCAGCTACAAAGGTGTCTCCTGCTCCGGAGGTGTCCTTGATATCTACTTTGGGCACCGAGTAGATCGTGCCATTATGCCGAGCGCCCTGGGGGCCAAGAGTTACAATAAGCTTCTCTTCAATAGTCCTGTTTATATATGGTTTAGACCTTTCGTATTCTGCGCTGTTAAATTTAATAAATTTTACACTCTCACACCAATCCCCCAGTATTTTTTTCGTGTCTAAAAAGACACTATCGTGGGATCTACCAATATAATTTATATGCTCTTCCGAAAGGTATCCTTTGTTGTAATCAGATACTATTATAGCTTGATATTTATCGAAGTCTATGTCCTCAACCGGACACGTACCATAATCCCCATCCCTTTCATCGAGGCGCATAAACATATGATTGGTCCTATGATCTATAAATCTTATTTTCTTAATAGAATTATAATTTTCATTAGTAAGAATATCTGCTTCCGATTTCATACTAATAAGATTTGTATAGACATTAGTTGCCATCCCCCCGTTTTCTGTGGTTTCTATAGGGTTAAACACTGGCACAGGAGCTTCCGGGCACATCCGGTTACACTCACCATACCTAAACACATCGAGACAACTTTCTCCAATAACTAAAATAGACATCTGTCCGTCCTTATCTAGACAAAAACCTTTGGCCAGAATTAACTTGCTCTCTCCAATAGTTTAACAGATCCAACATAGTTCTTTCAAAAGATATTTCTGGTTCCCATCCAGTGTGCGACTTGAATTTCGTCGTATCGGGCACTTGCAAATCTGCATCGATTGGCCGTAGTCTTTCAGGATCGGTCTCAACTTTAATATCCTTAACTGTTGATAGAGATATTAAATGATCCAACATCTCCCTGATAGTGCAAGTAAACGATCCACCAATATTGTAATACTCTCCGGCTTTCGGATCCTGCGTGACCAGCAGGTAATAAGCCCTAACAGCATCTCTAACATCGGACCAAGTTCTAAGAGATTCCAAATTTCCTACTTTAACAACTGGTTCTTGGAGGCCCTTTTCAATCATGGCAATTTGCTTTGCAAACGTTGATTCAGCAAACACATCCCCTCTTCGTGGACCCGTATGGGTAAACATTCGAGTCGTTATCACAGTCATGCCATAAGCCTCTCCATAAAATCTACCAACAAGATCTGTTCCTACTTTTGAAATCGCATAGGGAGAGGCAGGATGAAAAGTTATATCCTCGTGAATTGGTAAAAATTCTTTTGGCACTCGACCGAAAACTTCCGAAGACGCACATACGTGTACCACCGGATCTTGCTTTAATACTCTTATTGCTTCGAGGACTTTCGCCGTACCAAGGATATTTGTTTCTAATGTCTCAAGAGGTGCGGTAAAGCTTGTTTTTGGGTAGCTTTGTGCAGCTAAATGAAAAACATAGTCCGGATTTGACTCCTTAAAGCAAGTTAATAGCGAAGCCAGATCATTAATATCCGCATTTAAAAGATGAATTCTTTCTTTGTTATTGATTAGTGGCATGAGGTGTTCAATGTTATCCATCTTGTCATTCCATCGAACCAGTCCATACACTTCCCAATCTGTGTTCTCAAGCAGATAATCTGCCAGATGAGAACCAACCATACCTGTGATTCCTGTAATAACTGCTCTCTTCAATTTTTATCCTTTGTTATAATTCGGAGAATCATATCTTTCTAGAAGTTTTCTTTGCGCGGTCCATCCTGGCCAAAAAGGCTCCTTCTCCTTGATATAAACCGCGTATATTGTACGCCTCCATCGAGTTGGATGCATATTTTTATCAGCCTTGTGTAGCAACAATCCATTTACTACCAGAACATCTCCTGCATTATACTTTAACTGCACTGTCGGAAGGTCGTCGGAAAGTACGATTCCATCAGCGTTTGTGTAATCACTCAGCTTTTTGGCATCTCCAATCGGTGCAACCTGTACTATACGACCCTTCTCATCTCGTGAGAAATTTGGGCTAGGGTCAAAAGACAGCATACCAAATTTATGGCTTCCAGGGATCACGATCAAAGATCCGTTTGTTTCGTCGGCGTCATCAACAGCTATAGCTAAATTTATATAATTGTTTCCGTTAGGAGCCATAGGGGCAAAATTGTCTTGATGCCATATTGATCCATATTCTAGTGGATTATTTGGCTTGCAAAAAAATGTAGTTGCAGCTATTGGCACTGCTCGTCCATTACATATAGCATCCCCAATGTCGCACATCTTTTTTCCTCTATGTGCCTGTTTTATACTTTTATGAAAATGCATATCTAGCCTAACCGTAAAATGGCCCTCTGCGGCCTCATCTAGGTCTTTTCTAATAATGTCGATTTCCTCTCTCCCCCATACTTGAGGGATTAATAAATACCCATTTTCGTAATAAAATTCAAGTTGCTTCTCACTTAATTCAAACGAGTCCATGTCTGTTTTTAGATTACCCATTATAATTTTCCTTATACCATTTGATTGTTTCTTTTAAACCACCTTCTAAAGTATAGTTTGGCTCCCAATTAAGCTCTTTTTTTGCCTTTGTACAGTCTAAAAATAAAGAAGTAGGCACCGTTGGTTTCGTTAAGTCATGTTCAATTTTTAAATTTTTACCAGAACATTGTATCACTTTTTTAACTAAATCTTTAATTTTTATACCCTTACCTAAGCCAACGTTATAAAGCTCATAGTCGCTTTCTTGATTGTTTATCGCTGCCTCTATAAAGGAAATAAAATCTTCTATATACAGTAGGTCTCTCGCCTCCTCCCCGGTTCCCCATACGCTAACAACATCATTTCTAGAAGTCATGACTTTAGTAATTGTCGCTCCTGTTACATGAGACTTTTCTAAATCATATTTATCATGAGGTCCGTATAAATTAGAGTGCCTAATAACCGTGTGCTTGGTTTTTCCAAAACCAGCATAAAACTTACACATGTTTTCTAAGTACACCTTTGTGTGCCCCGCTCCATAATAAAAAGGCAAAATATCATCCGAAGGGTTGTAGTCGTCTTCTTTTAAGGCTTTTTCTGATTTTTGGTACATTATTGTGCAGCTTGGAAAAATAAAATGCTCCACTCCTTGCTCAAAAGCCTCTCGTAAGAGATAAGAATTCATAATAACATTGTCCGTGACATGGATATACGGTTTAGAGACAATATCCTTTGCTCCAGTTGTGGTGGCAGCAAACTGCATAATTATATCTACGTCTTGCAGGACATCTGACACCTGCTTTGGATCGCGAAGATCACACTGTACCCACTCAACGTCTTCATAACCAGATAAAGCCGGTCTCTTAAAGTGGGTAGCCCTAATTTTATATTTCTTATCTTTAGAGTAGAAATCTAAGAGGTTTCTACCTATGAACCCTGTTGCTCCGCAAATTAAAATTCTTTTCATCTTTTTCTTCCGTCCAATATTAGTTCTTCTTTTTCTTCAACAAACGCGCTGTAGATCTCATCAACAACCATATCGATATCCATTGCATTTACCCTATCCGGGGTTGTTTTTATATTCGTGGGGTATACGTCTAAAACCGACAGATTGCTTTCCTTCTTTAGACTATTTGAAAAGCCTCTCAGTCCCCACTTAGTGGCAGAGTAGAGTGTTCTAGGTGCCTTTATTTCCAGCCCAACCATGGAATTAATATTTATAAGATTCTTTAAAGTCGGAAGTAATTTTTTAGTTAATACAATTGGAGCTTTCAAGTTTACCTCTATCATTGAATCAATTAAGTCATCTTCATATTCCTCTAAAACAATGCTTGGACATACCATCGCTGCATTATTAACTAAGACATCTATTTCGAGCTTTTTTGCTTCTTCTGATAAGTGTTTAACTTCTTCTATTTTTGACAAATCAAAGTGCTTTTTGCCTTCATGTCTAAAAACAAAATGACCTTCCTTTTCAAATTTATTGGCCAAATGGAGCCCTAGCCCAGAAGAGCAGCCAGTTATTAAAACTTTAAACTTTTTCAATTACTTCTCCAACAATTTAAACACGTCTTTGCCAGAATCAGCCATTGATTTATTTTTCAAGTACCAGTCAATTGTTTCTTTGACGCCCTCTTCGATTGAGATCTGGGGCTGGAAACCATGAGACTTTGCTCTTTCCATGTCAAAAACTCTTCTGTGGTCTCCTGTTGGCTTGGAAGTGTCCCATTCTATTTTTACATCTGCCTCTTTAGCTACAGCCTCTGCTATTCTTTTGATGCTAATTTCATCTCCGGAGCCAAGATTAAGTGGTTCTGTTATTTTATTTTCTACCGCAAAAATCATACCCCTGGCAACATCTCTCGCGTGAATAAAGTCTCTAATAGATGAGCCATCGCCCCATACTTGTAAAACATCGTTACTAAATGCTTTCCTAATAAGAGAAGGTATTACCATTGCACTATCTAGGTCAAAGTTGTCGTGGGGACCATAAACATTTGCAGGTCTTACGATACTGCATTTCCCCTCTCCGTACTGCTTCTGGTACGCTTGGCATTGAAGTTCTCCCATTCGCTTTGCCCAGCCTCCGAACCAATCGTTCTTTGAGGGTTGTGTTGACCAAACATCGTCCTCTCTTAGGACTTCTGCCGGTTGGTAAACACCCACTGTGCTTGTATATAGGTACCATTTTACATTGTGGTGCATTGCTGCCTCAAGCATGTTCGTGTTAAATTGCATCATAGGACCCATTATCTTCGCTGGCTCCTCAATGCAGACTCTTGGCGAGCACTTAATTCCCACCAAATTAAACACATAGTCCATACCTTCACAGATCTGTAAACAAGAGGAGTACTCTCGCAAGTCTACCTTAACAAATGTAACTTTATCTTTTAGTTCCTCTGGTTGCTTGAGGTCCGCGATATAGACGCTAGCACCCTTTTCTAGTAATAATGATACTAGTTCTCTGCCAATCATGCCAGAGCCACCAGTAACTAAGACCTTTTGGTTTTTAAACATCATTTAACCTTGCACATAGATTTTTAATCTGCTGTTCCGATAAATCAGTATGATTGCCAATGTACAACCCATAATCATGGATATAGTTGGAATTCTTCAACTCTTCAACTATCTTATGCTCATAGTTTTTTAAATAAGGCTGTCTGGCCTGATTGCCGCCGCCTGCTGTGCCAAGTCTATACTCTACTTTTTCTTCTTCAAGAATTGCGCATACAACATCTTTTTTTGTGCTCCCTTCAGCTAAGATTAAAGGAAGAGCAAAATTGCTGTTACCGGCATCTGCAAACTTAGTATAATACTTCTCACTATCTAAGTTGTTTATCCAGGTATCAAAATTTTGTTGTCGTGTGTGTACATTGTAATCTAACCTTCGAATTTGCTCTAGACCTAAAACAGCATTTATTTCAGTGCTCCTCATGTTGTATCCAGGCACAGCAAAAGTAAACAAAGGGTTAAGGTCCGGACTGGCGTATTTCTCCTGTGTTTCTTTAGAGGCTTCGCGTGTCATGCCATGAGATCTAAGCATTCTCGCAAGTTGGTACGTTTCTTCATCATTTGTACAAACCATCCCGCCTTCAATAGTTGTTATATGATGGCCAAAATAAAAAGAAAAACAAGACATATCACCAAGAGAACCAACCCTCTTGCCATTATAAGTCGCACCATGAGCTTCACAGCAGTCCTCTAATAACAGCAGATCATGCTCCTTCGCCAAAGAAATAATTTTATCATTAATTCCATTAAAACCAAGCGCATGAACAAGAACAATCGCTTTCGTATTTTCATTTATGGCTGCTTTAATGTTTTCATAGGCAATAGCCATGGTTGCCAGATTGACATCTACAAACACAGGCGTGAATCCGGTGTTGATTACGGATGATATATCAGATACCCATCCAATAGGTGGAACAATAATTTCTCCGCCTGATCCTTTTAACTCTCTCGTTATGGAAGTTGTTATATAGTTAGCAGCGGCTCCAGACCCGACCATCACGCTGTACTTTACTCCGAGCCACTTAGACCACTCTTCCTCGAATTCAGCTACTTTAGGCCCATTAGTAAACCTATTGCTTTTTAGAATAAAATGAGAAAGTATCTCTTTATCTCTTTGCGAAATATTATCATTTATTAGCGGCCAATCATACATTACAAATTTCCTTAACTCTATCAATAATTTGGTCTGCGTTTGGTGGCAAGTTGTCCACCCTTGGGTGGAACCCGGCAGTCCTATGCGGTAAGCCCATTGTTGCAACTTTTGAGGTAGAGCCCATTATCATTCTATGGGCAATGCTACTAGCAACGCCTTCCTCATAATCATCGTCTAATACTATACCACCAAATCGAGAATTGTTTAACGCTGTCGCCCACTCAGGGTGAAAAATAAACGGCTTTATCCAAACTTGATGAATTACGTTAACTTTCAGGCCCTGCTCCTCTAGTTTTTGTCTAGCTTCTTCTGCCGCAAACCTTGTTATGGAGATAGGGAATAAGGTTATATCAGCCTCTTCGTGTATGGTATCAGCAAGTTCTTGAGTATTATCGTAACTCTTCCTGTGCTCGGACACATAATAAACTTCATCCTCTTCCATAAACCTCTCATACACCTCTCGATACTCACCAGGCGTCATCGGAGAAGCTACCTTAACTCCAGGCATCCTTTGGTATATCGAATGGTGCGATGAACCTGCTACTGGGCCTATGCCTCCTTCCATTGCTATGCTTCTTATCAGCATGGGGCATGGGCGCTTCCATATCTCTTTAGACTTCATTGCATAATTTGTTATAATAGATGCATTAAACCATTGAAATCCTTGATATCTTACCACATAAATTGGCCTCTCTCCAGCTAAAGCCAAGCCAGTTAAGAAGCCGCTCGCAGCAACATCAGCCATCGAAAGTTCTACCATGCCGTCTTCTTCATACATTTCAGGAAGGGTTCCCCCTACCCACCCGACAGCAGTCAAGCATTGTCCGAAACATCTACTACCCGATTCTAGGTGTCCCCTGGTTAGCTCTTTTATTGTGTCTCTAACTGTTTTTTCCATAGTTCATTTATCTTTTGTTTATATTGCTTATCTATTTCTTTGGCTCTGTCCCCCAACAGTTCCATCTCTGTTTCATATCTATCAAACGTATCTTCGTCGTCAATGCCCGCGCCGGAGTGCCAAAACTTCCTATGGGTATTAATATTTAATAACATGGGGCCATTAAAAACATCATCCAGTGCTTCCTTTATTTCAATGGGATCATCAGAGATATCTTTTCCCTTCATGCGGAATGCCTGCGCTACGTCGTGCATTTCCCAATTTCTACGCACCTTCTTCTCCGTCAAAATAGACAAATTATTATCCTCTACCACAAAAAGTATGGGAAGGTTCTTAGTAGAGGCCCATCCAAGAGCGCCGAGAACATAGTCCTCTTCCGCAGATGCGTCTCCAAGATGCACTATAGTGGGATGCTGCGTAGAATAGCAGTGTCCAACAGCGATAGGAGCTTGTGATCCCATAAGCCCATCGTGCCCAAAGATATTCTTTTCTTTCGAATGTATAGAGGCCGAGCCGCCCATACCATAGGCACATCCAGTTTCTCTTCCGAGTAACTCGTCTATTAGTTTTTCTATAGGCGCATCATATGACAAGTAAGTTGAATGCCCTCTATGCTGAATGAAAATGTTCGGGGTAATGCCCTTTTCACTCATGACTTCGGCTATAGACGCTGATATATACTCCTGTCCTGCCGAAAGATAAATTGGAAAATTGAACATTTTGTTTCGTATGCCATCGAAAACGTACTGTTCGAAGTTTCTACAAAGAGCGGCCCTTTCAAAGACCTTTAATCTAAATTCTTCCATCTTTCTCTTCCAGGTATTTCAGAGTGTCTTCCCAGTTCTGGAAGTGGTATCCTTTATCATCTATGTAGATCTGCGATCGGGGCTTTTCAGCGGTGATCTCGGCCACATATTGCATCACATCATGCTTTTCAAGCCACTCTTGAACTAGTTCGACTCCAGTCTTTCCGTTTACTAGTGGCCTAGATGGTTTAGCCTTGGCCGTAAAAATAACTATATTATAGTCTTTTGACAGGCTTCTTATAGCCTCAAGGGAGCCTTCAATTGGATCACCATAGCAGGTGCCGTCGTGATAGCCTTTATCATAGTTGTGAATCACGCCATCAAAGTCAATAGCAAGATTGTTTGTATCTTTTTCAAATCCGGGTGGATAGTCTTTTGCACTCATTATTCAAACACCATTATAATCGTTTCCATTTTAATTTTATTAAAAACACTTGTCAACTCTTTTATAACTTTACTTAATACAATATCACCAGGACCAGCGACATTAATTCCGTACTCAGTTACAATGCCACCTCTTAAAAACATTACATTTTTATCATCTTCTATATCGTCAAAAAATGACGTGTCTTTTATGTTGCATACTCTAAGGGTTGTCGAACCAGTCCTGTATACATTTTCTGCGCCTCTTGGAGGCTCCTCAATTCTCAAGCACTCTTCTAGCTTTGGGTACTCATGACTGACATCTTCATAGGGCTTACCTTCTCGACCGTAACTATCTCGCAGCCTAACGAGATCGAACTTGTCAACCGGAGTCTCTATTTCAAATAAGCTAATCCCACTCTTGCTTGTTGCTTTTGTAGAGTGGAATAGGCCCTTTCTTATCATAATTTTGTGATTAGGTTTAAGAAGAAACGTATCACCTATAAAAGAAACTTCAGCGAGCCCATCTAATAAAATCAAACCAGTTGTTTTATTTGGGTGACAATGCATCGACGTACTGTGTTGGTGCTTTATGTGCAAAAACCACAAGGCACAATGTTCGTTTTCGTATGCTACGTACTCGTATCCCCATGGTTTTTTAACAATGTTATCAAATTTTCTCACAAGCTACTTGCCTCTTTCCTCAAGTGTTTGATATCCAGTTCTCATCCACTCTCCCATAAAATCATAATGTGGGGAAGAGACTATATTACTATCAACAACAACAGGGCCTCTATGATAAGTCGCTCCCGCATTATTAATGTCCGCTTCAATAGCATAATACCCTGATACGGTCTTGCCCCTGACAACATCTGCCGTAATGAGCAGTTGAGCGCCGTTACATAGGGAGAAGATAGTCTTATCTAGTTCATTCCATTCACGAACAAATTCAACTATTCCCTCTTCTAGCCTTAGCTTTTCTAGTGCCTTCACACCCCCTGGAACAACTAATAAATCATACTCTAAATATTTTGCTCTTTCTTTAGAGTCGTTGAAGTCTGTTGTTAAGACATCACAAACCATATGACAACCTAGAATACCGTAAAACCTTCCTAGCTGGTTAGCTACAACAGTAACTTCAAAGTTGTTCTCTTTTAGACTATGATATGGATAAATTACTTCGTGGTCTTGAAACCCAGCGTGTGTAAGAATAAGTGCTTTTTTCATTTTATTTTCCTTTTAAAATTTTATGCGTCTCTTGGGGAAAGAATCGGATTGCCGATAGGCCAGTTAATGCCCAACTCGCTGTCGTTCCATTTTATACTAAACTGGTCCCCTACATCAGGATAATCTCCATAATAATACCATTTGTAATGAAATACAGAGTTATCGCTCAGAACCAAAAAACCATTGCCTACTCCAGGGGGCAGCAAAATTTGTTTTCTATTTTTATCACTCAATATAGTAGAGTCCCACTGTCTATATGTCGGCGACTCTTTCCTATTATCAACTATAACAAAATATATCTCTCCGTACAAGCATGTAATAAGTTTATGAGACTTAAAATCTCCATGTATTCCACGGAGAACATTCTTTCTAGAAGTAGACACTTTGTCATGATTGTAGGGTAAATCAAGCTCGCTAACTCCAGCCTGCCAGAGAGTCCACAGGTCGCCTCTATAGTCTGTATACGCGTCCGGGGAGTGCTCAAGCACATCGTATATTATTCCTTTTTCCAAGAGATCTCCCAATCTTCGAACTCTGCCGCCAAGCAGTCTATCTTGTAGTCCTTCCTGCCCCCGTTCAATTCTTGGATTTTGTTCTTCGCTACATTTCTGATACCGTTCAATCCATGGGTCAATTCAAGGTTGTTACCATCTTTAATTCCTTTTCGATAGTTTGATTCATTATGCCAAATATGCAAGTTCATTTGTGATAACACAACAATTGCACGAATCGTCTCTGCATCTATCTGCTCACACTCGTCTAAGATTAGTTGTATATCGTGAACTATTGCCTCTATCTCTTTGGCATACTCTTCCTTATGTTCTGTTATGAAGACTTCTTTAAGCTGCACTATTGAAAGCCGATCAACTAGCTCCGATAAAGTCGGTAGATATTTTCTATCACTCATATGCACTCTCCCTTCACTATTTCCATAAAGTGGTCAATTGTATAGTTATTTATTGCTTTTTCAAAAGCATTATCAATTATATTCTCATAATGCTCCCAATTCGACAATATTCCGTTTATAATTTCAGGCAGGTCCTCTTCGTTGTCATAGTAGACAAACTCCTTATCAGGCTCAAACCAATATTCGATTATATTCCAAGGATTTCTTTTAACAAGCATTAAGCATCTATTAACCGCCGATTCGAATGGTCTTGATTTTATTTGTGGGAGGATACCCAAATCAAGATGTGAAAAAGCTTCATTTTTCTCCCATCCCTTTATTTTTTTAATTCTACTCACATGTGCAGGGTTTAAAAAAAGCAAGTTCGCCATAACATTTATTTTCGTTTTTCTTATCAAGTGCCACATTTCTTCTCTTGGTGCGTTTTGATGCGTCATTAAATTAGCCGTCGGCATATGCTGAATTCCCCAATGAGCGGGTCCTAAAGATAGGAAGTTATACTTAAAATCTTTCATTGCATCTAGTATGTCTACATGTACTTGGCTGTGTATCCCTCCCCAATATAAAACATCATACTCCTTTTGTTGTTTCTTTTCTACAATATATTTTTTATTAATTGGTGTTGGGTATAGCAAAGTAAAAGTATCCCTACCTTGTAGTTCGTTTAACCATGCGGCAGAGTATGGGTCTTGTGTGAAAATTTTTGAGTAATATCCATCTAAATTAGCGCTTCGAGCTATAATCTTACGGTCTGTATCATAAAAGGCGCAGGGGTGCTCGGTGTTAAAAAACATTTTGTTTTCATAATTTTTATATTTTTCTTTGAATTCAGAAGTAGATGTGGAAAGTCCTAAAAAAAATATATTTTTACCATCATCTTCTGAAAAATCTTCAAAACGCCAATAGTGGTTAATCGCATCTCCATAAGTACTACCCCAATCCTCAACGATCTTCATCTACACTCTCCACCTGTTCTTGTACCCAACTATAAGTTTCTTTCATTCCATCTAAAAGTGGTTGAGAGACTTGCCAGCCAATCTTTTCCGCGTATAGCTTATTGTCAGAATTTCTTCCGTTTACTCCAATGGGGCACTTGTGACCATATTTATTTTCAAATTCTTGTCCGTCAATGTTGTAAATTGTCAGGTTCTTACCAGATATATCAATAGCCATTTGGGCAAAATCATTAATAGAGATCATTTCTTCCGAGCCAATGTTTACCGGGCCGGTGAAATCCGATTGCATAAGCCGATATGTAGCCTCTACACACTCATCAACATAAAGAAAGGACCTTGTTTGATTCCCAGGCCCCCACACTTCGATTAAACCTCTATCTTTCGCCTTAGCTGCCTTCCTACACATCGCTGCGGGAGCCTTCTCTCTCCCGCCATCCCAAGTGCCGCATGGGCCAAAAATATTATGATATCTAGCTACTCTGACTTCTATACCTTTATTCTTCATAAAAGCCAAGTAAAGTCGCTCAGAAAAAAGCTTTTCCCAACCATACTCAGAGTCCGGGTTTGCCGGATACGCAGAGTCTTCAACACAATTTGGATTATCTGGGTCTAATTGATTGTGCTCCGGATACATACAGGCGGAAGACGAATAAAAGATCTTCTTCACGCGCTTGCTAGTCGCTTCATGAACCATGTTCAAATTGATTAAAGCAGAATTGTGCATAATATCGGCATCGTTCTCGCCAGTAAAAACAAATCCAGCGCCGCCCATATCTGCCGCAAGTTGATAAACTTCATCCATGTCTTCATCAACTACACTAGCAACAACGTGAGGATCTCTCAAGTCTCCAATAACAAAGTCGTCCGCATATTCATGTACCGGGTGATACTCATTAAACTTTAAGTCTACCCCTCTCACCCAATATCCCTTGTCTTTAAGGTATTTTACAAGATGGCCACCGATAAACCCACCGGCTCCACAAACTAAGGCTCTTTTCATCACGTTATCCTTTTAAATGTTTAGGTATTTCACAAACAGGCGGCATTTGAAGCTTGTGCTTAGTACTATAATGCCTTTGTTTATATACTTCAAGAACTCTTTTTTGTCTTTCAGAAAGCTGCTCTTCGGCACCAGAATCGTTGTATTCAAGAGCCCACTCTAACTCATCATAAGATGCGCCTATCTGGTCCTCATCCGATCTATTATCTTCCCAAAGGCCATCAGTTGGTGTAGCGTTTTGTATAGATTTCGGAACTCCCATGTAAGACGCTAGTTCATAAACTTGCGATTTTAACAAGTCCGCTATAGGACTTACATCCACTCCTCCGTCGCCGTACTTAGTAAAAAATCCTATACCATAATCCTCCACTTTGTTTCCAGTGCCGACAACCATATAATTTTTTGAGTTTGCACAAGCATAGAGAGTCATCATTCTTAGCCTAGAGGCAGAGTTCGCAATTGCAAGCTTTGTTGGGTTTGTTGCCGACATAGTATCTACGAAGATATTAAATGAGTCAGTTAGATCTATTTCATAAGAGCTTACGTTTTCATATTTTTGCTTTAGCCACTCAATCTGCTCGTTAGATCTGCCATATTGTCCCTTTTCTTGAGAAATAGGCATATTTAGAAGCAAAACATTTCTACCTGTATTTGCCGCCAAGGTAGAGGTTAGTGCAGAATCAATACCTCCAGATACGCCAACAATAAAGCCATCACAAGAGGCACTTTCAACAACACTATCAAGCCATGTTGTTATAAAATCTACTATCTGTTTATTATTCATCGTTATTAAAGCCTCTCTCTTGATAGACAAAAAGATTGCCAAACTTTTCTTTAAGCTTGTTAACAACTTCTTTAGATTCTTTAATTACAACAGTAAACCCTTTTTTTGCTATTTGTGCCGCATATTCTAGCTGCTGCGACTCTTCGATAATCGTAGTATTCGGCTTATACGTCACTGAATCGAAGGATACTACGTCAGTTCTTGCTTTTTTACAAAAATCTTCGACTTGAAATTTGAGGTGCTCCCGGTTGCTTTCATCTGAAGCGAGGCTAATAAGGGCTTTAATATTTTTATCACTTGCATAGATAGCCAAAGCTCTGTTGTCTCTCGGGAAACAAGGGCCTCCGTAGCCAAAACCGTACCCAAGATATTTTAGACCAATTCTAGAGTCTGCCCCTATGGCGTTTAGAATTTTTTGTGGGTTGCACCCGGAAGCTATAGCAATATCTCCTACCATGTTCGCAAAAGCAATTTTGGTTGTTAGAAAGCAATTCAAAGATATCTTAGTTAACTCAGCTTCGGTTCTGCTCATTTTATGTATAAAGGGAGCATTGGTTGTCATGTCTCGGTATGCTTTCTCTATAAGCATACCGGCGTCTTTGTTTCCCTCACCTATCAGCACCATATCCGGCTGTAATTGGTCTCTTAAAATACTTCCCTGTGCGATAAACTCCGGATTGTAGCTAACAACATAGTTAAGACCTTTAAGCTTCTCCTGCACCGTATCGCAATATCCAGGCATAGTTGTGCAGCAAATAACCAAGTGCTTTATTTCTTCCCTTGGTCCAAGCTCAACTAGTGCTTCCGCTAGTGCATCTACTTGAGAATGGTCATATCTACCATTGTCTAGAGACGGGGTTGCCACAACAACAAACAGAAGGTTTGAAAAGTCTACCGCCTCCTCAAGATCTGTGGTAGCTTTAAAATTCTTGGACTCTTGAAGATACTCTTCCACGTTTGGCTCAACACTAGACAATCGTTTAGAATTGACTAGATCAACGTAGTCCTGGTTTACGTCCACCCCAACCACATCGTATGATGCTCTCTCAAGTGTTAAAGAAAAACAGAGACCTAATCTTCCGATCCCTATTACCGATGCCTTGTTCATTGTTAGCTCCTATACAAGATGCCAGTCTTCCGGTGTTTGCCCTTCCCTGTGTGCGCTAGGGTCATCAACAAAATAATTTTTAGGCGCTACGACTATCTTTTCTTTGTTATTATTTAAGTAAGCAGCCCACCATCCAAACGATGTATTGTGGCAAGTAATATTATGGTCACAAGCCTTCATAATCGCAAAGTCCATTATATCATCTTTACCTTCACAATATAAAATATTTTCACCATTTATATTATTTTTACACCACTCTACATCCTTTTCGTTTCCAAGCTGTCCTCTGCTGCCGCCGGTAAAGACAAGGTACTTTACCTTTTTATCTTTGAATTTAGTCTTTGCCTCTTTAAAATATCTGCCGAATATACTGTCCCAGGTAAAAATGTCATTTTCGCCATAGTAGTGTCCTAGTTCAGGATTTGTTCCGTCCGTGTTGTCTCCTCGACGTGCATGAAGACTAACAATTTCACTACCATCTTCCTTTAAAGAGCTAATGTATTCCTCGGCCTCTCTCTCTAAATGATCTAAGAGCATAAATTCTTTTTTTACCTGATCTTCGATATCTTGGAAATAATAAACACTTTGAAAGAATCCATATAGGTCAGTGTTGGAAGGTACATTAAAAATTTCAGGGTACCACTTCATGTGATCAGGCTCTACAAATCTTGCTTGTATATTGTTGTATTCGCTTAGTTCCAGGTACTCACACTCAATTTTAAAATTTTTGAGCAAACATTTTTGACCGTGCCAAGACATATGTTCTGGATTGGGAATTTTTAAAACGTTGCCAGTTTTAATCGCTACGGACTTTGCTGTTGCATATTGATATAATTGGTTGCCAAGCCTTCCTAGCATACCTAATTGACTAAAAGTAATCATTATGTATTTTTAACCACCAATATGGGCTGGTAAGGGGATCCGTTCACCCCGTTAAAATCATTGGTTAACATGTTTGGATCCTCTCCAAAAGCATCTATCTTTTCCCACTTTTCCAAAAGCATTGGCAACCTCTTTTGGCCATAAACTCTATGAAGATTAAAAACTACCTTATCATACCCAGTTGGGACAGAAAGAAACATTATTCCATCTTTGTGTATTCTATCTTTGGCAGCGATCATTGCCTTAAGATCTCCTTCCGGATCTAAAGGATCTCCATACCTACCAAGCCCATCGTGTTCAAATGAAGATATAGAGAAGCAAACGTCATATTTGTTGTCTCCTACCTCGTGTGGTTGGATATACTCTATACTGTCATGAAAACTTTCTCTTTTAGAGTATTCTATTACAGTACACTTAGAAGCGCCATAAGATATCGCCATTGCTTCATACCAAGGGTGTGTTGATCCAAATATGACTACATGCTTATCTTTTATAGGATACTTTTCTAGTGCTTCATACATCCAAGTATCAGTTGGTCCGTAATAGTTTTGCTCTTTGTTTTTAATTCTTTCTATTGATTTTTCAAACACTTCTTTTGTGAAATTGTTGTTAATAAGCGACTGAGTTTCATCTCCACAGTCATTCCTGTAGGCGTACTCTATTTTTGCATCGCCGCTCATGCAGTATTTATCAAACATCATAAATGGTATAGTTTCAGGCGCTTTCATTATCTTACCTCTATATCTTTAAATAATTCAAATTCTGTCAGATCTCTATACGGAGGATCTTCCGGTATATCCGGCATGTGCTCCGGATAATTTTGCATTAAAGTTAATCCTCTTGCCGCTTGCTCAGGTGTCATATACATATTCCACCCCTCTTCATCAATCATGTCTTCGTGGTATTTCATCCCATCTGTCCTTCCTTCATATCTTCTAGCTTTTAGCCACTTAACAGCATCAATATCATCGCAAAGAATCATGCCTCCTTTGCCTATTTTTAAATGTTTCTTAATATGGAAAGATAAGCACATAAGAGTGCCGGGAATATACATATTTGATGTTAGCCTCTTCGCAGCATCGTAGATTGGGAACGGCTTAAGTTGGTAGATTCCTTGCCAATCTAGATCTTCAAATATTAACTTGCCGCCCGCTTGCATAACTGATTGCGGCGGGGATAGATAGGTTCTCTTTGGAAGTACAACCTCCTCTCCTTCCACCCCTGCCCATTTACAAGCCAAAAATAAAGCATTAGTGCAGCTATTGACAGAGACAGCATAGGGGGCTCCCGTATAGTGAGCGATCTCTTCTTCGAACATTTGTACTACTTTGTATGGGTTGTGAAGCATTATTTAACCCAAGCCATTCCCCAGTTTACTCTTCTTTTGGGGTGCAATATTTTTCTCAAATCTAACATAACGTATTCCATAGAAAAATATTCTTCAGGCTCTCTAAAAGGAGTATCACCATTAGAATCATACGTTAAATATCGATGTCCGTCCCCTTCTTCAAAAAATCCACAAATTCCAAAGCTTTCATATCCCAAAGATTGTAAGTGAAGAAAAGATTCATACAAACAATAGTCCATCTCTTCAGTAAATTCAAAACAAATTTTGTTCGCTTTCTCTGTCAAGCCTTTGATTACTTTGTGTTCGTAGCCCTCCACATCTATTTTTATTAAATCAGGCACTCCCTCTTTTGAGATTAGAGAATCTAGTGTTGTGGTTAAAACCGTTTCTTCTTGGTAGTAAGGCAAAGCGGCTGTGGAAATCGCATTTTTTACAGAACCATAGTTGTGTTTTAGCCCCATTATGTATTCTTCAAGAGGCGTCTTGATTCCAGTATGTGTCGTCATCACGTTATTATACTCTTCGAGTATATATTTATTGCCGTTGAAAAACCGAGACTGGTCCATGTGTTCGTCCATATCCATAGCTGTCGACTTTCCTGTTGCAACCGTGTGTATATTAATGGTCTCTTCGCAACCCTCTTCATCGGTTACTATATTGTTGTAAACTTGGATCCTGTCTCCATACTTAGATTTTAGACGTGATAATGTAGCGATCGCTTCGTTGAAATCCCTTCTGCTCTCGTCGTCAACTTTAGCCCATTTACTAAAATCTATTGCGTCAACTGCAACTATATTGCAACTAGGGTTAGCCTCCAGGCATTTTTCCGTAAACCTAAACTTGTTGTGCCCTATATCAAATACTAAGCTATACATTATTGTTTCTCCAAAATATAATATTTCTTCTTAAATCCAGCCTTTTCAAATAAGGCTACGCTTGCTTCATTCCCCACCTTAACCTTCGCAAAGGCCTCGGGGTGAAGCTTCATTAATTCGTTTATCATGTAAAGAGCAACTCCTTTTTTTTGATAGTCCGGATGCGTTGCCACTCTTATATCATTGTCTATCACTCCGACATACCCTGCCGCTTTCTGTCCTACTAGGCAAATATAAAACTTATCCCCATGTAAATTCATGTATTTTTCATGCTGTTCTTTGGTTATTTCCACTTGTTCTATAAACCCATGCTTAACTCTTTCGTCATTTCTAAGCTGGCGAATAAACTCCCAAAATCTTCTATTATTTAAAACAAATTCTTTCATAAAACTACCTAAGAACAGCTTTTAACCAAGTCCGGATGGAAACCACCACCATGATATGCTCTCAAGTAGTCTCTAGCTAGTTCCATGCCCATATACGGATGCAAAGTGGTTCCAATATCAATATAGGTATTTTCACTATTCTGTTTAAAAAGTTCGTAAATTAAAACCTCGCTCAAACTGCTCGCAGAAAACAAAAAAACATGATCTTTTATCTCGTTATCGTTTATATATTTTTTTATATCATCAATCAAGTGATGATCATTTACAATACAGTTTTTTCCAACTCTAAAATCTTTCACAACTTCAAAAGGTAGTTTTTCTAAATTAGCGTTTTCATTACATATCATTATCACGTTATGTTTTTTTAGTTGTGGTATGAAGTGGTTTATAAACATCGGATAGTTTGAATTAACGAGTAAATTTGCAGACATCGCATGCTCGTCGTCAGGTCCATAAAGCTCGCGCATCCAAGGTTTAAACTCACTTGAAGCACAAGTGCAATTTCTACAAATGCCCCCAACAAAATAGTTATCTTGTTTATGCTTGTAAGCCTCTATTAATTTATCAGTCAAAAACTTGTCTCTTTTTGGATCGAACTCTTTGTGGTCATTCTCCGAATATCCAAAATTATATACTGTTTCTCCTAAAATAACTCGATCGCTAGCAAGAACTAATAACTTTCCCTGCATTATAGCAATTTCCCCGTCTGAGAACCTGCTAAAAGCAAAATTCTCACCATTCTGTAGCTTGTCGAGCAGCCTATGGAAATCTGTCTTAAAGTCCATGGTTTTGCCTTAAAATTTTACATATTTTTTCAGCGGACTTGCCATCTCCATACGGACAAACTTCTTTTTCATCCGGAATATGATCTTCGTCTACCCACTGCACAAGGCCACGCAAGTCCTCTACTCCCATGCACAAAAATGCAAAAACACCCATGCCTTCAATTCTCTCTGTTGTTTTTCGACAAACAATACACTTCTTTCTAAAGAATGAGGATTCTTCTTGCAATCCACCGCTGTCAGTAATTACAAACTTGCAAGATGCTAAAAGTTTAATAAATTCACTATACTCCATTGGTTTTACCACTTTTACATGATGTAGTAAATCCTTATGTTTATATACATTAGGGTTCGGATGGATTGGTAATATAAATTCCAAGTGCTTGTTGTTTTTTGCTATCTCATCAAGTTTGCGAAACCATTCGGGGATTAGCTCATGGTTTTCACGCCGATGCATCGTAATTACAACTTTGTTAGTGTACTCCGTCTCAATATCTACAATGTTATCTAAAACAGTATTCCCAACAACATAAGTCTTGCCACCTACGCGCTCATGTTTTAAATTGATACTTGACTCTTCAGTCGGACATAAGTTTATGTCAGACATTCTAGATATAACTTGTCTATTAAACTCTTCCGGGTAAGGGTTGAGCATATCGTAAGTTCTAAGGCCCGCCTCCAAATGTATTATCTTTATTTTTCTATGAAAAGCCGCTAAAGCGATCGAGAAAGCAGAAGTTGTGTCTCCTTGGACAAGTACTGCGTCTACTCCATCAAAAATGTGATTATTATTCATTACAGAGGACACGATCGAGTCTAGCCTGCTATCACCATCTATTATCTCTAGTCTATCGACATCTTCTTCAATAGAAGACAGCAGGTCCGTGTGTTGTCCCGTTAAAAGCAGCTTATAATCAACTTTTTGTTTAGAAAATTCTTTTAGAAGAGGCTTTATTTTTATATATTCAGGTCTTGTACCAAAGCTTATAAGTATCATATTTTTACTCCTCGAACTGTTTCCCAACCATTCTTTATACCATGTATAACACACATATCTCTTTCACTAAAGAATTGTTGGTGAGTTGTCTCATTGTTATTTGATGTTGCCTTAGAGTCAATGCCTAGCTCGTTACCAAGCGTAGACCCATGCATTTCTTTATTGTTAGGGGGGTGTGGAGGACAGAAAGTTTTTATACCTCCATATGTTTTAGCAGAGTAGGCAAACTGTATGTCTTCTCCGTTGTCCCAGGTCGGAGGTTTTTCTTTCCAAAGATATTGGAGCCACTCTCTTTTGAAAAACCAAGCATGCCCTACCAAGTCAACCTCTTCCGTCTCTGGGTTTTGCGTCGGCCAACCACATCGATCATGTTTGACGTAATGATAATCATTCAAGATTATACCAGCGCTACCTAGAATACCCTCATGTGTTTCCATGGTATCTAAGCAATTTTTAAACCACAGTCTTCCTGGTACGGTGTCGTCATCAAAAATTGCAATATATTCCGTATCAGCTAACAAGGCTCCAGCAAAACGTCCATAAAACTTCCAATTATGGTTATTGTGAAATATTTTGTCTAGCCCAAGCTCAGAATAATCAAAATCATGATTATCTTCATGATCATTTACCCAAAGCCATATTTCTTTACATCCTATGACTTGACTTCTTATGGCCTCTACTTGTCTCTTTAAATTATATGGTCTTCTATATGAATTCAATATAACTGTTATGTCCGCAGTATCCGAAGACCTTTCTTTTTTGAAAAAATTAATCCCATCTGCGCCTGTTACAGCAGATGCTACGGTATCAACAATTTCGTCTCTTTTGGACTCAACAAAATTTAGAAGTTCCTCTCCTTCTAGCTTCCCAAACCACTCCTCCGAAGTACATCCGTTATTCCCGTTTGTTACAAGCTTACATCCAAGAATCCTGGCCTCTACAGCTAACCTACAGAAGGTTTCCAGAACCTGCGAAAAAAAGACTAGGCTTTTAAATTCAGCCAGTTGTGGAATCAAGTCTTCAAAAGAACACGGCTGGATTAACTCATAGGGGTTGTTTAATTTTTTACAGAAAGCCTCTGCCTGTCGGGTTCCCTTAACAGCATTTGTAGAAGCAATGATTGCTTTGTCTCTTTTCTTATCTTTGTTTAAGTTTTCTCTAAGTACACGGACATGGTTGTCAGACCACATGCTACAGCCCAAATTAACAACATTATTTATAAGTAAGTTTTTATTAACAACTTCGGAATGTATCTTAGATTGACAAAAAACAGCCTTTGCTCTTTTATAAAACTCCTTGTTTATAATTTGGTCTTCAGTGGCCAGATAATTAGGAAATGGCGAAGGGTCTCTAGTCTTTAGATATTTGTGATCATGCTCAAATATCACATAATCTTTTTCGTAAAGAGCGGACAAGCAAGCAGCATTTAAGCCTATAAAATTAGCAATAATAAAAAAATCATCACTTTGTTTAATATAGTCTTCCGTAACCTCTTGGCTCTTCAAGCTACGTACCTTAAACCCCCTATCTTTAAGACCATTAATTAAAACCTCGTTAACAAGCTCCCCTCCGCCTGCAATCTCGTTAGCATAAAAATCTGCTATAAAAACTACGGTCCTCATCCGAATACCTGTATATTTTCATCCTTTTCTTGCGGCAGCGCACTAAGAATAGCGTCAGACATCTTCTTGTACATCTTCTCTTGCTCAAACTCTTCAGAGATCCACTCTTGCAAGTCCTTTGCATGCTTTTTAAATCTAGGCTGATCTTTAAAAATTTCTCTTAGCTTGTTTTTGTAAGATTTAGGATCTGGATAGCACCAAGAGCTTTGTTCTTCTATAACCCCCTCCCATCTAGCTTCCGGCTGGACCTGGCCAATATCGTAGTTAACTTTAGCAAACATAGCCTTACTCTTGGTTTTACCCTTCTTGTTTTCAACGGGCATATATAAGAAATCTAAATGGCCACTCCAATCTGGGGCTATGACTGGTAGTCCCGCTTGGGCTGCTTCAAATAATGGTAGTCCAAACCCTTCTCCGTGTGCGAGATTGATTATAGCCTTGATCTTATCATGCCTATAGAGCCCATGCACCTCTTCATCGCGTAATCCACCATGCAACAAATAGACACTACACTTTCTATCAGGATAAGCTTGTAGTATTGAATGTAGCCTTTGCTCGCACTTATACCTATCGTATACACAGTTTTTTGAAAAGTTCGCCTTTACAACAAGGCCAACCTCATCATTAATAAATTCTTCCACAAACCATCTAATGGTATTATCTAGATTTTTTCTTGGGGACCATTGTGCTACGCACAGAAAATTAAAGTCATTAGGTAATTCAAGCCCAATATCTATCGGCTCTAGATTCTTAGCAGGATAATTGACCACCTCTATCGGTTTAGTACATTTAAAATCATTACGAATCACCTCACCATTAGGCCCCTGGACGGTGCACACTGTTTCAAGGAACCCTGCTTTTGCGTGTTCCGACGTTACAATAATCTTATCAACGGTTTCTTCCGTCTTTTGGATCCAAACAGGCGAGACCATATTTGTTTCTATACCGGCGGTTATTCCAATATTTGTTTTTGCTATTCGCTCCCATTCGTTCGGTATGGTTACTTGTAAAGATATATCAAATTGAGTGTTATTCTGTTGCACAGCGTGAATAGTCTTGTGAATTAAAAAGTCTATCCACCGCCTCTCTTCAGTATCTTCAGGAACTATTCCTGTTGCTCCCCAGTTTATGTTCATTACATAAATGTCAAAAATGTCTTCTCGCCTCATTAAAGATCTTAGGACGAACCTAGAGTGTTCCCCATAGCCAGATCTAGAAAGTACGGGTGCTTTCAATATAACTTTATACATTATCTTATTTCCTTTAAAACCCAACGATTGTGTTTCTTTCTATTGTCCCAAGATCCGTGTTCCTCGTGAATTTTGTCCATGAGTTCTACCCACTTATTGCCGTAATCATCAAAGTTGTAATTTCTTAAAATGTGCTCACGGCCAGCTTTGCCTATTGCGCTTCTTTCTTCATCGGTCTTGTTATACATGTCTAATAGCGCTTGTACAACATCTTCTTCAGAAACTCTATCCTCCCGTATGTACGGAACCTGCAATGAGCCGATAATAGCAGAAGAAGCGGGCTTCAGACCAATTCCAAACCAGTTTTCTCCATCTGTGACCTGCTCCTGTAAACCACCTGTCATTGTCACAATAATTGGTGTTTCACATGATAAAGATTCCATAGTGCCGAGACCAAAACCTTCAGCGTCAGCTATATTTATGGTGCAGTCAGCATTATTATATAACAAAGCAAGTACCTCCGGTGGATGCTTTTGAGTCGAAAAAACCACTTCGCGATTCCCAAGTCCTAATTCTTGGATAATAGCTCCCAGGTCTTGGCCATGAGGGTCTCTAATATCGGTGTGCATGACCAACCTTGCCTTATCTTTCCCAACTATCTTCAAGAATTCGTTAAACCACCATATAACAGTGCCACTCTGTTTTCTTCTCGCATTTCTATTATTCCAGAACACCGTGAATTTACCATCATCCAAAGAATGCTCCTTCCTAAAAGTAGCAAGAGCTTGGTCATCTACTTTAGAAAAAATATTATTGTCCACCGCATGAGGCATATAATAGCTCTCTACGTTCGGCGCTACCGTTTTAACAATATCATCAGTTACTTTAGAAATATTAACTATAACATCGCAAGATTCGTAATGAGGCTTATTAAATTTTGGATAAGGATAATTATCCCAAACATGATAATAAACCATTGGAATCAATGGACGTATCTCATTTTCTATTTCCCAAAGCCACTCATAGAACCTTGGATCAGTCATGAACCACAACATGTCTGGCTTATGGGTTCTTATCAGCGACCTGATCATATCATGATTGCCATACCCATCAACAGGGAAAATTACTACATCGTCGCCGTACTTGATCGGTTCATAACTATGGTGTTTTACTGCTCCACCAAGACATATAAATTCATATCTTCCCGTCTTTACCAAGGCATCAACCATATACTTCGTCTGGGTGCCTACTCCAGAAGGCGACAGGATCATGTCGCTGATTACGAAGACCTTAATTTTTTTATCCACACTTGCCTCTTAATTACAGTGTTCTGTCTTATAAAACTCGCATACAAATCCCTTTGTACAGGCAAGTTTATTTTTGACATGATTTTCTCTAAGTATATTATGCACTGTATTATTCAACATTTTAAGGGCGTTTTCTGTTTTTTTATTTCCACTCGTCACACGAAAGATCTCAACTTTATTATCTTTTGCTGTTCTTTTTAAAAGACCAAAGTAAGTTTCAATATCAGACAAGTCTATGTTGTGCTTTTGGGCATAATATTTCTTGTACAGTGTTAGCTGGTACGTTGTCATTTTATCCGACTTCTTTCTAGCGTCCCAGCCCCAACTACATGTTTTCCAATCTAAGATATGATGTTTGCCATCTTCAGTTTTTATAACTAAATCAATATATCCTTTAAATATCTGATCATCGAAACTTTCCATATTTTCATAGAGACCCTCTTCGGTAGAGACTACCTCAAACGAGCCAAAATAACTTTCTAAAGCGGGGACCGCTCTTTCAGCTAGTTCGGGACCATCCTTATACATGTTATCAACCAACTCTTTATTCAAGTTCTTTTTTACAGTTTCAGGCAGCTTGGCCAACTCGCTTGTAAAAGCTTCACGAAAATGTTCCGTTTTATCAAAAGAATTAGACACAACAGAGTTTTCACAAACAGAATGGATAGCAGTGCCAAAAGCAGTATATTCACTACCTTGAAAATCGTGTACCTTGTCTACATATTTTAATTTATGTTTGTAGGGGCACTCGTTCCAAATACGAAATTCAGAATAAGATATATGAGACATGCAACCTCTTTTAAGAATCTTTAGTATCGCTCAAAGGCTTAACTTTAACACTACTAGAGTTCTTTTTCAAGGTTTTATTTTTAACAGAAAACACCCAGGTCACATCTTGATCAGAGTATCTGTTCCTAACGTGTCCGCTCTCTTCAACTGTCTTGATCTTATGTCCATTCGTAGCAAGCCAGCTAACAACATCCTCTGTTGAGATCCAAACTAACTGATCGGTGTGTTTGTTTTTATATAAAGGGGCGGTCACTCTAACCTTAATTGTCCCCCCAGCTTTTTTTACTTTAGCATTATCATCTAAATACTTAGAACTTTCTTGCTTCATTTTCTTCCTCCGTTTTGTTTAACTCGTTTAATTTATTATATAATTTGGGACTTATTTCAGCCAATGCCCTTCTATCACCTAAATAGTACTCTTCAAAGCCACTAGCGAAATATTCTCTTAGAGAGGTGACGGGATATGGTGATATAAAAAGACCTAGAACAAAATTACTTAATTTAGCATAACCCACATCTTCATAAAAAAATTCATCTAAATCTCTTGAGTATTCTACATCTAAGAGATTATGTGATCGCACATCATAACCATGAGCACCTAATATTCGACGCAAAGTATTTCTTTTTGCTAAAAATTCTCCCCGAATTTTATCATCTCCATATATCTCTTGGTTATAATTTTCCTCTACAGCATGAGCTATTTCGTGGATAAGATCATCTAAAATGTCTACGTTATCATCTTGTTCATTGGTTATATATATCGCCCCAGAGTCGTACATGGCGTTCACATCTCTATCTCTAAGATGATCAAAGTCTCCAACGTATATAATGTCTAGATTCCTAGTAAAATTTTTAGGGATAATCCTTTCTAGATCTCGCAGAACTTGATCTAACTCAACATCTTCCGGAAGAGGATCTTTTACAAAAACATCAACATCGCCAAAAATTACAAAATGCTGCTGTCTCCTCTTGGACTTTTTACTACTCTCCAGAATGTATTGTTTCATCTTGCTCTTCCTGGGCTAATCTTTGTCCCTCTTCCACATCATCTAATGCTTGTTGGTATCCTCTTACCCAGTTTTCTTCAGCGACTGCCATCAAGAACTCAGGAAACTCTTTTGCCAAAACATCAATAATATTTTCAACAGTAACATTTTCATCAGTTGGATCAGTCTTGTTCCCAACATAGTTAACAAGCCATGATTTTAATTCATTCTCAGATTCTACAGTTTCGGTCAAAGAAGTGTTTTCCAGTACCATTTTTCGCTCCTAGTTCTTTTTAAAATACCACATGTTTTTTATAAATTAAAAAATTTAAAGAATCTTTGCCGCCAGCGTTGCTGTCTTGGATCTTTCACCTTTTTGGAGAGTGATGTGTCCAGCAAGTGGTTGTGATTTAAACTTTTCAATCGCATGCGATAGGCCGTTGGAAGTGGCGTCCAGATAAACGTTATCAATTTGTTCGATGTCCCCAGTTAGAATTATCTTTGTATTCTCGCCTACACGAGTAATTATTGTCTTAAGCTCATGAACAGAAAGGTTCTGAGCCTCATCTATAATTATATAGGCATTAGAAATAGAACGCCCCCTGATGTACGAAAGAGCCTCGATTTCTATTGTACCGTTTTCAAACATCAACTCCATAGTAGATCTGTTGCCTGACATTAGGTATTCTAAATTGTCTTGGACCGGCATCAACCATGGACTCATCTTTTCCTCCAGCGTTCCAGGTAAAAATCCAATATCTTTGCCCACCGGCTGTACAGGCCTAGAAACTACCAACTTCTTATAGTTTTTATTTCTTTCTTCCAAAACTTGTTCCAGGCCCGCTGCTAACGCAAGAAGCGTCTTTCCAGACCCAGCCCTGCCTATTATAGTCACAATTGGTATATTTGGGTCCATGAGTAGATCAAGAGCAAACATTTGTTCTTTATTTCTAGGACTTACATTCCAAACACCGTCAGAATATCCATGAACTTTTTTTATTGGATCATTGTAATCTTTAAATTTTGCAAGACATGTCTTTTTTTCATTTGCATTTGAAACAAGCATCACATACTGATTTGGTTGTATGATAACATCTTCTTTATCAAAAAAGATCTCCTCTCCTTCATATAGACGATCAATAAGCTGGTCGTCTACAAGATGAGATAATACACCAGTATATAATTCATCTGTGTTTTCAATTATGTCTTCTGTAATAAAGTCCTCTGACTTTATTTCAAGCGAGTCGCATTTGACTCTCATATTTATATCTCTTGAAATGACAATAACTTTTCTTCTAGAAGAGTTATGTATTTCTGTAAGCGCAGTACATATTATCTGGTTATCTGCACTGGCCATATCAAAACCAGATGGAACATCTTGTAAAGCGTAATCTTTAACAAAAAGCTTCCCCAGTCCAGTTCCTAGTCTAACTCCTTTGTGCAAATTGCCTTTAGCCCTTAAAGAGTCTAGAATTCTAATGGTGTTTCTAGCGTTAACTCCAACACCGTCTTGTCTTTTTTTATGCTTATCTATCTCATCTAATACTTTTAAAGGAACCACTATATCATTGTTTTTATAGAGAAAAATAGAATTTGCGTTAGTTAAAAAAACATTAGTATCAAGAATATAAGTTCTTTTCATGTCACTTCCTGCGTATAAGTAAATAGTGGTAATTGAATGTTTACACTAGTTATTATACAGGAGCGGACAGTAAAAAAAACCCTTATGACACTTAAAAAACTACTTTCTTGCTTGTTTATAATCGCTTTGACATCCTCATGTGTCAGGCCGGATGTTATGTCGGATATAAGTGTGGGGAAGGTGTTGCCAAGAAAATCTTTCGTAAAAGTTATAACGACCTATAGGGCCACTTCCTGTGTAGAACCCAAGAGTGAAAAAGATGCGGGTAATCAGTGCGAGTATCACTTTTTAAATACAACCTCATCCGGCTCAGTTGTCAGATCTCATAAAAATGGATCTTTTATTTTAACAACAGGACATTCCTGCTCTAGCAAAAATATACAATATTCTCCAAATCCGAAAGCAACAATAGATGTTGAACTTTATGTATTCGACATAAGAGGAGGCAAGCACATAGCTAAAATAATAGCAATAGACGAAGAAAAAGATATGTGCATGTTACAAGTTCCAAGCTTAGTATGGACTCCAGTAAAAATGAGTTATGTGGCTCCTAAAAAAGGTGATAAAATATATAACCTCTCTGCACCGCAGGGAGTTTTTCAAAAAGATACTGTTGTAATACTAGAAGGTAGGTACACAGGTCATTTTTGGGGCTATGCCATGTATACAGTTCCTGCAATCGGAGGTTCCTCTGGATCTCCGCTATTTGATAGCTCCGGCAAATTAGTAGGAATGATACACTCCGTCCACAGAAGGTTTCACCACTTGTCTTTTGCACCAAAACATAAAGAACTTATAGACTTTATAAAAAGCAATACAAAATAAGATGTTACGGATGATCTGCCACAATATCGGCTGCTTCCATATTGGTAGCTGTTCCGTCAGCAAATCCGCGACCAAGATCAGTTAGTTCCGGAAAGTTTTTAAAATCAGGTCCATTCCCAAAAATGTAGTAGTGTTCAGGAAACAATTCTCTCTCATTAAAGCACTTGCCATTATTGTAAACTATACCTGCTTTCGTAGAACTAAGTTCGTAGTCATATATCGCCAATTGGGCTATTTTTCCAGTCACAGGGAATTGAAGCGATGATCCGCCAACAAGTCGAGCACCTATTGTAAATACATCAGGGATAAGAACACCAGCGCCAACACTAATACTCGTTGGATCTCCGCCATCAAAATATCCTTTTAGGGTATCAGAACCATTATATGTAACGAGTAGATGGTGCCACTCATTGTCATCTTGATTAGCACTAGACAAAGCAAGTCCAGAACCACTTCCCCACAGTCTACCAGAGCTTGCTTTCCAGCCAAATATCATTATTTGGCCATTTGCTTGCAGAGAGCACCAATATCTAACGTTGTTATCAGAAGTATTAGTAAACGACCATAAAGCATGATATGCAGGTGTTGTGAAAGCAGGGGTTTTAAACCAAACGGATATGCTATGTGGCTTATCATTAAAAGAGATTGGTTTAACCGCGCCGTCTGCTCTTACATACTCGTCTGTGCCACCAAAATTATAACACCTGTCGCCTGGTGGCAACGTTAAATTAGCAGTTCTACCTGACGTTAATTGCATCTTCTTAGTAGAAGAAGTGAAATTTACTCTAGACATTTTATTAGCCTCTGCAATAAATAGTCATTTAGAATGTTTATCCGCAATTGAAGCAGCCGCAAATGCATGGGGCTTTATTTTACAATCAAAACCTGCCCCTTTGGCATACCCAACTAGCATATCAGAAAACCTGCTTGTAGCTTGTTGTCTGTCTGATGCCGAAACATCTAAATGTATATCAATATCAATGATTGGATTATGTTCAAGAAGTGCCATCCCTATTTCAACAGAGTCTTGGACCTCTTTCATTATTCTCTGTAAGAGAGTGGAAAACCTTTTCTTTTTAAAAGTGATTCTTCTTATAAAATATCTCCCACCAGCCTGATCGTCAGCACCATAAAGACATATAGCTGTTGAAAAAATGCACTCTTGTTTTCTTATAAAACTATCGCTACCAACAGATACCATTCCGTTTTCATCAGAATGAAGCTTTATTATATCAAGAATGTCATCAAAGCTTACTATATCGCCCGATCCTGTTCGCCACTGCTGGTCAACGTTCATTGTACTTCCTAATATAGTCATACATAGCAATCCCAGAAGTCGTTCCTACATTCATACTTCTAACGGACCCGTATTGCTTTATGGATACAACGTGATCCGCAAGCTCTAGCATCTCGGGAGTAACTCCCTCGCCCTCCTCGCCAAAAATCATCAACGCATTTTCAGGCCAGTCAAACTCTTCCATAGACACAACACCGCTTATATTATTATCAAGACATACAAAGGTATACTTTTCTTTTAACTTCCACAAATCATCGAAGTTATTAATATGCCTTAAGTTAATATAATGATGAGTTCCAACAGTCCCTCGCCTGTCATATTTTTTTTGACCAACGTAAAAAACTTCGTTTGCATTAAAAGCATTAGAATTTCTAATCAGCGTACCAATATTAAAGTCACCTTTCCAGTGCTCCATTAATACAGCGAAAGGATGCTTAGTGGTCTCTAAGGATTGTTTTATCTCTTCCTTAGTTTTGCCTTTAAATTCATCAATTACGTTGTATCTCCAACTGTTCCATTTCTTGTCATGGTTTTCAGCTTTTCCTGACACGGATCCTCCACTGTGAATCTCTGGTTGAATAGTTTTCTGTGCTCATCTAGAATAGCTTGAGCAGCCTCTTCGAGGCTATCAAATGATCCTATACAAGAGAGTCTTTCATTGCAGTATGCCGTGTACGTGCAAGTATGTCTATCTTCAATTTTACAACCTAGCTCCCCAATCAGTATTGATTGATACCAAACGTCTACCATTGTGGTATGAGGCTTTTTTGTAAAAATAAAGTCAGACATATTACTCCTCGGGGCCGATCTCTCTTATCATATAGTCCATGCTCGTTGTTGCGGGCCATGCGTCTCCAATACGCCAAACAGAGTCAGCGTCAAAGCAACAAACAGGTACAAGTCTCTCAGGATTAGTATCTTTATCAAGTTCAACTTCTTCACATCCAAGAAGCACATAAGATAGTAATATAATAAGCAATAAATTCTTCATTCTATTTTCTCCAGATGTTTAAAATCATCAGTTTGGAAGTATAAGTATTCCCCATTAGAAGAAAAGAACTTATGCAATGTAATTTTCATCCAGTTATCAAAAACTTTTTCGGTTCCAATATAAACCATGGGCTTAAATAAATAGTTCGGGGTTTGCTTCTTCTGGCTCTCGGATATGTTTCCCCAAACAACTTTATTGATCTCGCCGTTAAAAGAAATAATAGGCCAAATTCTTTTAGGATTCTCTATTATAGCCATATCGCCTTTTTTTATATCTTCTATCAATTTATAAACTCTTTAAGGCAATCCGACAAAGCCGATAAGGCCGATATGTCGCTCATTCTATGATCGTCACCGATTTCTATTAATTTAACTCCGTCATTGTTTATCATGATTTTAGAGCTATCAAGGTATGGCACAACATCATCTTTAAAAGAATGTAAGACTTTTGTACCATAAGGGACGGTTGGGTGAACTCCATATTTCTCCCAAGCAGGAGCTATCAAAATAAGATTAGTAGTAAAATGAGCTACCTGCATCGCCAATGCTCCACCTCTCGATGATCCTATCACCACGTCAGGCTCACTTAACATCATCTCCGATGCGATCTTAACGCTATCAGACCAGCTATCCTTCGGCAAGGATGGATTTAAAACCTCGTGTCCTAGACTTTCAAGGTGCCTTACCTTGCTGCCCCCAGGCTTTGACTCCAAGCCGTGCAAAAAAAGTATCTTCAATTTTCTTTCTCCAATTGGCTTTGTCGATAACAGGCGCACCCCCTCTCCAGAACTGTTATTTTTCGCAGTAAAGTGTCTCTTTCAGATTGCAGTAAAACAAACTGCTGAGACATCTCCCAGTACCACTTTATAAGATCCCCATCAGTGATTTCATTAGAGGACAACACCCTTTCTCTAAATTCTTCAAGTGTTTCTTTCATGATAGCTATTATACACAAAAATGAAGATAAGTCAAGCCCCCTGTCCGATTCGAACGGACGACCTGTTGATTACAAATCAACTGCTCTGGCCAACTGAGCTAAGGAGGCACAAGTAAGGTTATATAATCTCGTCTATAAGGCCATACTTAAGACATGTCTTGGCGTCCCACCAAAGGTCGTGCTTTAATATTTCACCAAGCTGCTTTTTAGGTATTTTAGTATTTTCTTCATAGATTTTTTTAATTGTTTTCATTAGAAGATCACAATTTTGTAAGTCATCTTTCATATCTTCATATTTGCCCCACATTCCTGAAGATAACTGATGGATCAACATAAAAGAATGTTCATGCATATATCTCTTGTCACCGACAACGCTCATTAAAGTAGCCGCTGATGCGGCACAGCCATCGATTATAGTATTCACCGGAACCTTACAGTTCTTGATATAATCGACACTAGAGAACCCTGCAAAGACACTGCCTCCATATGAGTTAATGTGGAGGTTTATATGTATATCAGGAACTTCAAGGATATTAGAACTATTGCTATACCTGTTAGATAACGTCACTATAAACTTATTCAAGTATAGGTTGTTAGGTCGCGTAACTTCTGAGTAAAAATATATATTATTATTTTCCCATTCAATTTTATTGTTTGGGCCAAACCCTGCTCCTTTGTTTGCAGTGGCTCCAGTTTGAGGCTTGTTTGCCTTAGAAAACCAAAAATCTTCACTCAAAACAGACTCCTTGTCCGACCCGGATTTTATCATATTTTATCATGACTTTTAAATTTACAGATTTATTTATAATATGTCAAACAAAAACTTTAAGGAACGATTCCAAAAGAGAATACTCTTAGAAATATCTGCGCTGACCCTCGAACTGGAAGAATCCGAAGAGTTAGACACAGAGTTCAGTAAGAAATTCACCGAGGACTTTCAGAAAGAACTCCAATACAAAGCTAGTCTGTTAGAAGACAGTCCTGAAGCTGTCGAGAGTACGGAAGAAAAGAGCCAAGAGCACCACACTTTTCTTAAAGAAGTTTATAGAAGAATAGCAAAGAGAACTCATCCAGACAGATGTGGTGAAGAATTTGAAGAAGAATTTAAATCTGCTGCCGTAGCATATGAGGAAAACGATTGGCTCACATTGTTAATGATAGCAGCAGACTTAAAAATAAACCTCCCCTTGTTCGACGAAGAAGCTTATGAGCAAATTAGTAAAGAAATAGAGAAAAAAAAGAGTATACTACAAAAGAAAAAGGAATCCTTAGTGTGGGTTTGGGCCACTTCTAAGGATTCCCCAGAGTCTAGACGACAAGCTAGATTTCATATGGATATAGATGAAGACAAATTCCAAGAGTTTTTAAAAGAAAACTCTAACTAGCTTCACCAGAAAGATCTATAGACTCTTCGGCAGTCTCTTCTAGTCTAGTAAAATGAACTTCCATAAAACTATCGTCTGTAAGCCAGACAGGTCTAAATTTTAAAGAGTTACTTTCATCACTAATATCCTGTAGGTCTGGATTGTGACTTACAAGATAGTTAACCACGATCTTTTGTACCTGCTCTTTTTCTAAAGAGATGCTGCCAAGATAAGTCACCTCTCCGCCTGTTTCTTCTGTTGCGTCTGTGTCCATTTTTTACTCCTTATTTCCAAACTGCTGATCAACAGCAGATACAATAGTCCACGTATCTGACCCCTTTCGTAGGTTATTACACTCTACATAAGCTTGAGAGGCCGCTTCGGGGAAAGTATGCGCCTCTACAATCATCTCTTCTATATCTCCATTCGATTTGTTTTGCAATAAAAATTTAAATTCTTTAAATGGCATTAATTCATCCTAAAATAAGTTTCTTGTTCTCTTTAACAGATGCTTCTTTCTCTTCCAGAACCTCCTCTAGCTGTAAAGTTGCTAAATGAGGATATTTCTCAAATACTTCAGGAAGAGTAAGCTTCTCTTTCTCTTGAATTTTTTTAATCTCGTCAGCTACTTTACCCATTTTCTAGAACTGCTCCGTAAGCCTTGCCTCTGCATCATCGAACTTTTTTTCAAAGTTGTCAATTTTTTTCTTTAATAGGGCGCAATCTTTTTTACTTCTTATTTTTAAACATCTAGAATATATCTGCATCACGAACGCCTGATCTCTGCCATCATTAAATCCATGAACATACCCAAGATCATGATTAAAATTATTAAGATGTGAGTTAGTTGAACAAGATATTAATAAAATAAAAAAAAGCAATAAAGATCTAAAGAGTAGTCTTTTTACCATTTATGGGTTGGTTCAATTCTCTTTGCCAAAGTTCGAAGATGCTCTGAGAATGTATTCTGAGTAGTGCTTAGCTGGCTCTTGAGGATTGCTACTTCGTCAACAAGATCGCTAATCCTGCTTCTCATAGCGCCAAGCTTGTTGTTGGTTTCCAGTAACTGCTCTTGTAAAGCTATGGTCTTTGTAGATAGCTCTTCATTTGTCTGTAGGTTTAGTAGTCCCTCGTCGGTTACACTCTTCTTTCTTCCTGCCATTTTCTAACTCCTTTAGAATCCGGGGCAATGTACAAAAATACTAGCGGTTGATACAATTCCAAAGCAAATTATAGCAACCATAAGAAACTTTTGAAAGTTCTCTTTCATATAAATACAATAACATATATAATATATTATTTAAATAAATATAAATAATTATTCTTTTTGATCAAATAGATATTTTAGTCCAATAATAAATAAAATTAAATATACTAGCCATTTTATTTTAGTAAACAAAGGGTGTTCCATTTATTTTTCTTTAAGGTCTAATACCCATTTACCATTTACTTTTTTAGCACTCACTCTCATTCCAAGAAAGTACCAACGCTCCAACATGCTAGCGTCTAACTCTGGCACAAGGCCTTTCTCAATTTCTCTAAAAAATCCAACTGCTCCCTGGATAATCTGGGACTCGACCGAATGATCGTCTCCAATCTCAAAAACTTTTTTACTCTTGTGCTTTATGTCTAGCCATGCTACTGTGTCTGCCAATGTTTGTTTCATTCTTTTATTTTTGGCAATGTGGGCAGCATGATACAAATGCCCCTTTAGTGTGTCAATATGGATTCCCATAAATGGGTGCCCACCGTAAGTTACCTTTGCGGAGGCGCTCACGGATATGAAACACAAAATTATAGCTAATATTAATTTTTTCATTAGATTACTCCTCTATCCATCTTCTGGATTTGTAGCTTTATGTCTTCAGTATACACTAGTCTAGGATCTTTTTCCTCGTATAATGAAAATTTAGACTTATCAAAATCATCAATCGATAGGCTGACAACCATCATCTCGCCGCCGTGCCTATCGACGCTAGCTGCGGCATTACTTTCGGCTAATTCATAGTTTCCCCATTCGCTTGGAGCAGGAACTCCATTTTCAACTAATGAATCTTTTAATGCGGTCGACGTGCCATAGAAAAGTTCAGTTATGCCGTCTAGACGTTTAGATTTAGGAGGATCGATGCCTTTAAAATAACTGGGAAGGCCCATTTCGCCTGTAGTTCTCCAATCTCCGCTGTTGACTGCTTCTAAGGCAGAATAGAGATCTATCTCTCCTCTCCCAAGACTATCAGTCCACGAGACGCCATTTTCATCTACTTTTTCAATTTTAACAATAAGAGGTTTTTCCTCTGAAAACTCATGGTCTCGTATCACGGCACCAGGGACAATGCCAGCGGCCTCTAGCCTCTGTAAGTACTGCGGAGTGAGTTTCGACTCATTCAAAAACTCCCGCCAGTTTTCAAGCAATAACTTCATCTACCACCTCTCCACATCAATAATAGCGTCTTCTATATTACCAATAAAAACCCACTGACCCATGTCATACTCCAATTCTTCTGGATTTGAGCCTGGGTCTGTTCTTATTTCACCATCAAGCTTATTTGTGTCTATTGTTAGAATTATAGATTCTTCACTTCCATCGGCAATAGATTGTTTTTCAGCATAATCAGCAGATTTATCACTGACATCGGCAAGATAGAAATCTTTTACATTATATCCATTGTCTTTTATTCGTTCATATTGGACGATACTGGTGCCGTGGTATAAAACCTGGGGTGTTTCTTCCTCATTTATATACTTCCGCCAACTTTCAAATAGGATCTTCATTTTACCAGGCCTTGCAAGACCAATATCTTGCTTTCCATTTAGGTCCAGGGTTGTCACAATTATGACGCGCTCTAAAACTTTTGCGACGACCAGGAATGTTCTTTTTAATCTTCATATTAGGATCACCAAAGTTTACTTTTACAACGTTTCCTTTAGCGTTTTTTACATATACCTTGGACTTTTTAACATCGCCTCTCATAGGCTTGTTAAGAGTAACCTTTCTTCCTTGATATTCTGCTTCTTCTAAAACCTCGCCTTCTGCGAGCATCTCATAGTACTGCTCTTCTAAAACGTTTTCTAGTTCTTCGGTGACAATTTTGCTTATTTGTTCTTTAGTAAATTTCATTGTTTTTTTCCTATTAGCGCTTTTTCTATCTTTTTCTTTTCTGACATTTTCTGACCCACCTGGCCAGTCAAGTTCATCTGGTCATATATGGGGCTCATACCAACCTTGTTTATTATCTTTCATTATCCTTTTTTTCCTGCTTTAGATTTCTTGCCAGATTTTTTTGAGGTGCCGCAATCAGACGGTGTTGGGCGACAATGTGGATACTTTGCTCTTTTTTCACCCTCTTTTCTTCCGCACGATTTACAAGTTTTCCTACCAGTCTTTTTGTCTTTTCTACAGGTGTTACAGTCTACCCAGCCTTTTGATTTGCCTTTGCCACCTTGTCGGGAAAACCAACCGTGTAGACCGGATTCTTTTTCTTTAGAGTAATCAGTTTTCTTTTTCTTTTCTTCTAATTCATTTTCTTCGATAGGCACACAATTAGGCACCATCCGACCGCCCTTCTCTTTCATTCCAACTTGCTCGTAGCCTTCCCAACAAGACTCACTTAATACGTTTTCTATCTCCTCTTCTACTATTCTTCTAATATCTTCTTTTACGCCCTTCCATATCTTACCTTGACGACATTTGACGACTGCCCCAGAAGCGTAAGCAGATGGCCACACATCATATTTACGCTTTGCGATACGAGTACAGCGATCATCTTTCTTCTCTTCTAGAGAATCTTGATTTTTTTCTTGCCAATCCTCAGACATACTGTTTTCTGTAATTGGACCCCCTTTGGCCCAAGTTCTACATGACCTAGCAGAATGACACTTAAAGTGGTGCATCCAGCAATACCCCAGTTCGCCGTCTTTATCAGAAGTTTCTCCAGGCATACAGTCTTTCATTCTTGGTGATATATCAAATGCTACACAATTGCCACATAATGATGCCTTAGCGGCCTTTTCATCGGTATTCCAATACTCAGCTATGTCTTTCCAGTAATCCCCCGGTTCATCGACGTTTAAAGGACCATATTGAATATGATCTTCGTGGATAGCTGCATCGCGGTTCTTTGTGTTTAATTTTAGATCTTGGGTTGCCGGTGGGCAAACAAGTTCCGTTGCTGCTTTAACAACAACATCAACACTTTCTTTTAGATATCTTTGCCACTCTGTTAACAATTTTTTCATTATTCATTTAATCCCTTTGGTATTCCTAAAAGTATCTTCGCTTCTTTAGAGCCACCAATATCCCTTATATACCAACCATTATAATTAGGATACTTGCCTTCAGGATGACCACCTAGCCATGTTATTTCTTTACCTAACACTCTTTCGACATCTTCTTGGCTATCCACAAACGGGACACCGTACTTGGTTATCATAATGTGAGCAATTGCTTTTGACATCTCAGAAAAATACCCAGGAGTATTCAATAGTTGCGCTGACTTATCTATATAAGCAGTTATAGCTTCTTTGCTTCCATCGTGGCCCGCAACAGTCATCTTTTTGCCTGCTGGCTTATTAGAAGACACGCGCAAAGCGTCTGGCTCCGGATCAGAGTCTATATCAATTGCAATGTATTCATCATATTTGCCCGGTAAATCCGATGCAGATTTTATATTCGAATGTCCACCAATTTTCTTATAGGCGTTATTTATAAGATTGTATAACTCATCGGCTAGGTTTATTTCGCCGCCGCGATCTCTAGCGGCAGAAGCAATATCTTCGATAGGTATATCAAGCCACTGGCCTTTGGGAGCGTCGTAGTCTGCCCATTTGTTTTCATTTAAATTTTGATCTCCAAAGAGAATTACTGGGACCTGCTTAATTCCTAACTCTCTAGCGGCATGTGCTCTATGTCTCCCATCCTCTTTTCCATCTTCGTAGATAACTAGAGGATCCAGGGTTCGACCGGACAATATGTGATTCTTTAAATCATCAATGTTGTCTCTCGATCCTTCATCAATATCCAAGGGCCTAACTCTTTTTAAATATTCATCCGGTGTCATCATAACTATACGACCACCTCTAGCTTTATAATCTGCATCTCCATACCATTCATTGCGATCAGCCATCGGGTACTGTAGGCCTTCTTCTTGACTCTCGTTAATAAACTTCCGCCAATTTTCAAGTAGGAGTTTCATTCGTATACCACGCTCATTCCCATAGAAGTCTCTGTTGACTTACCAGAGTTTCTACCAAGTGCGTGTAAGACTTCAATTGGATCATATCCAACTATTATTCTATCGTTAACAACAAATAGTGGAATAGCGTTTAATGTGCCTTCGTATCCTATCTGTTTTGCGATCAACTTAAGTTGTTCTTTAACAGCCTTATTTTCAAAATTTTTTTCAATAAAAGTAACATCGTTATCAATTAAAAATTTCTTTGCTGTTTTACACCATCCACACCAAGGAGCAGAATAGAGTATGACAGTATTTTTTGGGATATTTATCTTTTGAACTGTTACTATAACGTTCTGCCTTAGAGGTATAGAACTTTCCGGAATACAGGAAGAGGTTAGAAATAAAGAGAATATTGCTAAAATTATTTTTTTCAATTATTAACCCTCTTTATGTTTAAAATAGTTAACCTGTTTTTCCCTCTTCTCTGCACCTTTTTTTGAATCGTAGCAGCCGAGATTACGACCTGTTTTTGCAACTAAACAGTATTGGCCATCTTTTTTTCTAATAACTTCGAATAAGCCTCTTACTACAGCCTCTCTTAGAATTTGTCTCACTGTAGTCGTGCTGGATTCTCTTAGAAGACCCTCAAACATTTCAGAGGGATTATGTTGACGCGAGATATCCTTACCAGTAATTTTGCCCATCCATTGGTCTCTAAACTTACCAGCCAGGTCTCCATCGTTCTTTGATGCTTTTTTGGAATAATCGTTTGGAATTTTAAACTTTTTACCACCAGGCATTATTACTTCCAGATCGCCCTGTAAGTTGATTTTTTTAGCTACAATTTCAACCCAAGTGTCCCAAAGAGATTTTGATACGTTAGCTTCGGTTGTTTTATTCATAGCAGCAATTTGCCTTAAGAACTCGACATACTTCTCAGCCATTTTAACTCCACCTTTTGTAAGCTGGTACAAATTAGAGCTTGTGTCTAGCTTTTTTCCGGCAGTTTTAAAGCCGACGCGACCGTCTTTGTCTGTCTTTATCAGCTTGCCTTCAGGATCAAGACCTTTATAAATATTAAGATTGATACTATCTATGCATCCTAGTCTGCCTATTATTAACTGCGAAGCAAAGGCTGCTTTTGGTAAGCCAAGACCCGGAACTCTTAAAAACTTAAGGTAAGTATTGAACATTGCCTCTTCTTTTTCGATGCTTCCGGATTTAGCATTATTATATTTGTTTATGTCTGACATTATAGAGGAATACATTTTTCCTCGGTTGTTCCAAATATAATCGATCGCCCTCTTCCTGAATCCCAGTATCAACATCTTTATGGGCTGCGGGAAGTCTTGGAATTCTTCTCCGGTTAATAGGCCATCATTTTGTTTGATGTATTTCATCAAGATAGGAAATCTTGGAACAACTTCATACCATCTCTGCTGCTGAGTTGCGATAACGAAAATTAACATTTCTGCTAAATTTTCTGGGCTCTCTTGTGCATAAGAGTTGATGGTGGGATTGTAAACACAAAAGCCACTGTCACCAATATCTGCAACATTTAAGACTAGTGGATCCGGTTCGTCGAGCCTGTCTTCTTCTTTTAAGAACCGCTTCCAAGATTCAAGTAGTAATTTCATACTATTAAATAGTATGTAAATCAATAAGATGACGTAAAATGGTGGAGGTGTCGGGAGTCGAACCCGAGTCCTACATATATCAAAAAAGACGTCGTTCACAAGGTTAGTTGGTTATAGGCTCCAACAAGCTCTAAACTCAAGTTGTTTACTATTAAGTAAGGCTAGTAAAAAAAACCTTTAATTTGCAGCTTTGGTTAACAAGGTTGCTGCCACCCCGTGGTTATGCCGCTAGGGCGTAATCAAAAGTAACGTTGTCGTTAGCAATTAAAGTTTTGAGTGTTTTTACTGTGCCACACTCACACAGCCTTGCACGTCTGGTTGTCAATACCCAGTCGATACCAATTCACCCCCGTGTTTTAGCACTTGCCGGAGCACTCTGCGCACGAGCAGCAGTCACAACAACAGCAGCAATGTTCGTTATTAAACAGATTTGCTAATTTATGAAGTAATGATTTCATTATTTTCCCCTCCTCTTTATTAATTAGTTTTGTTCGCTCTCAAAGAGCTTCTCTCTGCGTATATAATAGTTAAGTTGTTTGATGCTCATCCCAAGAAACATGGAGGCTTCTTTTTTACTTTGAGCCGCAGAGATAGCGTATTTAAAAATAGCATTTTTACATATTTTACCAATTCTGTCATAAATACGCAAGCCATATAGCTTATGTTTAACTACCCTTCCTGCTGTCTCTAGTTTCAAACCTATCAATTCTTCTAAAGTTAAATTAGAAAGCATTATTTCAAATTCATCGTTTGACTTGCCCTCTTCTTTTAAAACTTTAGATAGTGAATAGTTTTTAAGCGGTGACTGCTTGTTCATAAGCATCCGTAGTGGGCTCTACTGCTGATGGGCTCAACTCTTCTTCAAATTTATCAAAGTATAACTTTAAGTTTGTTAAAAGATAATCATAAAAAAGCTCTTGATCTTCTTTATCTGACAAAAGTTCGTATGAGTCTAATATATTAGCCTCTAATTTCTTAAAGCTTTGGTATGCCATATTTCTGCCTGTTTCGTTTTGTCCTTCAAGGCCGAAATCTTTTACAGGATCTGTTTCTTCTGGCTTGTCATCTTCAATTGGGATAAAATCATCATTAGTATCCAGGTCGAGTCCATCGTCTTCAATATCAATGTCTATTTCTTCTGTTAGCTCCGGCTCATCTAGGATGGGATCCTGACCGGCGGCGTTGTTAACCATTGCCGGTTTAATCGTGTTTTCTACTGCATTTAAAATATGTGCTCTAAACGAGTCTCGCTGCTCTTTGTTTGTAGTGAGAGTTTTGTAATCAGTCTCTAGAATCGGTATTATTTTTTTCAAAAGCTCCTCTAACACATTAATGCCTGTCGCTCTATTTGGCGTCGGGTCAACGTCTGGTGTCGAAGCTTCCTTAACAAGGCTTTGAATTATTTTTCTTAATTTACTCTCTTCTCTTATTTGTTGTACTTTTTTCTCTTTAATATTCTTAATTGCTCTTTGAATGAACTCTCTAAGCTTAAGTTCTTCAACAAATTCTTCTCTAGATATACCCCCTTCTACGGCACCGGAGGCCATACTAGACATTTCGTCTAGCTCTTCGGCGTCCTCGGAATCTTCTTCTAGTGCGACAGTTTGCTTTTTGCTTATTTCGTCACTAGTAGGCTTTCCTTCGCCAAAACCTAAAGGGTTATTCTCAGAGATAACCTCTTGGATGATAGAAAAAAGATCCATTCCTTATTCCTTAGTTTTTGTTATCTTTCTTAGTGTCACTAGTTTTCTTCGGAGCCGGAGCAGCCTTTTTTGGCGGCAGCGGCGGCGGAGTCGAGGGTGCTTCCTCTACTGCCTGCTCTGTGTTTGAATTTAGTCTAGCGAGCTTTCTTAATTTTCTTCTTCTTGGACTAGCCATTAATTTTCTCCTTATTTACACCACTTCTCCATGAGAAGTTTGTTAATGCTTTTATTTTTCCATTCTTTTAATGTAGCCTCTTCTTCAAGAGTCTCTTCTTCTTCAATGTTAGCCTCTTCGACTGTCTCTTCTTCTGTTACTTCTTCCTCTTCGAGAGGCTTTAGCCTATCGGCGGGTGTATCAGAAGGCGCTCTGTCAGGCGAATCTGTCTTTGTCTTCTCTAAAAGAAAACTCCTAACGACTTCTCTAATCTTATTTTCTAGTGTTGATTCCATTTTGCTTGAATCCTCCCAATCACGGAAACATAGGTTTCCTATTAAATAGGCTTCTTTTTCCATTTTTCTTAAATGTTTGTTATTTTGTGCATAGCCTTCATTAGTTTCAATTTCTCCGTCGAACTCTCCCCTGCAATTTTGTGCATGATGTACAAGTTCATGAGAAAAGGATCGTAAAATATCTTTAGTATGTCTATTATCTGTGTATATAACGACTTCCCTATCACCAGGACTATAGTAAGCTGTTTTGCCAAGCGGGTTTTGAGAGTTTTCTTCGTCAGACACAAAAGACAAGCGCAGAGGACCTGAGAAGTTCATTGTCCTCTGCGCATAGGGGTAAAATTTACTTACTAATCCTTCTAATACTGATAAATCTTTACTAGTTTTGTTTTGAATTTTCAAGCTCATCTTTAATCATTGCCATTAGGCCTTCTTTTGTAATTTTCAGATCACTATCTATATTCTCAGCCATTGCTCCAAGGCCTCTAGTGGTGGCTGTGCCGCCTCTCTTAATGGCGTCTCCACCAGAAACTCCTCTACCGCGCGGCCTACGTCCAGCACCCAATCCGGGTGTAGCATCCTGAGAGGCTGCAATGTCAGCAGCTAACTTAGGATCTTGGATAAGCTCAAGGGCATCAACTAGGTTTGCTAACCTGGTATTTCCTCCCTTTGACCAAGACAAAACTCTTTTAATTGAAGTGGCCAGTTCCGGACTTAATTCAACTAGCTGGTCTAAGTCTAAACTTCCTAATCGTCTAACCATCTTCTTGCGATCATTCCCGAAAGCGCTTGCAAAATCCTTTACAGCGTCCAGGGCCACATCGGCTGCGTTTTGTGCAGCTTCAGATGACATTTCTTCAGGAGTTTTAGCGTAAGCATCCTTAGCTGCGCCAAATCCACGCTTTAGTCGGTCTAAAAACCCTTCGTCGAGAGAATTTTCTTCAACAACGGCGTTGAATTCCTCCAAAATGATGTCTTTTAACTCAGTCTCTGTAATTTTCATGTTTTTTAACCCCTTTGAATGGCTGTGTAACTATAAATAGAGACAAAAGTTATAAAAAACCATAAAAAACAACAGCACTATTCACCTCATGGTGGTGCAGATTTGGACCTTTTAAAAGAAGGTTTTTTGCTATATGGTGGAACATTAGGTTGATTTCCGTGCTTTATTAGCCTCTTTTTCATCCTAGAATGCTTATTTTTTACCATTTGTTGAAATTTTTCGATCTCTTCTAGCCTATCAAAGCACCTTTCTGCACCATTTTTGACTAAAAATGCCTTAATAGACACTCCAGGGTGCTCGATTTCTAACGATTTAACGGCATGTAGGTTCTCAACCATATCATCCCAAAAGAATACGTTAGAAAAACCCTCAGAAAGCTGTTTTTTGACCCACGAGGCTTTTCTTTCAGGTCCCTTACCGTCCAAGTGCGAGTATTTTGGCGAATTTACAGCAACAATTTCGATATCAACATCAAATTCTTCTTGTAGATAGGATTTAATCGGCCTCCAAACCTCCCTTGCGGTCAAAATTACAATTTTGTCGTCGCCGGAGAGCTTTTTTATTGTCTTTATCATTAAATTTAGTGTTTTTTTGATTGGCTTTGGGTTTACAACCGTTTTAAACTCACTAAAGTCGAAGTCGTCTTCCGATATATCGGGGTTAAGAAGCTTTAGGCGCTCCCATTGCTCGGGGTTAAGCCGCAAATCACTAGATTTGTGCAACACTTGGCCGTCTGTGCGCACTAAGGTATTATCAAAATCAAAAGCAAACAGTTTTTTTGACTTTTCTTCTTTGTTTTCAAACAGTTTGCGCCAGTTTTCTAGTAATTTTTGCACATTAAAGAGCCTCATCAACCTCTTTGAGGTAATTTTGCCAATCGCGTTTTAAATTTTCATCAATTGACATCAATCTATCATAAGAGTTATCTCTTAAGTCGCTAAGCTTAGCAAGATATTCGTTTCTTCTTAACACTTTAAATGCTAAATTTTCTGGTGAGTAAGCCCCGGCGGGACTTTCCAGACCACACTGTCTAAACTTTCTTATTTTCTGCTTTAAAAGTTGAGAAGATACATAAGCTTCCCTCAACTTATTCTCTCTGTATAGTCTCTCGATGTCATCTACAAGGTCCATAAGGTTTTGTGCTTTCATCTTTGTTGTTTTAAGGTCTAGAGAGGGCTTATCTTTAGTTGGTTTAACAACCCATTCGTCTTCTAATAAAGAATAAATGCCGGTCGAGACGTGTGGCTCGTCAATATCTTGAACGTAGATCTCAACCTCAAAGCCTCTAAGTTTAATATCATGGCGATCATTCCAATTGCCGCTCTTTCCGCGAAAGAATTCTCTTACTAACTCCTCATTTTCATCCAAATCATCAAAGTCTACCATGACATGGAGATCTAAATCCGAGTACTGGGACCAATTATAGTTTGACAAAGAGCCTGTAAGCACAATATCTTTTATCTCAATATCTCCTAGCCCAAGATTAGACATGAAATTTTTAGCAATTTCAACTAGTTTGACAGCTATTTCGGGTCTGATCTTGTCGTCACTAGCCCAGACGTCACGGTTAAGCTCATCTCTAAGCTTAAAACTATCTAAATCTATTTTTTTATTGTCTTGTAGGAATTCTTCCCAAAGCTTTTTGTTTATTTCCATAATCATAAATATTTACTTACAGGCGTTTTCGTCAATAATTTCCATTAGGCTATTATACATAGTCACCATATCGTCAGTTAGCTGGTACCATTTGCCGCCAGAAGCGACACAAAGGGGATCCCATCCCTCAAGCGCAATCCAGTTGTCCTTATGAATTGTTTGAGAAAATATGTATATTTTAGTATTTGTAATTTTTCCTATTAGTTCAAGCAGGATATCTTGTGTGATATCCGGAATAGTATAGCTTTGAGAGCCCTCGTCGGTAAACAGCACGATAACTCTTTTAACCTCTGGATCGGTTCGCCAGTTAATGATAAAATCTTTTATTGGAGGTTGAGATTCAGTAACTCCAGTGCCTGTGGCCCATTTCAACGGGGGAATGGCAACTGGCAAAGACCCAGACCCAACGAGATTGTGCAACGAGAGATATATCGCGTCCATCATCATCTCTCTAGCACCCGACATTGCCCAAGAACTTATATTTAATTGTGACATTGAAGATAGAAAGTCACTAAATCCACTAAGATTATGGTAAAGATTTAAGTATTCTGAATTATTCCAAGCGTGGTCTATAGGTCCTAGAATAGTACCCCATTGTAAAACCTCTTCGTCACTGTAGCTAGCAGCAAACTTATTAAGAGCAGACATAACAGCATATATCTCTGTATCCATCGATCCTGACCAATCAACGATAAAGAGAACGTCAACAGGTCCCAATTCTTCCCCTGAGTCTGTTTCGCCATCACAATCGTTATCTACACCATCGCAAATTTCTTCTTGAGGTGTTACTTCGTCTTTGCAAAGACCCGGTACGAAATAGTCAGGTATACCCTCAAAGTAATTGCCCCAAGTCCCTTTGTAGCACGTCAGAATACCAGGTTTACAAATACCTACAAACAGCGTCTCTGGGTCAGCAGTGTAACACATTTCAAACAAGTCTTCGTCAATTAATTGATTACAGTTATCATCATAATTATTACATTCTTCAGCAGCAACAGCACCTTTTGTAGGATCGCATTCCTCGTCCGGTACCGGGAAATACACACAAGGAGATACACAGTCTGTTGTCAAAATCTCCGAGCAGTCCGGCGTTGTGCATTCGCAAGTTTTATATCCTTCCCCGCATATTAAAGGTTCTTCTTTACAAGGGAAAAGAACTCCAACGTCTGCGATTGTACACTCACAATTTATACCTTCATCGATTTGTCCATCGCAATCGTTGTCGAATCCGTCACATATTTCTGTCTGGACAGGGGGCGCTGTGCAAGAAACCCAGATACCACCAACGCAGTACTCAATACCGCCCCCACAAGCAGAATAGCAGTCTTGAATCAAGTCCTCATCAGTACCACCATCACAGTCGTTATCCACGTTATCACAAGCTTCTTCCGGCAAGAAGCCACATTCATCGCAAGCGTTCCTCTGCCCCTCATCGATATGGCCATCACAATCATTGTCCTCGTAGTCGCAGATTTCTTCAGAACACAAAGAGGTGCAATCAGTATATTTTATTTTACCTTTATCACAAATTTTCTTTTGAGTACCGGGGTATCCATCATCAGTTGTACAATCAACATCTCCCAAGTCCGGTGTGCTTGGGTCGCATTCAAAGATTTCAAAGCACTCGCTAATAGAAATGATTTCAGGAGGATCTTTGCAGACATCTGTTGTAACCTGCATTTGCCAAACTTCGTCTAGCGGAGGACAAAAGTAAAATTCAAATTTATAACATCTTTTTTCATAATTGTTTTTTGCAAAATAGTGAATCATTTCCGGAGAGAGAGATTTATTAAAGATATGCGATTTTGTATCAAACGTAAGTTCTGCTCTCTCGTTTTGACTCTCGGAGCAAGTCATCAACGCTACTGTTAGTAATAGTAACGTAAGAACTCTAATAAATTGTTTCGTCATAAAAACTCTCTAAATTAAAATATTCATAATCTCTGTTTACTTCCCACAAGTTAGCGACTCTTCTTCCTGCATCTATCTCACTATCAAAAGTTTCGTCTAAATCTATTGTGTGACTATTGGGTAGAAAAAAATATACATCTATGTTCCATTTTAGAGTAAACGGTTTTCTAAAAACCTTACCTATTATAGTCAAATCTCCTTTATCATCTTCATAAGATATTTCTACTTCGTTTTCGGAGATGCTTTTCCACCTAGTCTTTTTCTTCGGCAAGAAAATTTTTGATCCTTTTTTCTGCATATTTGTCAAGCACTTTTTTTTCTAATGATAAATCTAAATTTCCAAAACTTAAGATAAATAAAGTTTTTTCTATAACGCATATAAATGCTAGAAAAATAAAAAAAGCTCGTCTACCGATAGTCACTCATAAAACCCTCATTTATATGTCCGCAAGATGTACACTCAAAGGTTTGCAATGGTACAAACCCCTCCTGGCCGCTTGGAGACAATAACGCAGCAACCTTTCTAACCTTAAAGACAACTGTAAACCTATCGTTGCCACATTCATCACAAGTAACCTCGGTTGTTTGGCTTATATCGAGTGACGGGCCGCGCTGGCCTTGTACAAACTGTTTCATCTTAACCTCTTTAATAATTAGTGTTTATCCGATAAAAGACTTTTTAATGACATTCTTGTAATTCCTAGAGATGTCATGATTGTCAATGTCGGATTTTGATATGAAGCGATACTCTGTGTGTTCGCCACTTAATGATATTATACCGTCAGGTAGCGGGAGTTTATAATAAAATTTATGTGCGCTTTTTTGTACCAACTCGGCAACGCTGGTATCTATGTAAAGACCGGTCTCTTCTTTAATTTCTCTTTTTAGTCCTTGCAACACTGTTTCTCCTTTGACAAGGTGTCCACCGGGGAGATCCCATTTTGAATTTTTTGCTTTTTTTAACATAAGAATTTTTTCATCAACGTATATAACTGCTTTAGCGACAATTTTCGTGTCGTCCTCCAGTTCATTTAAAAAGTTATTCCAACCTTTAAACTTTTTCATTGAACTTACCTTTTTCGTGTAAAGGCCCAAGATAAGGCAAGCACAGCTAAAACTAAGTACAAGCCAGGCGGTCCAAGATCTCCTGACAATTGTATCATGTTCTCTAGTGTGTTTATAGGGAACACCAAGTGATCAGGGCCAATTAATACTTGTAGTGTAAAAAGAAGTGCTATTATTCCAATGCCTAGTTGAGTTAACGACTTTAAGATGGTTGTGATTGAATCAATGCGCTCAGGGTTCATGTTTTTCTCCTATTTAAAAACTTTTTCTTTGGATGTCTTAAAAAGCTTTGGTAAGAAGCTCTTCTTTAAACGCAACAGTCTATCAAATTTTGTTATTGTATGAGAGTCTGTATATAGCGTGCTTGGTTTTTTTATTTCCCCGTCAATTAATTGCTCATTGAAGTCGTAAAACTTTGCTTTTGGGCTCCGTGCCCTGCTATCAGGCACTGCTAGCACAAAGAGGGCGATGAGCAGAATTGTTATTAGGATTGTAAAAGTCCAAGAGTCGACAAATCGTTGTTTCATATGGGTAATTAGTAGGAGCGGAACGCTCCCGAAAAATTTAAATCTCCAAAAATTAAACCCGAAAATTTTCTTCTCCAAAATTTTTTGTTTACATATCCCCGGTATTTATCTTGTTATCACCGTTCCCTAGAACGTTTTCTATAATATCAGCGGTAGCTTCCATGGTTTTTTCTAAGATTTGCAGAGCCATAATAAGTTTCATCATATCCTTAATGGTTTTCATGGAATCTTCAGCCCCGGCTATTCCTTGACTTAACGATACGAAGTCCTTAGTGCTCATTCTTTCCGTTATAGGATCAAAGTTTGGCCCCAAAATAGTATCCTCCCTAGAGTCTACGTTAGAAACGCCTTGTGGGGCACTTTCTGCTTGCCCTACGGGCGCTACTTCCTTGGGTGCCCCTTGACCTTGTGGATTACTAACGGGCGCTGCTTGTGGCCCTACCCCTCCTACTGCTCCAACTGTCATACTAATCCTCCTTACTAGACAAGCTAGTCGTTAGATCCTATGGGAAAATCATCATCAATGATAAGTGAGCCACTACCCCCTATGGGTATAGGGTCATGTAAAAAGACTCTAGATGCTATCTCTAGGTCATGGCCTTCAAAATAGAAAGGTTGATTAAACGGCCACCAGTGTACTTTGTACAACAAGACATCGTTAAGCGTCTCATAAGCAAGTATAACACCTAGCCTACACTGCCTAGCCGTATGCTTACGATTTTCTTTAGATGAGTCTTTAAGAGTGACTAAATCACCTATCTTAAACTTCATTAACTATCCTGGGATCTTTATATCCGTAAATAGTTTCTGAGTATTTTTTAACAGTCCGCCTTTTTCTTCGTGATCATCATCGCCTTTACAGCGGTATCAGTATCTAAATCATCTAGAACTTCTAGCCACGCCTCTTTTTCAGCGTTTGTCATTGCATCCATCATCGCCCACAGGCTATCAATCTCATCTTGCATTTGTAGGTTTCTATCTAAGAGTCTTGTATTCTCTTCAACTAAAAGTTGTAATTCTCTTTGGAGCGTATCGATCAACTCCTCCAGTGTTAAACCCTCTAATGTTATTTTTTCTTCAGTCATATCATCTATCAAATACTACTGGCTGGTCATCTGCTAAATGGAATCCTATATTTCCGGCGTGGACATCTGCCGTCTCTGTATCAAACACTAAGCGATCACCCTTTTTAACAGCAATCTCCAAGACCTCTCTAAGCATTTTAGCTAAAGTAACTGTGTTATATCCATGCTGCGATTCTTTGGGAAGTCCAACTGGGCTTTTATGAACAAGTCCTAAAAGATATTTTACATATTGAATTTTATCTTTACTACTTGGATTCTCTTTAATCGGCTCTATGTCTGAATCTAACTGGTGCGGGTTATAAGAAAATGCTAAGTCAGACAGATGGCTGTGCACGCCATTAAAATGCATCGCAGTCAACATGGGATTCGTGCCTTTTTGCTTGGCCCAAGCCTTAAGTGGTACTACTTTTCCAATTTCTGCCCAAGCAACATCAAAGTTGCTAGTCGATAAATTACCTGAGCCAAAGACAGCAAGCTCTCCTCTTCGGGAAGCTCCTGTAAATTGATCGCTTTTCATTTCTTTGTACCATTGTATTTCTTCTTCTGCCGCTTCTCCTCTTATACCTCCGGAAAATAGCTTGAGAGCATGACCGTTGTTTAACTCAAATACGACCCCGTAAGCCCCAGAGCCCAAAAGGCCAGTAATCTTGTTTGATTTCAATGGGTTATCGGAGGGAATCTCGTCTGCAACGTCTAAAAAGACTGAAATGTTTTTATCCAGAAACTCATCCGGATCTCTTGCCACTTTTAATTTTCCTTTATCTACATCAAAAAAATCCGGTAGTTGCGTCATGGTAACATTCTCTAGAATCTTTCGGATGTTTTGAACGTAGGTTTCATTACCTTTCTCTAGTGCTCGTTGGGAATAAGCTTTTTCTTTCTCTATCTCGTATTCTTCTTCTTCTCTTTCCTTAGTTGCTTGCCTTATAGCACTATACGTGTTCAAATCTTTTTCTTTTCTTGACTCTTGTTCCTTTACAAACTTTCTTAGTTGTTTAAAGTTCTTTACAACTTTTTGTTCGTAAACAGCTAATTTTAAACGACTATTTTTTGTTTCTTGTAGTGCTGCACCGAACTGCGCTGTCGCGTCTTGGGATGTTATATGATCATCGTTAGGATCATATTTTGGGCGAGGAGTGCTGAACGTGTCCTCTGTAGTTCTTAAACTTCCAATACGATCCACTCTAAACAAGCGCCATCCGGGGAGGTTGTCCGGCGAGTCGGAAGCTCCTTGAATCTGCCATGCTCGAACAACTGGATTTCCGGATTGGAAATGTGTCCCAAGGACTACAGGCTCAATTGCTCTAGCTCCTCTGCTAATTGTATCGTCCCCTTCGTAAAATATAATAACAACTCTTTTGTCGTTTATTGCTTGCCCTAAGTTATTGTATTTATTAGATAAACCAAGGATAGTTGTTTGTTCTTTAAGTTTGCTTTTCCATTTCTTATGGAAGTTTTCTTTTTTTACAAACTTAGGACTATTTTCAATCTGCTTTAGAATCTCTTCGCTGTGCTTTGTCTGCCAGTTACCGTCAGTCATGCCAATTCTGTCCCACTCTTTCTCTAGCGATTTCTTTTCAATTTTGTAGAGTTTCATTATGGCACTTGGCTTTATTTTTGGATTTTCTAATAACGCGGGTAAAAACTCCTTAAGAGAAACTAGCCCAACGATGCTGCTAAAATCTTCGTTCTGCAACATCTTTTCAAATGTTTTATTTCCTAAGTTAGGATTTGCAAGGATATCAGTCCAATCGTTTTTAAATTCTTCTGTAGCAAACTCTGATAGGAAGGCATCATCCAATTTTGGATGTTTAAATATTTCCCCTCGTGCTTTCCAAGAGAAGCCTACATTGTAGTCACTCCCACCTAAAAGAATTTTTTTAACAATATCGACCGGCATATTTGGATGACTTAAAATCGGTATATACATCTGATTACTAGTAAGCTTTCTAACGTTTGGATTCTTTTTAACATCAAATTTATCCATTATTCTTACGATAGTTTCGGTAGGTGTAGAAGGGTTATTTATGAGTGCTTTCGTAACTGCCCAAACAGTCATATTCACATCATTGCGACGATCATCTTCAGGAGAAGTGACTCCCATTGTCTTTTCAGCGTTAGCTAACAAACCAGCAGGAGTGCCAGGGTTTTCAAGCAATCCAAGCATCATATCAAGTGACGCACTGCTATTGTATATTCTAACTGCGTCTTCTTCTGATATGTTCGGGTCCTTAGAAAGTATGGTGTCATCATACATTGAGATAATTTTATATTTTTGTTTAGCTTTCGTTTTACTCAATAATTGATGAAGTTTGCCGACCTTTTCGTCCGAAATCTCACGATCTCCTCGGTCCATAAATTGTTTTGTACCGTAATGAAACTGGAACTTATTCTTAGGGTCATTTTTCGGAACGAAAACGAATAAGGGATCGCCAGGCTTGTAGTATTGAGCAAAATAATCCAACCCAGGTGCCGCAGTACACCACTCGGTACCTTTTCCAAGCTCACAGGCTGCTCCTTTGTTGTGTATAGCAGCAATATACCACTCATCATCATCCCTGAACACTTCAGTGCCTTCCGTAGCATCTAAAAATTTCTGTTTTTCTTGATACGCTTTAATGTCCGGCCAAGCCTTGTCAGTAATATCAAGTAACTGGTCTGGACTTTGGATTCTATTTAAGTCCTTGGTTCCCATAAAATCTGGGTACTGGAAGAACATTTCAAGACTCCGATTTACAGAGAAAAGGTAGTTGGTCATATCAGAAGCATCTATGTCGAGTAGTGCTGTATCAAGTGCATGACTAGCCTCTGTGGACACGATATGGTCTCGAAGTGACGAAACGGCTTGCGCCATGGTTGTTTTTACCTTTACGTTTTTTCGAAGTATACGAACAAACCAAAGTATTGCTGCGCCCTTTTGATTATCCGTTATATCTTGCGGTATCACCGTTTCTTCAATAGTGTCTGCTATCATGCCCTTAAGTTCAGGACCGTACCTATTTCGGAATTTTTTTCCTGGCATCATCAGTGCATATGTAGCCGCCACTTCTTCGGCGTAGTCTATCTGGTCCTGGTCGGGACCGTCACCCGGAGCATAATAGTCCGGATTTTCTAAGTCCGCCATCTGTTCTTTGGCTTTTTGAAGCATATCGTAGGCCCAGGCGTTAAGGATTTTATCCCCAGCCGAGCCCCTTAGATTTTGCATTGCATCTGCCGAGGAAACCTCGACTAAAAAATTTTTCCACTTATCTTGAAAGTTCACGTTTTGTCTCCGGTGTTACTCAGACTTAGGCCAAGGTGTACCAGGCCCTTTCCAACCTTTCTCGTACATCGAACGAAAAAAGTTATCAGCTTGCTCCTGTCCGGATAGACGTTCGGACGGCTTAATCAATGGATTCGGCATGCGTTCTCCATGCTCTTCTTCGTAGGCGTCTCTCCTATGCTCCATCTCATCATCAGCGTATCCGTCGTCTTCGTAGTCATACCCTTCTTTATAGCTAGAGTTTACGTCGGCTCCAATATTTGCAACCTCTTCAAACCTAGCTAGCTCTTCTTTGATTATCTCTACCAATCTATTTTTCTTGATTATCATCTAGTACACTCCTTAGTGTAAGTAGTGGCTCACCGTCCACCCAATCTATTGTCGCTCTTCCTTGTTCGTACAATTCTATAGCCATTTCTAATTGTGCTACCATGTCGAACCATGCTATCTTTCGCGCTTCGTCGCGCATCCTCTTTAACTTTATTAAGGTAAAGTCAATTAAATTTGTTGTATCGTAAGCCATTTCATTCATAATAATTAGTTCCTAAAATTCTAATTACTTACATGGACATCAAGGTTGGTGATTTAGTAAGTATAAAAAGCAAATACCCAGGAAGAAATTTTAACATACATTATCTTCCTTGTTTAGGGGTTATTACTAAATTATTCCAAAGCGCAACGCTTAAGACTGCCAAGGCAAAGCATTACTACGAAGATTATGCAGAAATAGAGTGGATCAAATTCGAAGAGTTCAAAGGACAGCCCGATCAAGTGCAGCCAGTCAACAACCTAATCGTAGTCTCGGAATCCTAAATTTTTTTCCCGGTATTTTTGGCGTTGCCAATTATAGGCATAGGTTTAAAATGGCAGGAATAGCCGTTTATTCGCCCTTGCTGGGCTTTTGACGCTCTATAGGCCATGGTTTCTCGTTCGGATCATTGCCGTTCTTTATATCGGCCATTATCTGTAGCAACTGTTTTTCTGTTTTCTCTTCAAGTAAACGGTTAGCTAGTCGATCGACGTTTGCCTTTAGCTTATCAATTTCTTTTTTTAATTTGTCTACAATCTCGGAATGATTTTCCTGTTGTAGCTCCCCCGTAGTGTTTTCTTCCATAATAATAACTAGTGGTTACGGGGTTACAAAATCTGGAAAATTTCCTGGCGATATAACGCAGGGTCTAGGTCGGCTCCTAAGTGCCCGGAATCACTAGGGATTACATTCCGGGTAGGTAGGGGGGAGGGGGGACCTCCCTCTTGGTTGTCAAGCTTTTCTTTTTAGTCTTTCATTTTATAAGCCCAGCGCCGCAGAAACGATTCACACAGACGCGCCAGACATTCGCTGTCCTTCCATGACTCGCGAAGACACAACTCCTTCACGATATACTGCCGAGCGTCAAGGACATCCCCAAGCTTGAAGCCATAGTCAACACGACCCTTGTACTTTTCTGAGAGGAGGATACCCACGTCAAGATAGAAGTCTAGGGTGAACCCGTAAGTCTTGGTCTTGTTAATCATTTTAAAGGTTCCCCTTCATGTGATTCTTCAGAGCGTTCTTCAGGTCATTCTCAATCTGGCCAACACGCTGCTTTGAAGTACCCAGAGAATCAGCGACCTCTTCCAAGGTCAGCACATCCTCTCCATTCAGGATGGGAAGCAGGCGACCGTTGAAGACTGCCACGTACTTGTTGTGTGCACGTCGCTGCTTCGTGGGAAGGAAGGACACCAGGAAGGTGGACATGGCGTCACGGATAGCCTCGGCTCGTCGGGTGCGCACAAGCTTCTCGTGCTGGCTCAACTCACGGGACACCAGGGTATCACCAAAGTTATTTTTGTCACTGTCGCCCATAGGCTTGGACATGGAGACGGTGCGCTCCTTGACAATCAGAAGAGCCTGCTCGACCTCGGAGGTGGAGACAGACCAATTGCTATTGGCCTCCAGCCACTCTGCGATGTTGTGAGGGTTCACGTCAAGCCCCTGGGTCTGAAGCTCACGCTGGCAGGCAGGAAGCTTGTGAAACAGGGCCTTGGCCAGACGGGAAGAACCAGACGCAGCCCGGTTAGCCTGGACAGCCTGCTGGCAGTAGGCGCGAATGGACATGTAAGCATGGGTCGAGAACTTGGCACCCTTGGTGGGGTCGTAGTTCTGTGCTGCAATGACAGCACCCATGCGAGCCTGCTGGAGCAGGTCATCGAACTGAAGTCCGTTGCGAACGTGCTGCTTGGCCATCTTGATGCAGAGGCCCTCAACGTTCTCACCGTGAAGAGTCAGGTCGCTCATCATATCCCTCGCGGGTCAGCCGGGGAGTTCATTCTCCCTCGACCATGTATATATAATGCCATAGCCGAGGAGAGAACGCAATACTTTTATTTATTGTTATGTCGTTTTTCAGACATTTGTTCAGTACTAGGACAGGTCCGCGAGCAGGGCGTCTGCCATACGCATGACCTCGCTGCGCGGGTCAGGGCGGGCACTGGACTTCAGTACCTTGGCGAGCGTCTGAGCGCTCTCACGAGCAGCCTGGTACCCATGTTTGTGGACGGAGGGCTGTCCAGCCATACGACCGTTGCGGAAGGTGGCGACGATGAAGGTATCACCGTCACGGATGACGTTGACCTCGCAGCCAGGGTCAGCGGTGAACACCTGAACGACGCCCGCACGGGACTGACGACGGTGCGAGTAGCTTGCCCCACGGGCCTTGGCCTTAGCCTTGCGCTCTTTGGAACCGAAAGAAGAAGCGAACTGGGCCATGATGGCCTCCCTTTGATAAGGGTTGAAGGTTTGTCGGTCATCCCTGCCGACACATGTATAGTAACAACCTGAGCAGCGAAGTAAAGTATTTTTTTACTTCTTTTGCACTTTTTTTCTAAGTGCTTGAAAGTATTCATATATTCTACCCTGGAGGCCAGATTCGAACTGGCACGCTGACGGAATCGGCATCCGTCTAGCACCTCTTTATCATCAGAGGCGTGTCTCTCCATATGTGCTCGCGTGATAATTGCGAGCCCACATCTGAACGTCTTCAGAAGGTTCCACCACCCCAGGGTAGAAGATACGAATTTAAAAACTGGGCAGTTTTGCAGGGTTGCCCAGCCCGTGTTGATTGGTTAGTTTGTCCGCACACTGTCTCCGGAAGGGGGAGCGATTCCCTTTTCAATACTCTCTCACGGTTTCCTAGCTGGCGGACGTTGGATAACCCGTCTCTGAGAGAGCAAGCCCCGACCATCTTATCATGGTGGGTACGCTCTGTCAATTATTTATTTCTATTCTCCTCGCTAGGGTTTCTGTCTGTCTCCCTCTCATTATAATGCCTATGAGGCGGGAGTCAAGCTTTTTTTTCTACTTGGCCAACAAAGCCTCGGCGGCTTCTTTGCCTCCCTTCTCCCAGACCTTTAGAAGAAGCCTGAGTGCTTCGCGAAGTTCTTCATCCGTCATTTCTCTGCCTCCTTGTGTAACCATTATAAGCACAATGGGCCGAGAGTCAAAGTTTTTTTATCTCCACCTAGAGAAAACTCTATTAAGTAGTGGAAATCATTAGACAATTATTTTCGCCTAATTTGTGTAGGTTGGGCAGTTTAGCATAACCTTGCTCTTACCCAGGAGCTATAAACACGCGGAATTGCGTGGTTTTTTTACTTTTTACTCTCCGAGGAAAGTATTAAGCTGGTCACGAAGAACCCGTGCGTAGCGGCGGTTATAAACCTGAGTGCTACGTCCCTGGCGAACCTTGAAGGTGTTGCTACCAGCCTTCTTGGCTGTAGTGTCCACCTCGGCAGTTACCGCAAAGTTACGGTTCTTATAAGACATAGTGCGCTTCATGAAGCACCTCCTTTATTGTATGTACCCATTATAGGCGCACTGTGTCTAGAAGTCAATCTTTTTTTATTGTCATTGTCCCTTTTTTTCTCTAGTGAAGGAACAAAACACGGAGCGACACCATAACCATGGTAACACATCCTAGTGCAAACATATACCCTCCTATATATTGCAGGTTTACGGTTACTTGGGTAGCAAAAAAAGCCTTGACAAGAGATAGCGGGGGTATCAAGTACTCACCCACTTCTTACCACTTTTTTATTTTCCTACCCTAAGCCTCTCTCAGAAACAACATGTTTCCTGCCAAGCTTCCCCACTTGGCTACACATACATTATAAACACTACTCATGTAATGTCAAAGTTTTTTTTTGCTAAGGTGAAGTCACCACAAGCTCACCACGATGGCCAAAGTCATCAGGGTCGTACCAAAAAGAAACACCATCAGCAGACCAGTAAACCTCGAACTCATCGTAGTCACATTCATCTGGCTGGGGAGCACCTCGCCTCACGCCAACAATGATTCCCTTTGTACCCATTCGGGTCTGAACCAAGTCGCCAATCTTCATAGCTTCCCCCTTATGTGACTATTATAATCACACTACTGTTGGAGTAAAGTTTTATTTCTTAAATCGCCAACGTTTTGAGCGTCGTATGACCCATGGCCCTGCACCACCATTGAAGTGCTCGCTCGGTAGGTAGACCATCCAAGACACCCGTCTTCACAAAGGCGATAGCAACATCGAATCGCTGGCCCTTGTCCTCAATCGTAGCCACCGTCTTAGCGGCCTCCATAATGACAGTCTCTTTCATAGCTTGTCTCCTTGTGTAGTCATTATAACCACACTGGTAATAGAGTAAAGTTTTTATTTGTCGCTTATCACCGACAACTGGTCGCGTGGCACATGGATTCGCCTTGCACCATCATTCAACTGGACAATGAACGAGTCATCCATGGTCGCCCACGAGAAGATACTGTCAACGACCACTCCGACCTTGGTCAAGTTTCCTGAGTGAGCCTCAACCAAGTCACCCTTCTTGGGCCTGCCTTTCATATCTTCCTCCTTATGTAACCATTATAGTCACATTAGGTTTAGAGTAAAGTTTTATTTCTTAGCTCTCGGAATTATCTCCGAGGAAGTATCGCGTGAACTTGTCCCGCGCACAATTGTCTGCGTCAAACAGGGTGGTACGGAATCGCGCAAACTCGAAACGGTCTGACCAAAGGTAAACCTCCCAAGCTGCCCCTTCCATGTAGGGCTTGTAGATGTCGTAGTGTCCAACGTTGACATTATCGACGAACACAACGCGCTTCATGAAGAGCCGAGGGTCGCTATCTTTAGCCACGCTCAAAGCACCAAAAGCAATTCTTGTTCCCTGTCCTCTCTGCATAACAACCTCCATGTGCACCCATTATAAGTACATTGGTTAGGAAGTAAAGAAAATTTTTTCGGATGAGTTTTTATCGCGTGAGGTCGTAGACCTTCGTGATGTAAGGGTTAGCGGAGTAGACGAGGAGCGTCTCACCCGTCTCTTCGTGCCTGACGGCGAAGTCTGGGTCTTCATCGAGCGCGCGAACCTCAACGGAGATGTAATTGTAGGGTTCGTCTGGAAACTTTCCAACCCAACATGCATCGCCACGGTGGTCATCGAACTGGACCTGCTGATAGGCATAGTCGGTGGTTCCGCTCACGTAGAGCATGCAAGCTCTGGCCACGGAGTGTGCCTTCTTGAAACTTGAATAGATGCCTAGCTCATTCTGCTCGGTACCATCCTGGTTTCGCGATGTGACGGCATAAACCCGTTTCATGCTCACCTCCTTACAACTCAATGATAACCACATGACTATCATTGTCAATGTTTTTTTTGTTATTCTCGCGCTCTTCGTGTTCGCGGCGCTTGCCCTCGAACTCTTCCCACTGGCGCTTCTCTTCAAGGTCAAGCTGTTTGTATGCGTGGTCAAGCATCATCGCCTCCTGTGATTAAGTTATAACCACATTCCTCGCATAGTCAAACTTTTAACCCTTGTAGACCGCGCAATACCAATGGGTGCAGGGCTCGAAGTAAACGCCGATAGCATCGAAGGCTTGAATAAGCTCGTCCTGAAGGTTGTACAGGTAGCCATCCATGATATCGTAGAGGTCGCCACCGTCGTACACGATTACAAGCTCTGATTCGGTGCCATACTTCTCGCCTCGGCCCTTCCACTCTTCTGGGTGATACAAGGTCTGGCAACCGCCCGTCTGAAGATTATATTTCTTCATGAAGTCGTTCATGATAACAGCGGCTCGTTGTCCCGTCTTGCTGAGTCCCTCTGGACACTCAATCACCCAACTCATAACTGTCTCCTAAAGACAGGCCATCCCAAAGAGGAGGCCAACCATCATAAATGAAAACCAAATGCCTTCGAGCAACTGTCTTTGTCTGCTCACGAACATTATAGTCACACTCCTTGGAAAGTAAAGAAAAAGGGAAAATTTTTTCGGACACGTTTTTAGAACGGGATGTCATCGGTCACGAAGCGTGTCTCAATCCAAGCGCATTGGCCGTCACTCAAAAGCTGTCGCATCTTGCGATAAGCCGACTCTCGCGAATAGAACACGTACTCGGTGTTCTGATTATATTCGCTTCGCACCTGGACAACATACTCGGTCACTTTCAACAATTAAATCCGATGGGTGACTTCGTAGATGATTTGCCAACAAGCTTTTGAATTTCAGTGTCGCTCAGATTCTTAACCGCATCCTGTTGCGCTCTAACTTGGGCGAAAGACGTGATTGCCTGCGTTGTAGCGACGCTAAGTGCGTATGCAATTTCAAGTAGGTTATTCATCTCATCCTCCTGCACTCATTATAATCACGAGTTGTATCAAGTAAAGTTTTACCTGAGCTTTTTAATTTCTTTCTCAGAGAGAATAAACTTTTCATCCTTCCCGGCAGGCAGAACCTCGTAACTGTTCTGACCTCTGGTGGGGGTGAGAGTCTTGGGTAGCTGTTTAAGAACCACCAATGGGCGCTCACCAAACAAATTGTGAAGGTCAGCACCCTTGCGTGTAACAACGAGAACACCCGGCTCATAGATGTGCTGACTTCTCCAATTCTCCAGCACTCTCTGGGCGTACTTGTTCAAGCACATGGCATTATACTGCTTTTCAGTCGGAACAAACTCTGGGTCCGAAACGACTTTCATAGCAAGGTCAGAATACCAGGGCGGGTTCTGTCTGTAGTACTTCGCCACGAGTATCATAGTCTCGCGCATTTCAGAAGTAAAGTTATTTTTCCAATTCTCACGAGCTATCTTCGCCTCTGGACAATACTTACTTTGTAGCTTCTGGACAGTCTCGGTCTGCTTTTCGGTCAGGCTACCGTACTTGTCCAAGGCAGAGGATAATGACTCACAAAACCGTCGCTCCCAGTCAGTGAGAGACTCTCGCTTTAGCGTCTGTAGTATTGTCTTGTGATTCAATGTCGCCTCCTGTGACTAAGTTATAGCCACCGAGCTAAACAAGTAAAGTTATTTTTCCAAAAACTCTTGAAGCTGCTCCCACGCCGGTTTCGCGTGGTCAACCATCTCAGACCCGATACTGCTAATCTGGTCGCCGTATGTATATCCGACGTAGAGTAGTCCGATTATGACAATAATCTTTTTCATTAATACTCCGAAACACTCAGAGAATCATAATAAGAGAAGTCATGCATATCCTGGTCTTGGAAGGTCGCGACATCCTCATCGTAATCCTCGTACCCCATATAGTAATCAGGGTCAATGTCAATCTCTTCAATCTCACATCCCTCATCGAGATAGATATCTTCAATGCTCATTGCTTCCTCCTGTAAACATTATAACCACATTGAGCGAAAGGTCAAACTTTAATCTACTGCAATCACGCGCTCTGTCGTACTGAAGTACGGATTACTCGCGTAATTCTTGGTAGTCATCCACATACGCTGGCACTTGCTAGGCTTAGGCTTGGGGGCACACATGTCGGTCAAGACGATATGTCCATCGAAGTTACGCGCGTTTACGTAGTCTGTCGGTGGATTGAAGTCTGTGCCTCCCGTTAGCACTCGCTCCCATGCGCGAGTCTCGCCACGTTTCCATGTGTACACCTTGTCTTCCGCGACCCTGGTGTCAAATGGAATCACAGTAAAGGTAGCGATGTCTGCCAACTTATTCAATTCATTGAAGAAAGCTGCAAGCATGTCGTCGCTCACAGAGCCAGACTGGTCAATCGATACCGCGATATTGGCGTTTCGTCGGACCTTCTTGCCTGGATGGATGTACGGGAATCGTTTGTTGATTCGTCGCACAGTCGAGCGTTTGTCTGCTCGTTGAGACGTGCGAACGAAGTAGCGCAGAACCTTGCGCCAGTCAACCTTGGCACTGATTCGCTCAAGAATTTGACGGCGCAGTTCTTGGCTAACACTGCCCCAGGAGTTTGCCTCGGCAGCCTCGTTGGCCGCGCCCTTGATGGCCTCCTTCAAGCGCTCCTTAGCCATTTCTGCCGTAGTCTCATCCACCTCACCCCAACCACCGTGGTCGTCGAATTGACTGCCCTCGTAGGGGTCAGAGTCCCCCTCACCGTTTTCTTTCTGCTGCTCGCGCTTCTCTTTTAGCTTGTCGAAGTACCATTCTGCCGTCTTGTTAGCGGGCATATCTTCAAACTTCTCGCCACCAGGGATACAGCAGTTATCTGGCAGGCTATCCTTGCCAATCAAACAATTGATAGACAGGTCTGCCGCGACATTCCACAATCGGAACAACTGCTTCTCTTCCTTGCTAGCGTTCTGATTCTTCATGACGCCCGCAATCTCGTCTGGAAGTCTTCCGGTCACATGCTCGAACACAAGGTGATAGAACTCGTGCATGAGGACACCCGTGCGCTGCTCATCCGTCAACCCCTCGAAGAAGGACGGATTGTAGACAAGCTCGAAGTGCGCGGTATCTGGATTGACCCTGACACCCGCTGTAGGCACTGAACTGTTCGCCCGCTTGTCAACGCGACGAGAGAGCGCAGCGAGAAAAGTCTCTCGCATCAGCAGCCTGTGAACATGGTCATTCAAGTTGAAGTCTGACATATCTGCCTCCTGTGCTTACATTGTAGTCACAGATTCGAGAAAGTAAAATTAAAAGCGGCTGGGGGTTGGGTTTGCTCGCATTGCCCAACCTTGCTATCCACCGTCAACGATACCGTTCGTAGTGGCATTGAACAGGTTATTTATAATTACGGTACCCCAGCCTGTCAAGTTTTATTTAGCTATTATCACCAGTCAGCATCGTGACGAGTCGCTGAGCGACACGGGTGCCGTCCTTGGCCTCTGACTTGTGCAAGGCAATCACGTTGGCGTTGTCACCGCGACCCAGGACTGTCCAAAGCTTCATGGAAGCCTCGCTCGGCAGAGTCACGAAGTAGTCTGCGAGGTTCTGAATCTGGCTCTCGTTGAGAGGCTCCGAGAGAATCTCTGCTGCCTCAATCTTGTCAATGAGGGCACAGTGGTCGTTGATACCAAAGTTCTCGGTCTTCTCAATCTCGCCGTTGTCAATCACGTCCTCGATGGTGACTTGGGCGTCATACTTGGCGCAAAAGTCGTTGAGAGCAACCGCAGCCTCGAAGCCTACGAAAGCACTAGCAAGATGGAACAGAGCACCGCCAGAAGCCTCCTTGACATCGGTCAAGAACTCTCCTTGCTCAAGGCAGTCGTTGAGTCGTTTCCACGAGCGTCGCGACGGGTATACCTTGTTGGGCTCGTACTCTCCAACATGCTCCAAGTGCGACCGATTTTGGTTGATAAAGTCCCAGACAGGGGTCGAAACGTTGTTGTTCGCCCAATCGAGCCAGTCCTCGACAGTAGGCTCAACATCGAACACTGTGTAGCGGTCAAGTTCTGCCGGGTCCATCTCGCCAACCTGATACTGTGCCCCATGCTCGCCACCGTTGACAGCAGCAAAGATAAGAGTGTCCTCATGAAGCGTTTGACCCGCAATCTTGCGGGAGTCAGTAAGCTCGAAGATACCCTGTCGCACCTCTGGGGTGGCGCGGTCGACCTCATCCAGAAACAGGACAACGGGCTCGCGACATGCAGTGGACAGCCAGTCCGGCGGATTCCAAGAAGTGATGTTACCATCGGTGGACGGGAGTCCGAGCAAATCACCCTCAGTCATCTGAGAGGCTCGGCGCTCAACCACCGGAATATCCATGTCCTCCGCAACCTGATACACAATCTCGGACTTGCCGATACCGTGTCGACCGCGAAGCAAAATGGGCTTGCGGACAGCGCAGACATGGGGAGCAACATTTACAAAAGTTTTGAAATCAATAGCCACGTTATATTCTCCTGATGAAATTGAATGGCTGATGGGGCTCGATGTCCCCGCTTACACATAAATAGTAATCCCACTTCTGGGAAAGTAAAGAAACTTTTTAACGATAGTTAACTTCTGGCCCCGGAGGAGGCCGACTAATCACACGGACAGACGCCACTCCGGTGGACATCGGCCCCTTGTCTGGAAGGATGAAGTATACCGTAGGTAAGTGCACGTCCGTTACGACAGCATGGTCGAAAGCAGAGTCGCTGGTGTAAAAGTTAGTCCTGAACTCAATCAAGTCTCCCTTCTTTGGGATTTTGTAATCGGGACCATAAGTGTGCCACAACTCCTGCCTATAGTTTTTTTCCCATCTTTCTCTTGGGCTCATCGTCGCCTCCTGCACACACATTATAATCTCTAGGATTCAGAAGTCAAAGTTTTAATTTCAAAGAGCGCCATCGGATGCAGTCCGTTGTTGTTGTCCTCGAACCGAAACCCGTCGCGGCCCTTGCCTTTGAGTTCAGCGAAGTGAACCAGCGCAGAGTCAATTCGCTCGTCAATGGCCCCGTAGAGCTTTGCGACAACGCCAATGCGGTCGCGATACATAGCATCTGAGCCAATATATTTTACCAAATCACCGACTTTCACTGATAGGCTCCACCTGATGAGGCAAAAAGGGATATGATTTGTTGCCAATGAGCACATCGAAAACCATCGGAGTTGTTGCGCCGCGTCGAAGTTCTACTACCAGCCCGATAACTCCATTAGCAGAGACGCACTTTACCAAGTCACCGACTTTCACTGACGACCTCGCAGCAAGAACTGACGAGCCAGTGCAACTTACCTTTGGCATCGATAGCTCTCACCGTGCCTCCAGGCGTATTAAGTTTGGCTACAATAGCCAAAAGCTTGTAATTTTCGCCGCCTGCATTATATCTGACCAAATCACCGACTTTCACTGATAATCTCCAGGTCTTCGACAAACATTGAGTCTGTATCGTCGCGACCGGGCCACTGGACCCACATCGACGGCAGTGCTCCACCCATCTGGAAACAAGCAGTCAAGGACTCTTGAACCACGATGCCGAGAGCATCAGGGGGGATATCTGCGTTATCCCTGCGAACCTCTGGGTCGTCCAGAAGCCTAACCATGTCACCCACTTTCATCGCTGCCTCCTATGGCTAGATTATAATCTCACAAGAGAGAGAGTAAAGTTTTATTTCACTGCGCTATTAATAATTTCCAAATCGCGTGCTACTTGGTCAAGTTCCCAGCCAAAAGAGCCCAAGACTGTAACAATTCCAGTCTCCAGGCGCTTTGTACTGATGACGACAGCAGTGTGACTTTCATCCCAATGGGACGCTCTTACCAAATCACCGACTTTCATGACTCTCCAATACCGAATAGTCGCAGTATACTACCGCTTCTCTTTTAATAAATTGAACCAAAATGGTACCTTGATTAGCATAGAACCTGATAATTTTACCGGCTCCATATTCCTCTCTGCCCTTTATCGTAACAAAATCACCGACTTTCACTGACAATCTCCAGTTGATTCGCAAATCGGGCTGCACGAAAGCCGCTGTTAGGATTGACAGTGACAACCATGGTTTCGATGCCCGGTTGAACAGCGACCACCAAAACAGCCGGGTTGGAACCTAGTGTCTCACTTTTATATCTTACCAAATCACCGACTTTCATTGATAGCCTCCGCGTTTCTTTTGAGCATATCCATGCTCATCCAGGTAGGGTTTTTAAACGGAGCCTCGCCATGCACGAAAATCCCGCATCGAGCCTCATCGACACAGATAATAGTACCTAGATACTGCGACACTGTAAACTTTACTAAATCACCGACTTTCATCATGCCCTCATTATAATCAAGAAAGAATAAAAGTAAAGATTTATTCTGCTGCACTGATAACTGTCATGCATATCGCTGGTAGCCACGGGTTCCCGCCAGAAAGCTTGACAAACTCATTTTTTGTCTCACTGAGCTTCTGTGCCGTTACCACTAGGATTTCCCCGAATGGCTCTCCGTTTCTTGTATGCCTTACCAAATCACCGACTTTCATTGACAAACTCCAGCATACTGTTTCTTTCCAGTGTTGGGCCGGGATTCTTGCGGTCGCCACCG